AATAACCCTCACTTAAAAGTGGGGGTTTATTATTTATATCTATGAAAGATTTACTAACTATTGTAATCCCTTGTAAAAACGAAAAAGATAACATTTATGAATGTATTTCATTTATTGCAAAGCAAGTTGGAAGTGCAGGACTTAAAGTTATTATTGCAGATACTTCCGATGAGGGAGATAGTTTAGATTTTATTGAATATACGAAAAGAGACTACCGATATTCATTAGATATTGAACTAATTGAAGGTGGATTTCCTGCAAAAGCCCGTTTAGAGGCTAGTAAATTAGTAACCACTCCTTACATACTATTTTTGGATGCTGATATAATGTTAAGAGATAAATCTGTTTTGAAAAAATGTTTAGAGTATAATACGGATTTAGTTACTGTTCCATTTCAAACTGAAACGGGATTTAATTGGATATTTAGGTTATTCGATATTCAACAAAGATTGAGTAATTGGTTGGGCACTCCATTTGCAGTTGGTGGATTTCAATTGTGGAAAACCGAAGCATATTGGAAGACCGGTGGATATGATGAAACACATTTATTCGCAGAAGATTATTGGGTTTCACAAAAAGTAGATGTAATGAAAATACACAAAACAAAAGGTGTATGGACATCTGCAAGAAGATTTAGGAATAAAGGATTTTTTTATATGTTTTGGTTGAGTATTAAATGTTACTTTAATAGAAACAATTCTGAATTTTTTAAACAACATCACAATTATTGGAATTAAAAATGGGCACTATATTTCCTTGGATTTTCTCAATTGCTATCGTTGTATCTTTGTGTATAATTGGATTGATTGTAGATAATATAACTAAAAAAAGATAATATGAATTATCAGGCTATTATAGTATCAGATTTACATTTAGGAACTAAAGATTCTAAAGCAGAAGAATTTATAGAATTTTTGGAAACACATCCAACTGATTTACTAATTCTTAATGGAGATATAGTCGATGGGTGGGCTTTGAATAGAGGAACTAAATGGAAAAAACAACATACTAAAGTTATATCTAAATTATTACAATTATCAAATACAACCAGAATTATCTGGATAAGGGGGAATCATGACGAATTTATACAAGAATTTATCGGAACACATTTGGGTTCGATTGAAATTAGAGAAGATTATAAGTTGGACATCAATAATACTATGGAGAGTTACTATATTTTCCACGGAGATGTTATTGATGTTTTTATAACCAAATACAAATGGTTATCAAAGATAGGTGCGGTAGGATATGATTTTGCACTTTGGTTAAATAGAGTATATAATTCATATCGTAAATGGAGAAAGTTACCCTATATATCCATATCCCAAAAAATTAAAGAAAGTGTTAAGGTGGCAACAAATTATGTAAACGATTTTGAAGTTACCGCATTGAGCATGGCCACTAAAAAAGGGTGTAATGGAGTTATTTGTGGGCATATCCATCAACCAGCTGATAGAATGATTGCTGGAAAACGATATTTTAATAGTGGGGATTGGATTGAAAATATGAGTGCTATTTGTATAAATAATGCCGGAAAGGTATATTTATATCAAAGATAACACTATGAAAAATTTAATTATATTATTGTGTTTAGTTCCAAGTTTAACTTTTTCACAAGTTAGTAATTGGAGAAGTAATCCACCACAACCACAAAGAAGTACACCATCAGTACAACAATCAATTCCACAAAGAAACGATGTTAGTAGTTGGAGAAACGAATCACCTAGAGAGTATAATAGACCGAACAGAACAAGACCTGGTTCTAATATTATTATTAGAGACCCATATTGGGGTATGAACAATTGGGGTTGGGGTTGGAATAGATGGGATATGTGGGGTGCACCTGCATTTGGTTGGAACTTTTGGCAACCATCTTGGTATTGGAACGATTGGGGATACCGTCAACCACAAAGAATTTATGTTTATGATGATGGTAAAAGAGATACCATTAGAGGTAAAAAACCTGTAATTAGTTTTGGTATTCAGAAAACAACTGATAAACAAATTGGAGGATTTTTTACAATAGGAAATAAGGGATACTTTATAATGGAATACAATTCAAGTGTTGAAAGAGATAATTCAACATTCTTCCCATATGGTAATATAACACAAATTGATTTTCCATTGGTAAATGATTTAGTTCAACGAAATAGTTTTTACATCGGTGCAGGTAAAAGAATAAAGAGAACGGGTATTCACTTTATGGTTGGAACTGTTTCTGAAGATGTGAAATGGAGAGGTAGAGATGATTTGGGATACATTACTTTTCCAAAATATTTAGATAGATTTACTACATTCAAAATAGGTGGGTTACATGATTATAAAAATTTCACAATAAAGGGTGATTATGACCCTATAATTAATACCGGAACTTTTGGTTTTGGTGTGAATTTCTAAATGAAAAAATGGATACTACCTTTACTGATAATTGTTATATGTCTATTCGCTGAAAATGCGATTGGGCAGACTTATACACAAACTTATATCGATAAATGTACCGGCGAGGTTAAGGTTGCAACTACAACTTTTATTAATGGTAATGCAGTAGTTTCTTTTTATAATGAAGTAAGAAGTTTTTCACCATTTGAAGTTCAGAGTGGAGCTACACAAGTTTGGATTAAAGCCATACAATTAAAATACCAACAAATGGGATGCCCAACTGCTGTTGTAGTTCAACAAACAGTTCAGCAAGCCGTTTCACAAGCAGCATCACAGGCTGCAAGTGCCGCAGCTTCACAGGCGGCAAGTTCAGCGGCCTCATCAGCGGCGAGTAGTGCTGCTAGTGGTGCAGCAAGTTCTGCGGCATCATCATCAGCGAGTTCTGCTGCAAGTTCTTCGGCTTCAACCGCCGCGAGTTCATCTGCATCAACTCCACCACCCACATCATCTTCAACATCATCTACACCGCCTGCAAGTTCATCTTCGAGCAGTAATAGTTCATCATCTTCATCATCGAGTAGTAGTTCATCTTCATCATCAGAAACCAAAACTGAAACGAAGGCAGAAACTAAATCAGAAACAAAGAGTGAATCTAAAACCGAAGAGAAGAAAACTGAAACTAAAAGTGAGGAAAAGAAAGAGGAGAGCAAATCTGAAAGCAAAGAAGAAAAAAAGGAAGAATCTAAATCCGAAGAAAAGAAAGAAGAGAAAAAGGAAACAAAAAAGCAACAAAATCTAAACCCACTATTAGTAGCTTCTGATTTAACGGTGGCAGATGATCAGGAAGGTAAATTTACAACCATTGCATCAGTAGGTGTTTCTAAATCATCTCTAATGGGTGATAAATCTTATAGTGCTAACCTAATGGTGTGGAGCACTCTTAATCAATTTGCACTTACTACCGGAACTACAAAGATGGATTTTAAAGATGGTAAGTTAAATTCAATCAGTTCGTATTCTTCTACCGGTGCGTATCTTAAAGGTAATTGGATGGGTTTATTGGGATACACTTGGATTAAACCACACCCTAAATGGGGAACATATGGATATAATGTTGGTGCGATAGTATTGTTGTTAAAAAATGCTGAAAACAAATTCACAACATCTCTATCAACATCAGCAGTTGTATTTTGGACAAAACCTTATTCATTCAGCAAAAAACTTACACTATCTCCACAAGTATTTATTATGAATTCCCCTATAAATTATGATACTTATAATGGAACTACTTTAGTAAATAGACATTTTGGTGGATTAGTTGGAACATCTTTTGATTATAGAATAAGTAAAAGATTTGGATTTAGTGCAAACTACAAATTAAATGTGAATACTATGGGGGGTATTAAGGCTACCCATATGTTTATGATAGGAAGCCGAATGATACTTTAGATTTCCTTATCTAATTGTAAAGGTTGTGTGTGTTGCCTTTGTTTCTTTACACCAGATTCGGTTTGATTTTTAGAAATAAAGATACCAAATGAGCTACAAATTGCTAGAATACCAAAAATTAAGTTTATCATATATTATATTATTTTAATATATATATTTGTAAAAAAATTGAAAATATAACAAAAATTGTATTTTCCTAAGAAGTTGATAAAAGTTCATAAAATTATACAATTACATATTTATACACAAAAATAGAATTATGAAAAAGTACTTGAACATTAAAAATATCGCTATTGCGGTTTTAGTAATTATCATCTTATTACAATTTATCAACCCAAATGGAATTATACCGGGTAGAACAATTAAAATAGATGGAAAGAAATACGAAGTTGTGAAACATGAAATTGATACTGTGGAAGTTGAGAAAGTAAAAGTTGTAACTAAACAAGGTAAAGACATTGTGCATGAAGTTGTGGATGTTGATACATTAGTTTTAAAAGAACTACAATCAGTTGATAGTTTGGCAATCCTTAAAGACTATTTAGCAAAAGTAACTTACAAAGATGTATTAGTATTGCCTGATTCATTAGGAACTGTGGCGGTAACTGATATAATCCATAAAAACCGAATCGAAAGTAGAACCTTTGATGCGAAAGTAAAGGAAAGAACAATAAAAGAAACTACAATTGTTAAGGAATTACCAAAGAACCAATTATATTTTGGATTTGATGGCGGATTTAACAAAGCAGATGTTGTATCACATATTGGAACAGGATTGGTTCTTAAAACTAAAAAAGATAAATTGTATCAGTTAGGAGTAGGTGTGGCAAATAGAACAATCGATGGAACAAATGGTTCTTTATCACCATATATTGGAGCCGGAGTTTATTGGAAGATTAAATTAAAAAAATAACAAAGAACAAAATAATTTAAATGGCTATTAACAAATAGCCATTTTTTTTTATTTTTATAATATATAGATATAAAATTGAATTATTATGTTAGATAAACTAAACAAAATTTTAATAGCATTAGAAGATGCCGTAGATTCCGAAGATTGGTCTTTGGTTCAACATGCAATTGGTAAGTTGGAAGAATTGTATGAAAAATTAGAAATGGAAGATCAATTTGGTGATTACGAAGATTAAACAAATGAAAAACATCTTAATCCACTGTGAAAAGAAGTTCGTTGATGCCCTTCTAAATAATTCTCCATTTTTAGAAAAAGATTATTACTCTTATTCAACTGATGAAATAACAAATTTATTAGAAGGGTATAACATTAAAATCGCAAGTGGGAAAAAGATAGAGAACGAAAGTGAGTATAGTGTTATAATAATTGATGAGTTATCCGATTATAATATACACAATACAACATCGGTTTATTATTTTATACCTCCCATAGATTTTAACATTTCCGACCCATTCATAATGAGTAGGTGGCCAGAATCAACATTAGATTCAAAAAGTGAAAATAAAGTTAAATGGGCAGAATCATTATATCCTAATCTAAAGTTTTTGGGTTCTAATTTATATCAAAGCGAAAATCAGATATTTGATTTATCATTGGTTTTAAATTTGAATAATCATAGCGGTAATTGGGGTAAGTATCATTTTGCAGCAGATAGATTATTTAAAGCAATTAATCAAAAAGCGTATAGATTGGATTATACCTTTAGAGAAGTTAAAAAAGAAAATAGAGTAAAATTTTTATTTGATTTAATAAATACATTAGATGAAAAGGAGATAGAGGAAATAAAAGTTTCTATGCATGGTGGATTTTTAAATAACGAAACTTATTATAAAGATGTTGAAGAGTTTTTTAAATCACAACAAAATTACTCTCTTTTTTTAGAATTGATAAAGTTAGATAGAAGATTTTTTAGTTTTGATGAATTATTAAATCCAAAAGCTGGATACGAAGCATGGCCGGTAAACAAATTAATTTATAACACCCTTTCATCCGACATAGCAATCTATTTTGAAACTGCTAGGGAAAAGCCTGGCATTCTTAATACTATGAATCATTTGATTACCGAAAAAACTATCGATTTATTAAATGTTAGAAAACCATTCATTCATATGACAAAAAATGTTGATGAATTTTTAGAACGATTTGGATTTTATAATTACAATAAGGAAATTTTTGATAGTATTGAGGTGGATAAGCCTAAATTGATTAAAAAGATACTCAATATGGAAATTCAGTATTTTGAGGTTTTAATCGAAAAATTGAAGAATCTGGCCGATAAAAATAAGGATATATTGGATTCATATTACAAAAAAAATACATTTTTATACAATTTAGTTCATAACTAATTGATTTTCAATATAAAAGTTTTTTAGAAAAAGCTTGTTTTTTTCGATTATTTTTCATAATTTAGACGTATAAAGTTTGAGAGTTATGAAAAAATACAACAACTACCACTCCTCCTTCTGGTTAGAGGAACATGATTTTGATGAGGATATCGTTTTCTCATCCCTTTCCGAACAAAGTGTAGATACTATTAAAAAATATCGTTTATCTTCTGCTCGTAAGGCCATCTCCAATTTCGTTTCAATTGCTACTGGAAAAAACATTCCGGTCACATTTGCTACTAACAACTCCTATACCGATGGTAAATCGGTTGTTATTAGTGGTGACATTGATAAGGCAGAGAAATTTGACATTGGTGTTGGTTTGGCATTGCATGAGGGTTCTCACATTCTTCTTTCGGATTTTGAATTACTTCGAAATTTGGATTCTAAAATTCCAACTTCGTTGTTTGAATTGGCGGCTACTAAAAATTTAGGTAGATACCAAGTGATTGATATGGTGAAGAATTTAGGTAACATTGTAGAAGATAGAAGAATTGACAACTATATCTACAAAAATGCACCTGGATATAGAGAGTATTACCTTAAACTTTACGAACATTACTTTGGTGATAAGGCCATCGAAAAGGGTTTGGAAAGTGATGATTTCAAAAAAGAGAATTGTGAATCATATATGTTTAGGTTGATTAACCTAATGAATAAAAAATCAGATTTGACTTCTCTTAAAGGTTTAAAAGAGATTTGGAAACTATTGGATTTGAAAAACATAGATAGATTAAAAAACTCTATCGATACACATAATGTGGCCTTAGAAATCGCTAGCGTAATCTTTACAAACATCGATGTGGTTGAGAATCAAAATAATAATCAATCTGCCGGACAGGGTGAGCCTGATGAGCAGGGTGAGGGTAATCAACAAGATGGTGATGCTGGGGATATGAAAGGTGATGAAAATGAAACACCCTCTTCAAATGGGCCTTCAATGAGTTCTGACGCTGATGGTGGTAATAGTATGAGTGAATCTTCCGAAGGTGAATCTTCCGAAGGTGAATCCGATTCTAATGAAGGAAAATCATCTAATTCACTTTCAGATAGTGCTTTGAAGAAACTTAATAGAATCATCAAACAACAAAAAGAGTTTTTAGATGGTGATGTTAAGAAAAAGAAAATCACTAAAACATTAGAGAATGAGATTACTTCGGTTGAATCGCAGGGTGCTGAGATTGTGCATGTTGGTGAGGGACTTCATAACTCCAAAGGTTGTGATGTAATCGTTCTTAAAAACCTTACCAAAAAAATGCTTGAAGATGATTCTTTCGGTATGGCATACGCATATCAAGATTGGAAGACAGGTAAAAAGAGTTTAAATCAAGTAATCAAATCTGATGATTTTTCAAAGGCAGAGATGATGGGAACCGTAATGGGTAAAAAATTGCAGGTTCGTAACGAATCCCGTAACACCATCTTTAATCGCCAGAAAAATGGTAAGATTGATGGTAGAATGATTGCTACTTTGGGATTCGATAATGAAAATGTTTTCTCACAAACATTTGTTGATAAGTTTAAGAAAGCTAACATTCACCTTTCTATCGATGCTAGTGGCTCAATGGGAGGTAGAAAATGGAGAGAAACGATGATTAACGCAATTGCACTCGCAAAGGCTACCTCAATGATTTCGAATTTAGAATTACAAATTACATTTAGGTATTCAGATAATGATTTGCCGGTAATTGTATTCGCTTACGATAGTAGAAAAGATTCATTTCAGAAAATCAAAAGTATCTTCCCTTATCTTAAAGAGTGTGGGACTACGCCAGAGGGATTGACATTCGAAGCAATCCAAAAGATGTTAGTTCCGGCATCAAACGATGTGGATTCATTCTTTGTAAATATATCAGATGGTGAACCTACCTTTGGTAATAGAAACATTCAGTATGGTGGAATGGCAGCCTGTGAGCACACTAAGAAGCAGGTTAATAAGATTAAAGCAAATGGTATTGGAGTTCTTTCTTACTTCGTTTCAGATAACGATTACTACTCCGAAGGTTCTAAAACTAAGTTTAAAACGATGTATGGGGCTGATGCGAGGTTTATTAACATCAACTCAATCGGTGAAGTAACCACCACGCTAAATAAAATGTTCCTTTCTAAATAATTGATTATCAACGGCTATAAACCGTTGATTCTCAATAAGAAAATTTTCAAAATAATTGATAAATTGCTTGGAAAATTCAGAATTATTTCGTAGTTTTACTATGTAATCAGTTTGAGAGTTAAAAACAAAAATAGAGTTATGAAAAAATCACAAAAAGTTTATGAGGCAGGTTTCACTAATGAAATCTACAAAATCGAAAAAGTTGGAAATCGATACCTTTTGGTAAATACCGAAGGTGAATACTCCAATACATTTGTTGGCTCGGTAATGAGACGTGAAGCAGGTGAAAATGGTAAAGCAATTAGAGGCTATGTAAATTCAAAGGGTAGTAATTCTTTTAGAATGGTTGAGATGGCCGAATACAATATGCTTGTTAAACCATTAAAAGAAAATGGTGAGGTGAACATTGAGGCCACAAGTGAGCACTCTGAATTACTTCGTATTATCCACGAGGATTCAATCAAATTAAAACCTGATAATCTAATTATCAAGGATATAAAATGGAAATACCTTATTCGTTCTGCCGTTAGAGGTAAGAACATTATGATGACAGGGCCGGCGGGTTGTGGTAAAACTATGGCGGCTAAATTCTTAGTTACCCAATTACAACGACCTGATTTTTACTTCAACTTAGGTTCAACGCAAGACCCGCGAGCAACTTTGGTTGGTAATACCCAATTCAATAAAGAGACAGGAACTTACTTCTCTGAATCGGCTTTCGTTAAGGCAATTAAAACTCCTAACGCAATTATCCTTTTGGATGAGTTAAGTAGAGCTCACCCTGATGCTTGGAACATTTTGATGACAGTATTAGACCAAAACCAACGATACCTTCGTTTGGATGAGGCAGAGGGTTCACCGATTGTAAAGGTGGCAGAAGGTGTTACTTTCATCGCTACCGCAAACATCGGTAATGAATACACCGCGACTAGGGTATTGGATAGAGCTATCTTAGACCGTTTTGTTACAATTGAAATGGATGTGTTGAATAGTGAAGAAGAATTCACACTACTTAAAAAGATGTATCCTGAGGTGAGTGATGATGACCTTAAAGCGATTGGTGAGATTGCTCACAACACAAGAGAGGTGAGCCGTTCAGAGGTTGCTAAGTTGAGTAATATGGTTTCAACGAGAGCATCGGTAGAAATGGCAGGATTACTTTACGATGGATTCTCCCTTATGGAGGCCGCAGAGGTTGCTATCTTACCTTTCTTCTCTAATGATGGAGGATTGGAAAGTGAGAGAACTTATGTGAAGCAGTTGGTTCAGAAATACATCAAAACAACTGACCAAAATCTTTTCAATGAAATGAAAGATGAGAAGGTAGAAAATGAAGAAACTATTGTGTGGTAATTTTTCATAACTCGGGAATTGGGGGGAGTAATCCCCTCTTTTCTTATAAACCCAACCTATGATTAAAACTAAAAAGGAATTACAATTTATTCAGTTTGTAAAAGATGAGTGTAAAAAACATAATGTAAAATGTTCGCTCCGACCTTCAAAGTATGTTATAATGGATGGAAATGTAAAATGTAGTGGTTGGTTTGATGAAGAAGTACCGGAATTAGTTGTTGCTACAAATAGACCCGATTGGATTGAAATACTTGCACATGAATATGGGCATCTAACACAATGGGTAGAACAAGTTCCGATATGGAAAAAGGCAGAAGTTTCATTAGGGAAAGTGTGGGAGTGGTTAGATGGTAAAAATTGCAGAAGTATCCAAAAGCATATTGGGGTTGCGAGAGATTTGGAATTGGATAATGAAAAAAGGGCAGTAAAGATAATTAAGAAATTTGGATTGAAGGTTGATTTAGAACATTATGTAAAAAAGGCAAATGCTTATGTTCAGTTTTACAATTGGATGTTGATAACTAGAAGGTGGAGTAAACCTAAAAATTCTCCATATAAGAATAAAAATTTGGTAAACGCAATGAGTAGTAAGTTTAATATGAAATACGACTCACTAACTCCTAAATTGGAAAAAATATTCCAAACCGAAAACATTTAAAATGATACTAATAGATTATAAAATAATAGAAGTAAAACCCAAACTATTCGCGGTAATTGTGCCAGATGATTATCATAGGCCAATGCTATTTTGTAGAGTGCAGGAATACTATGAATCACCTAATCCGCAATTTAAGGGAAAGAGTTTCGATATGTGGGATTATATTGAATGGTATAGTAGAAATCACAGCGATGCCTTTACATACGCATTTGATTGGGGTGGGTTCAATATACCATTAGAAATTGCATACACCTGCTATGATACTCTTACCGAACCATACACACCATATGATAATATAATGGAGGAGATAGTTCAAAAGGTATATGAAATGAATGATTATAGTTGTGATGGGTATATCATTGGGGCAGGAGATTTAGTAGGAGAAACATTTAAGCATGAAGTTTGTCATGGTCTTTATTCAACTAATCCTTTATATAAAGAATTAGCAGATGAAATAACGCAAATGATACCTACAAAATTATATAATCAATTTGTAACCAATTTGGTTGATTATGGTTATACATTAGAAGTTATGGATGATGAAATTCAGGCATACCTAATGACTAATTGGGAAACCACTTCATTCAGTAAAAAAACAAATAAAAAAGAAATAACAAAATTTAGTAAACTTTATAAACAAACTTTAAATTCATTTTTAAATTAATAACAATGCAAACATTAAAAAAATACAAAACCGCAATTTTCAACTTCATTACAATTTTTCTAATTATAGAATTTGTAATTTTTCCTGGTCTTACAACTGCTAATACTTTTTTAAATATTATGGCAGGAATAGGCACTTTACTATTAGTTTTATGGGGTGGTATTTCTCTTTATGAATATGTAAAGAATTCGGAAGGATTAGTTGATTCCGAAGAATTAAAAGAGGCAAAGCAAATGATGGAACAATCCAATGAAGAATTTGCTCAAAAAGATGAATTTCAAATTAAAGCAGGTATTAAGGGAGATTTTTATAAATCAAAAAATATACCACCTGAAATATTAAAAGAAATGGCGGATAGCTGGAGAGAGAAATTAGAAGATGCTGATCCATTGGCTGCAATTCCAATGAGTAGAGTATCAGATGAAACAAAAAAATTGATTGCTCAAATGGCTAAGGATGATATTCAGAGGCAATTGGAAAAAAATGAAGTAAACTTTTCAAAAATTAAAAATATTGCAGTGAATAAAACTAAAACAAAGTAATATGATAGATAGTATAATGGTGTGGGTTATTTCAATTTCTGTATTAGTATTTTTTGGTAAGTTGATATACGATAGAGAACAAAGAAAAAATAAATAATATAATATATGGAATCATTTGAAGAAAGGTATGCTCGCCAAACTAAAGAACGCGAGGAACAACAATTAAAACAACAATTAAAAATCAAAAAAATGGTCAAAACAACAATCATTGGAATCGGAGTATTCCTATTATCAATTATCTTTTTTAAATCTTGTGAAAGAATTGATGCAGGGCATGTGGGTGTCAAAGTAAATCTTTATGGTGATAACAAAGGTGTGGATGATGTAGTAGCAGTTACGGGAATGGTATTTTATAATCCAATCACAACTGCAATTTATGAGTTCCCTACATTTATTCAACACAAAGAATATAGAAAGACAGAGGATGAGGATAATTCATTCATTGTAAACTCAAAGGATGGTTCGGAGTTTAGTGTATCGCCTATTATGAACTATTCAGTACAAAGAGAAAAAGTACCGGCTATATTTAGTAAGTATCGTAGACCATTGGTTGATATTGAGGAAGGATTCTTAAAGACAGCAGTATATGATGCATTCAGATTAGCAACTAACAAATATACGGCAGATGAATTGATTAGTAATAGAGCAGTATTCGAAATCGAAGTTCGTAGATTATTAGATGCACAATTACTAAAAGAAGGATTTGTTATCAATCAGTTCACATCGAATTTGATTTATCCTGAAACATTTAAGAAATCAATTGAAGCTAAGAATAATGCAGTTCAGGCAGCATTAAGAGCAGAGAACGAAGTTAAAACGGCAGAAGCACAGGCTAAGATTAAGGTGGCAACTGCGGAAGGTAACGCTCAGGCTATGTTGACATCAGCAAAAGCAGAAGCTGAATCAAATAGAATGAAGCAACAAACATTGACACCATTGTTGTTACAATTAGAGTACATTAACAAATGGGATGGTAAGTTACCGGTATATGGACAAGTTCCTCAGTTATTCAAAAATCTCCAATAATTTCATAACTCTAACTCTCAAATGGAGGTTTTTAGGGGGGTAGAAATACCCCCTTTTTTATTTGGTAAATTGCCATTTTTTTCGTATATTTAACCTATAATTAAATCACTTATGAAAACATTTAAAGATTTACAATTTGGAACTCATCCTATGGGTATGGGTATCCTAGCGAGAGAAGATTTCGATAATGGTTTTGGGGTTACTGTTGTAATGACACCTTACACCTATGGTGGTGATAAAGGGTTGTATGAATTAGCCGTTTGGAAAGATGGGGAAATTCATTATGATAATTCGGTTGCAAATGGAGATGTTGTTGGTTATTTGAGAGAGGAAGATGTAACCGATGCGATGTTAGTAATACAAAAATTTTAATTATGGGATATAATCCGTATAGATGGTGGACAAAAGGTAGACCTAATAAACCACTAAAAGCAGATGCTCCTTTACTATTGAAGATACGAAATGGTGACTTTGATTATTCTTATATGTTTAGTGAAGCTAAAAGTGTTAGGAAATCGGCAGAGAAGGCGTATTCTGAGGCTTATTCTAACTATGGTGGAACTGATGAAAAGAATAGGGAACAGGCGGCATTAGAAGCCGGTAGAATGAAAAGAGTAAAAGCACTCAAATTGGAAATGGAAGCTGCAAGAGATGAGGAAATGATTTTGTGGAGGCTGAGGGGTGAGTTAAAAAAAGAATTCGAAAAGGATTTGTGGGATAAAGCAATGGAAAGACAGAGAGGAAAGGGAACGTTAGAAGACCTATATGTGTGGTATAAAAAGCAGGTAAAACAAGGAACAACCACATCAGAATTTGATATAAAATACCGAAGACCAAACACTATTGGATTGGAACATCTTATCTAAAAAATTCATACTTATATATGAATTTAAATACATAAGATGAGTTATTTAGTAGCGAACATCCCACCAATTGAGGTTTTAGTAGATAAAAGGTTTCTTTACGATTTTCAAACCGATTCCAAAGGTAAATTATTGGGAGAGGGGGAATATGAGAAAGGGCATTGGGTGACAGTTAAATCCATACCGAATAGGGCCTTACTATTTGAAACCTACATAGATAAGTTCGGTGCGGTATATGATAAGCTACCATTACACGCTTTCCGTTGGAGAGAATTAGAATCAAACGACAGGGTGTTTCCGTTGGATTTCTTACAACTTTGGGATTGTCTATCATATAACATATCAGTAATAGAGAAAAGGGTGCTAAGGGGTTCTAAAACGATTACAACACTCAAAGACCAGACAACTATTGAAGGGGAATACCTATTTACAGTAGATACTGCACATTCAGACCCGAATGAAATAGATGCGGGTTGGAGTGAAACCCCAAATGAACACAAATCATACAACATTTCTAAGCTAACAAACGGTCAATTCTCTGCCCAACCTAATAATCGTACAAGATGGTATCAACCGAGTAGAACCGAATCAATCACCGAAATCCCATACTTTAGGTATTCCACGAAAATTTGGAGATGTGAAGATTTTGGTAAATGGAGACCATCCGAAACAAATTGGGATTACACACTAAATAAATAATCATATATTTATAGAAGATGATACGATTAAAAAGCATATTAAAAGAAGGAAATGCCGATACTGCTATGGTAAATGGCGTTGCTGACATTTTAACTAAAGTGGATGATAAAGAAAATCGTAAAGATATAGCAAATCAAATGATGGATAAATTCGATTTAGAAGATGTTGAATTTGATAAAGATTCATTTCTTAAATTAAGTGGTATAAACGAAGGTGGGTATCCAGAAGACCTTTCATTCGAAGAATTTGCAGCAAAAAGATTAGAAGGAGCAACTAAAATTTCAGGTGATGCGAAAGAAAAGGGTGGAGCCGCTCTACTAACATATCACCACTTTGTAGTTAAACTACCATACTATAAAAAAGCATCGGAAGGTAGCTTTAATTTAGATGAAGCCCAAATCGAATTAAAAAAATATTTGGATGAATTATGTAGCGTTTCCGATGATATGGGGCCGATTCATTTCCAAAGATTAGTTGGTCTAATTGAAGTATTAGGTGAATTAATCATTAAATTTAAATAGTTATATTTTTCAACTAAATAAACCACAGATGGACGAAGGTGATAGTAGAAACAATCAACAAATTAAAAAACAAGCAAAACAGAATAATGCTGTACAAGGATATGGCCTTAATGATGGCTCTATTCTTCAATCCATTTGGATTCGATGCCGTGCAGTATTCCCTTATATTACTGACAGGAAGTTTATGGAAAGCGAACTTCGTTTTGTATTGTATAGCGGGATGTTTTTTTGGTTTTTATATATACTTTTCGAAATTGTTAGATAAAAAGTAAAATCTCTGTATTTATATAAAATAGTGTTTCAACAAAAGTTATAAAAATGGAAAATCTTATTAATCGCAATGGTGAAGAAAGAACCATAGAGCGAATTTCACATGATAGAGTTAGAGTTATGGGAAACTCTGCTTTCATCAGAAAATCCTCCGATAGTGAGGGAATCACAATGTTTGATTTTGAGGGTGGACCTTGTTTAAACGTTGGGGGTAAAATTAAATTTGAAAAATTGGATTGGTATATTCACAACATTATACAAGAAGATACCCAATATAAAGACTTCGCATCAGTCCAATTATTTGTTTCACCAATCTATTAATTTTTAATGAGAGAGATAATTTGTGCAGGGTGTTCCTTCACTAATTTTAATACTCTTAATGAGGATATGGTTTTAAATGGGATGACACCTGATATAGATGGTGTATCTCCATTAGGTTCGTATCCGGAAGCAATTCATCGTAATTATAGAAATAAAGTATATAATGCGGGAATGGCTGGTAATAATATATCTACTTCGGTATTATCTATATTATCGATTGCAGATAGATTACTAAAAGAAGGTAAGAAAATTTCTATTATCTTACAATGCACCGAATTCACAAGAAAATCACATTATTTTCCAACCTCTTTTCAGATTATTAAAAACATTGCAAGTGATAATAGTTCAGTTCGCAATAATAATTATTTATTTGATGGAAGTGAAAACGGATTTTTTCAATTCGGAACATTAAGTGACGTATCGCCAAATTTTTCAACAAATAAAAATTTAGTAGAGATAGCGAAAAGTATCGGAGAAAATTTGTTTAGCATTGAATCAACTTATATAGATTCAATTATACACATATTATTACTACAAAATTATTGTAAGGCTAACAAAATACCATATAAAGTATTTTGCAAAACTGAATCATTTAGTTTGCCATTTGCCCCTCTATTCTATATTGATGATACAACAATAGATTCACAATTTAGATCTATTTTTATTAATAAACAATTTGCCACTAAAAAAAGATTATCGTTTGTAAATTCGGATCCATATATTAAGAATTTATTTGGATTATTGGATTTAGATAATTTTTGGTTTTTAGATGATGAAAATTGTAAATATGGTGGAATAACGGAATGGGTTTATCTGAAAAACATTTATAGAAATGGTGATAGTGAATATACACCATTAGTGGTTGAGGATATAGATGGAACTCCTACCCAAATAAAACCTATGTATCCAATAGAAAGAGTATTTGAGAAATTAGAAAACAATACATTCAATCCAAATGGCCATCCCTCTTATTTTTATTGGGATTATTTTGTAAAATCTGAAATCGTAAAATGGGAAATATTATAAACATATATCCAATAGATTTTGATGAAAATGCAAATGGTAAATTTGTAAAGACAACCGATTTTAAAGATAAAGATTGGGTGTTAGGCAACATTTATTGGTATCCATTTTTAGAAAAGATATACAACTTTACATTTAATTATTCCGAAGATAATACCATATTGTTTCTTACATATAATGGTATGGCCGAATCATTAATTTCTGAAAGGCAATGGTTTTTAGATGTTAAGAGGCAATTAGATAGTGGTAATTATAAAAAGGTTGTAGTTTATCAAAATGAAGTAAATTGGGATACTTTTCATAAAATACTGGAAATAGAAGATTTTTTTTACGAAATTTTTGGAGATGATGAAAGATTTGTATTTGTTAGAAACATTTTCAAATCTAGATTTAACTTCACTAAAATAAATGCTACATATACATTTGGATGTTTTCCATTTCAATTATTCCATAACTATTCGGAAACTTTAGATTTTAATTATGAGATAGAAAAGCAGTTTCATTTATTTTCAGCAAATTGTAATGTAAAAGAAGAAAGACTCCATTTTTATCAATTTTTACAAAAGGGGAATTATTGGGATAAAGTAAATACATCGTTTTTTCTTCCATTATATAATAGGAATAAAAAAAGGTTTGAAATTTCAGATTTTGTAAATGAAAAATTTTTACATGCAAATACCGGAAATACGAACTCTTTTGTTTCTCATTTGGGAGAATTGGATTTAAGTATTGGGTATCATCCCAAAAAATTAAAATATGATGATTTCAATCAAGTAAAAAACTTAGCATTAAATGATAGTGTTGAATCTTTATTTCAAGTAATTTTTGAAACCCGTTATCATTCTCCTTGTGGCATTGTATTAAGTGAAAAGATTTTTAAGGGTTTTTGTTACAAGTCTCCATTTATAGTTTTTGCTCAATATGGTGTAATTAAATTACTCAAAGAATTTGGGTTTAAAACATTTGATTGGTTGGTAGATGAGAGTTATGATAATGAATTGGATGATAAGAAAAGATTTGAAATGGTTTTAGCGGAAACTAAAAAATTATTAGATACACCATTCGATGAACTTAAATCTAAAATAGAAAAAAATTATGATGTATTAGAGCATAATCATAAAATGGTAAATGAATTTGCCTTATCAGAAATAGATAAAATATATAAATTATTCGATGTATAATAAAGAAACATTTTGTGTGATGCCGTTTATGCACTTTTCCGTTTTTCAGGATGGAAAGGTAAAGCCGTGTTGTATGGCAAGTGATTTCTTTGAAGAGAACTTTAATGATTATGTTGATTTTGAACAATTTTATAAAAACGAATCTTATGAAAAATTAAGAGAGGATTTAAAAAGTGGAATAAAGAATAAGATATGTGATGCCTGTTGGAAAACCGAAGAAAGAGGTGGGAGAAGTTTTAGGCAAGAAAAGAATACACATTTTCAAAAACAATATGATAAACTTATAAAAGGTGAATCTGATAAAAACGAATTGGTATTTTTAGATGTAAGATTTTCTAATCAATGTAATTTTAAATGCCGAATGTGTGGAGAGAGGGATTCTACAAGTTGGTATGATGAAAGAGCTGAGTATTGGGAAAAGGAAGTTGTAGATCCTGTGAGAGAAAAACTTAAACAATGGAAATTAGACCACAGAGTATATGAACACATTGCTCCATTTAATAAAAAGAAACTTCACATTCTTAAAAATGATTTTAATAAAGAAGAATTAGAGCATTTGGAATATGTTTATTTAGCAGGAGGAGAACCATTGTACACAAGAAAAGTATGGGATTTCATAGAAATTATACCACATCCTAAAAATGTGACACTACAATTTCAAACAAACTTTTCTATATTAGAATACAAAGATACTTCTATTTTTGAATTCACAAAAGGATTTAAAAATGTAGTTTATTCTATATCATTAGATGGATTGTTTGAGACGGGGGAATTTCAAAGAACTAATTTTAAAACACAAAACTTCTTATCTAATCTAAAAAAATTAAACGAAGAGGTAAAGAATAATCCTAACATTAGCTATGATTTTACCTTTACCGCAACTTTATTAAATGTATTTCAATTTTTTGAAACCTATGATTACCTAATTGATAATGGGTATATAGCAGATTATTCTAACATTAGATTACAAATAGTAAGTTGGCCGAAACATTTAGATGCTAAAAACTTTGGATTAGAAGCTGAAATAGAAGAGTATTTTAGTAGAACTGAAATAAAAGGAGTTGAAAAGAATCCTTATTTATTGGGAGATATAAAAAATTACTTATTACATATTAAACAAGGGATAGAGGGTGATAAAGAAGAACACTTAACAAATCTAAAAAATTACTTAAATTGGTCTTCACTTTACAATAACCTACCGATACCAAAACATTTACATAAATTTTTATAACTATGGAACAAAGAAAGTATTTACCAACATTGGCTGAACTAATTGATAGATTGAGTATAATTCAGTTAAAGGAAGTTTTCATTACCGAACATAAGGAAGAATATGCAAAAGAAATTGCAGACATTGTGCATGATATAAACCTATGTTTGAAAGAAAGTAAAGAGGAATTGACAGGGGAAACGATAAGAGCAATAGTTGTTTTATCACAAATGAATCTACACATATGGACAAACGAAACTAATGTGAGAAATGGTTCGGAAGGGCCAAATAAGTTAGCTCTAACGCATGGCTTAAATGGTATTCGAAACACCGCTAAGAATCGGATACAAGAAGTAGTAGGTGGTAGAAAGGATTATAAGATTGATTGTTTAGCATCAGAATTTAAAGACTGGGAAATCAGTTGGTAAAATATATATCATTATGAGAATTTTAGTTATAGGAGATAGTTGCACCGATATATTCATTTATGGAAACGCAACTCGTTTATGTCCAGAAGCACCTGCACCAGTATTTGAGCCATCAAGAACGGTAACAAACGATGGTATGGCCGGAAACGTTAGGGCAAATTTAGAATCATTAGGAGCAAAGGTTGAGTTAATTACCAACAAAGAGCAAATCACTAAAACTAGGTATGTAGATGTTAAATCAAACCAAATGTTTATTAGAGTGGATACATTGGATAAGGTGAAATCTGCATTTGACATTAATAGAGTAAATTGGGATGTTGATGCTGTGGTGGTATCAGATTACGATAAAGGATTCTTAACCGAAAGTGATATACACTCAATAAGTGGAAGGCATCCTCTTACATTTATTGATACAAAAAAGCCGATAAACCTACAAACCTTTTCAGATTACACTTATATAAAAATGAATGAATTTGAATGGGAGTTGTGTGAAAAGAAAGGAGCTAAGTATGTTGATTGGGCAGATAAACTTATTATAACAATGAGTGAGAGAGGTTGCCTTTATCAAAATGAAGTGTTTCCGGTAAATAGAGATATAGAGGTAAGAGATTTAAGTGGTGCGGGTGATACATTTATGGCATCATTAGTATTCAAATATGTGGAAACAAAGGATTTAAAGGAATCAATTAAATTCGCTAATGAGTGTGCAACGAAAGTTGTTCAAAAAAGAGGTGTCACCACAATATGAAACAAATAGATTTTTTTGGTTGTAGTTTCACCGAAGCACCAATGTGGGAAATGAATCCCAAATTAGGTGAGTTGGATATACTACTATATTCAATGCATACTCAATCTACAAAGCCGGTAAGTAATTTTTTAGAATTTGATTTGGCTTATAATAATCAAAGTGGATACAAAGTAAATAATTTTGGGGGAGGTAGTTTTGGAAATCATGTTATAAAAGAGATTCTTAAAAATAGAATTAAAAACTCCAATACAAAGGAAGGGGTAGCTATTGTTCAATTAAGTGCTTTATTAAGAAATACACAAAGTTATGAAAATATATTTACCTCACCATACTCCTCTTTGACCAAATCCCAAAAGTATGGCATTACTGAATTTAATATAATAGGAGGAAATGTCCGAAATGATTATTTTGTTGAAACTGATAATTTAGAAGATTACTATAATTTACATATAAAAAATATAGAAGAAATTGTAGATTTATTAAAAACAAATTATTCAAATTATTTTATACATTTTGGTTGGGATGTTTCAACAAAAGAATTTGAAAGGTTATGGGGAAAATCTGATATAAAAAATTATGTTCAAACTTATGAATATGAATACCCTATTAATCATCTAGCATATTTTGAAAATCAATCAAAATACAGCATAGTTACGAAAAAATGTAAAGGTAATATGGGGGGGATGTTAGATTATTCCGCAAACCATTTGGAAGAATCTTTAAGATATGTCCATCTGACATTAGACCATCATCCATCATACTTTTCTAATAAAATCTTTTATAAAGGTGTTATAAAACCATTTTTATCAAAACTAATAAATTTAGAAAAGGATTATTTTGAAGAAGATAATTTATTAAAATTTGAAGAATTCTTAAAAGTTTTATTGCCTACAAAAGAAAGCACCGATGGTAAGATTTATGGAGAGATGCAGGTAAAAATAGTAAATTACATTAAAAATTCTATCACAAATAAGTAATATGAAAAATTTGGTATTTTACAAATATGCACCTAATCATAATGAAAATTTAGAATTTGATGATTTTCATTTAGATTCCATCCATCAACCAGAGAGAGAATTTTTTAAAGCAAGAAAAGATTATTTTTATTCTTTTTTATCTGATTACAATATTATAGAAAATGAAAAAGAAATAAATGGGTTAGATAAATTCTATTTAATTATAGGCTTTGATGATTCATTTAGGCAATTATTTTCATTACCAAATAGAAAAGATTTTACTGATTTAGTTTCAAATAATATAACCAAAATAAAAAAGGTAATATTTTGGGAAATGGATACTGATTGGACAAATTATACTTTAATGGAGTATAAAGAAAATTTTGTTAAATTTAATAGTTATTTTTCAGAATTAAAATTACCATATAAATTATTTTCAACTGTTTTTAAATTTAAATATGATAGTGATGTGGGTTATTTTGCAGCTCAGAATGCTATGACAATTGAAAAATTAGATAATGAGTTATTGAAAAATGATTACTTTGATGCTAACTATAATAAAGAAAAAACAAAGTATTTCTATTCTGCGGCTAATAGTATAAACACCGATAGAATGCATTACTATAAATTTGTAGATGATAATAATCTATGGGATAAAAATAATTTGGCATTCTTTTCAACTTATAGAAATAATGAATTAGGGCAAGGATTTAACTACTCACAAATTGTATATGATTACAATAGAGGTAAGGGTGGATTGGTGGAAATCGATGATTCATATATCTTTAAGCCAAAACCATTTGATGATGAAGAGTTTAAAACGATGGAGTATTCGTTATTAACCAATCTAAATAGATATAGTGATTCTCTTTTTGAAATGGTTTTTGAAACTATGTATGAATCATGTGAAGGGCAAATTATACAAACATCGGAAAAAACTTTAAAACCATTTATTCAAAAAAAACCATTTCTTACATTCTCATATACTAATATGTTAAGTGAATTAAAAAAGTTAGGTTTTAAAACTTTTGATTTTATTTTTGATGAGAGCTATGATGAATTGGCAGACCATACAAATCGTCTTTATTACATATTAGACGAATATAAAACTATTTGTGATAGAGATATAAAAGAATTACATAATATAGTGAAGGAGAACTATGATGTTTTAGACCATAATTATAATAATATGATTACGATTTTAAATAAATTCAAATCAGATTTCATAAACGAAATAGAAAATGGGTAAAATACTTTTTTTAGGTGATAGTTTTACTTGGGGACAGGGTTTGTATTTTTACAAATGGAAAGAGGAGGGTAGAGAACTACCAACTAATATAGGAGGTATGTATCCTAGTCATTCCGATTTAATTAGAGAGCAGGATTTAGTATATAAAGATAAATTATCCTTTACAGGTTTAGTATCCGATTACTATAATTTAGAACCAATAAAAAGAAATAAAAATGGCGGTAGTAATACCGATATATTATTAGATACTATCCCTTTAATAGATACTTATAATAATTCTATACAAAAATTAGTATTTCAATTTACAACTATAAGTAGATACCAATTTAGAGATTTAAACATCGTTGATGATGATTCAATAAACCCATCGTTTAATGATATGTTTGAGCAAAGGGCATTTAACTTTTATAAATTTATCGATGGGATACTAAAATACTATTCAGAGCTATATAAATTTCAATACTGTTTTATGGATTGGTTGGGTGATTTTTACAAATTCCAACCACATAAATTTGTTAAGTATTTATATAATGAAAAAAATCATTATTGTTTCAATCCATTATTAAATGAGTATAAAATAGATATCGATATTAATAATCATAAAATTATTGATTTACATTTAAATAAAGATGCACAACATATATTATCAACTTCAATTATCAAACACTTCGGATAACTCAAAAGAAATAGTCTTTATAGGAGATAGTTTCACTTGGGGACAGGGCCTATATTTAGACTATTGGAAAGAAAATAGACCAGAACTATTTGAAAAGTTTTATGCTAATACAATAGAAAATGAAACACACTTACAGTGGATTGATCAGCAAGAATTTATTGGAAAAGAAGAAATGATTATTAAAGATAATTTATCATTTACCAATAAAGTAGGTGAATCGTTGGGTAGAAAAGTATATAAGAAAAAATATAATGGTGGGAGTATAACATCGAATAGACAGCTTTTAGAAAACTTTTATAAATTAGAATCTGAAAAAAGAGATGTTATTTTAATTTTCCAATTTACATCTTTGGGGAGAGAGGATTTTGGTATAATTACTGATGAAGAATTCAGTAGGTATAATTTACTAATACATCGGCCTGATTCTGTTGTAAGAGAAATATTAAAAGATAGAATATACTCAATTTATAAATCCATAGATTCAATTATTGATAATTTAGAAACTGAATTGGGTTGGAGATGCTACTATTTGGATTGGTTAGGAGATTTCTCTGAATTTGATGAAAAAAATAGATTTATTAAAATAAATGATAATACATCCTTTTTTAATTTGGTTTTAAACAATCCAATAAAAATTGAATACAAAGATAAAATTTTCTATGATTATCATTTAAATAGAAAAGGAAATATAATACTCGCGGAATCTATCTTAAAAAAAATAAATTTGGAAAATTCATAATTATTTTGTATATTTGAATAAATGTTTTTTATTATGAAAGAATGGATAAGTAAATACCAAAAGGCGATAGTTGGAACTGGTGCAGTATCAGTTTTATTAATTTGTTATTTTCAACAACAACAAATGGCCAAATTACGAAGTGAATTAAAAGAGCTACGATATCTTAATGGGGGTGATATAGTAAAGGGAAGATATATCGATTCATTGCAGAATGTAACTGATAGTTTAAGTGGTGATAATTTCCATTTAAACACTATAATTTTTAGATATGAATTGACTTTGGAGAATCTTAAAGAGGAGAACCCAAATGCCGCCAAAGAATTTGAAAACTTTTTTAACACACAAACAGAATAGAACAATGAAAAATTTATTAAAAAAGATTGAAAAATGGTATGATTTAAATGTTGTTTATTTCTTATTTAATGGAAATAAAACTTACCGTTATCATGCATACCTAAAAAATAAATACGGAAACGATTTATGAAAAAAGAAAAAATATATCTTTATCTAGATGATGTAAGGATACCAACTGAATTGAGTTGGGAAGTGGTTAGGAATTATGATGAGTTCGTTGCTCATATTCGTCTAAATGGTTTAGAGAATTATGAAGTTATTTCCCTAGATCATGATTTAGGTGAAGGTGCTATGCAGGAATACTATACTAATGTAAAACCAAACTACGAATTGGATTACAAAAGGATTGAAGAAAAGACAGGTATGGATTGTGCACGATTTTTAGTGGCGGAAAGCATTACTAGAGGCATACCATTACCACAAATTTATGTTCATTCTGCTAATCCAATTGGAACTCACAATATATTAGGATATGTAAACAATTATTTGAGAAATCAAAGATTGCCAGAAACTTGTATAAAGGCAAAAATCGAACATACATATACTGAATTCCTTACCGAAGAAGAGAGAGTAAGAAGGTATAAAATAATGAAAGGAGAATAAATGGCTACTAAACCTAAACCAATACCCGGTATATTCCATTTAGGAGATGGAGCACATCTAACCGTAAAAAGTTCGACTGTGGTAGAAATGCGTGACCATTTAAAACTTATGGTTGCGGATAATAAAAGTGTGGATTTAGATGTGGTTATAAGAGCAGATTTTGAAAAGATACCACCAAACTATCACCACCTATTTATGCAGATGATGTCGGTAAGATATGGTGGGATTGTAAATATTTGGGATAACTCACATCCATTTTCTAAACCGGTTGAAAAAAAGAAATGGTGGCAGTTTTGGAAATGATAGTAGTATATATTTAATAGTAAATAAACTTTATGAAACATTTGCTATTAATTTCGTTATTATCCTTCTTTACAACTGTTGGTTATTCACAAGATGTAAGGATTAAAAATAATGTGTTTGAAACACTTTATTCTCAATCATTAGAACAACCATTATGGATTAGGTATCGTTCTATAAATCGACCTACAAATGTGAATAGGGGAACTATGGATTTCTATAAAGAACCTAATGTTAAAACATCGGATGCGGAAGATTATGTGAAGAACATTTATGATAAGGGACATGGAGCACCAGCCGCATCGTTCTCCGATAATATGGAGAACTTAAAGCAAACATTCTCTTATTTGAATTGTATATTACAGGATCAATATCTTAATAGAGGAGAGTGGAGATTGTTAGAGGAGCAAGAAAGAAAGTGGGATGATGTTGAAAATCTGACGGTGTTAATAACATTACACTTTGATAATCCTGTTAGAAGAATCGCAACAAACGCTGCAATTCCAGCTTATTTAGAAAAACACATATATTTTGAAAAATCAGGTAAATGGAGATGTTTTGTGTTTTTGAATGAAAGGCCTAAATATAAGTGGGAACAATTGGAAAAACTTTGCGAAACAAAAGAACATAATAAATAATGGCGTATAGTCAAAAAGTGCTTGGGCACTATGAAAACCCAAAGAATGTAGGAACGTTAGATAAGAGTAAATCAAATGTTGGAACGGGATTGGTTGGAGCACCGGAATGTGGTGATGTAATGAGATTGCAGATTGAAGTAAATGATGGTGTAATAACTGATGCTAAGTTTAAAACTTTTGGATGTGGTTCGGCGATTGCAGCTTCATCATTAGCCACCGAATGGTTAAAAGGTAAATCAATTGATGAGGCACTTACAATTGATAATATGGATTTAGTTGAAGAATTGGCCTTACCACCTGTAAAAATCCATTGCAGTGTTTTGGCGGAGGATGCAATTAAATCTGCGATAAATGATTATAGAGTTAAACAAGGATTAGAACAATTAAATTTTGAATAATGATTACGGTTACAGAAAACGCTTCTAAAAAAGTTAAATCACTTATTGAAGAAAGTGGTAATACGACACCTTATTTAAGAGTTGCTGTAAAAGGTGGTGGATGTAGTGGATTATCATATGACCTTTCGTTTGATGATGATGTTAAACCATCGGATATGCAGTTTGAGGATAAAGATGTAAAAATTTTAGTAGATGGTAAATCGTTTATGTATTTGTTTGGAACTGAATTAGATTTTTCTGATGGATTAAATGGAAAAGGATTTGAATTTAAGAATCCAAATGCAAGTAGAACCTGTGGATGTGGTGAATCATTCTCTTTGTAATGAATAAATACACTCAATTATATATTAATGGAAGTAGTCTAAGCTGTGGAGGGGCATTGGGATACCAATCGGCAGCGTGGAGGTATTATACAACTGAATTAGATATAGAAAATTGGGCTACTCAAAAAGAACTATCCTATGGAAACATATTAGGTTCGATGATGAATTTAGAAGTTATTAACGAAGCAAAAGAGGGTGGTGGGTTAGATAGATTGATAAGAAAAACATATGATTTCATCAGCACTAAAACATTAGAAGAGCTATCTAAAATCCTTTTCATATTTGATATACCATTACAACCTGCCAGATTTGAGGTCTATTCCCGAAAACATAGCGATTATTTTGCCGTTTCCATTTCTTACAAAGGAGGTAGTGATGTAAATCAATATGATGAAATTGAAATTAGTAGAGATTGGCATGATTCCTGGTTTTCAAAAGTATCATTCAGTAGAGATTTTTCTAGCCTACATTCAACCATAACATTTGAGGAACTAAAAGAGAATGATGAATTACTAAATAAGATTGTTGATTTCTATATTGATTATGATGTAGAGACGAAAAGATTATTAAGACAATTAACAATGTTTTATTCATTTTTAGATAAATTAAAAATCTCATACATTAGAGACCCAAATGAAACTATTTTTGCAAGTTCTATTAATTTTGGGGATAGAAACAATACGGCTGAGCTAATTAAAAAACTAAAACTATTTGATTCCACAAATGAAAATGTAATTAATTTACCTACCATATGGAATTTAGCAGAAAAGAAAAAGTGGAGAATATTGGATGAAACGCCAGTTTATGATGCCCATTTAGGTTATTTTGGTAATAAAAAATATGCTGAGTATTTATATGAAAAATTAAAATAATGGCACAAACAAAAAGACAAAAGGTAAATGCAAATCGTAAAAGGATTGCTAAAAAGACCCGTAGAGAACAACAAAGAAAAGGAATCTTTAAAAAGAAAACTTAATAATCAACCCCTTAATTATATAGGGGTTTTTTATTTGGAATTTACACTTTTTTTTCGTATATTTGTAATTACTTAAAAGTATTAGTATGAGTAGATGGCCTGAAAAATCAACTGAAAAACCTCGTAAGTTTCAGCATATCTATAAAGATGATGATGGGGTAGAATCAATATGGAAATACGATTTAGATAAGTTTCCAAATGGGCCTATTTCGGTAGAAAATAAATTCCCCCCTCACTATGAAAAGGCTTTCCAAAAGAGGCAAAAGGAAGCTAAGTTGGAAAAAACTAAATCAACATTAGAATTGGCGAAAGAGGGTAAGTTAGGAGTTAATAAAAAGTTTTGGTAAAATCAAATATTTTTCGTATATTTGATAAATTATTTGGCATGAAGGGATTTATTTTTGTGTTTATTTTGTTATGGATTTGGATAGCATACGAAATGTGGAGAGCACCCCATATGGATGAACAAACGGGAAAAATAATAAAAAAGGCCAAAAGATTTAAAGATTTATTAAAAAAACAATAATGGATATAAAAATTACTGATTCGTTTACACATTCATTGAGAAGATTAATGTGGCATGAACATTGGTTATATCGTTTTTATGCAACTTTTAGATATGATATACCACTATTCTTTAAGAATGTATGGAGATTTCGTAGGGAGTTATATAATCACCAATGGTGGGATTATCGATACACTCTAAATATGTTAGAAAAATCACTTTCAATTTTAGAAAAGGGGATTAGGGAAAAGGGTATTGAGGCCCATCAGAGTAGAGAATCAAAGTTGGTAGCTATGCAAAGGGCATTAGAGCTACTTCGTAATAATAGAGAAGATAATTATTTGGATAGAGCACAGGCTGAATTGGGAAATTTAAGTGAGTGGGAGTGGGAAGTTGATGAAAATGGATTACTGATTGATAAGGATACTCCGGAACAAAAGGAACATAACAAAGCGGTTTTCAAAAGAGCAAATGAAATTCAGGAAAAAGAATGGAAAGAGCTTTGGGAAATAATTAAAGGAACTAAAAATTCAAAGAAATTTGGATGGGCATACGATGGAACTGATATGAGGGGTTGGTGGGATTAAAACAAATAAAAAATGAAAAACTATAAAACAAAATTCTTAGCACTTACAGCAGCAATACTATTTTGGGTATTGTGTTATTCTTGCACAGTTTAAATTTAATTAAATGAATGTAAAAATTAAAAGATTAGATAAAGATGCAGTAATCCCAAAATACTCTAAAATAGGAGATGCGGGTTTAGATTTGGTAGCAACGAACATTAAAGAAAATACTACATTTCAAATTACTTATGGATTGGGTATTGCTTTGGAAATACCCGAAGGGTTTGTTGGACTAGTATTCCCTCGTTCTTCAATACGAAATACAGAACTCACATTAAGTAATTGTGTGGGGGTAATTGATAGTGGATATAGAGGAGAACTGCAAGCAACTTTTAATAAATCAAATGGTCTTGATTCTATTTCTTATAATATAGGTGATAGAGTTTGCCAAATTCTTATTATCCCATATCCTCCTATTGAATTCGTTGAAGTTGATGAATTATCGAATACTGAAAGAGGTGAGGGTGGTTTCGGTTCAACAGGAAAATAACTTATATCAAAAATGGAATACTTACCGGCTTTCGCAATTATTTTAACTATTGTAGCAATAATCTCTTGGAGATGGGTTAAGGCAATAGATTATATGAAAGAAAACCATCCTGATTATAAAGGTGAAGATTTCTTAAATTGGGGAGAAAACAAAGATGAAAACGAAAATGATAAAAATCAAATAATGTAATATGGAAAAATCAATTATTATCGACTACATCGAATACAAATGTAGTGATGCTGAAATTACTCTTAACGATGAGGAAGTAATCTTTGAAATCCTCGATAGACATGGTAGAATAAATTATGCAATTGCATCACCTACTGATTTATTAGGAGATTGTATTCAAAAAGTTTGGAAGATTGAATCAGTAGAAGACCTTTCCGAAAGTTTATTTGTGGAAGATGTAGTATATGATGATGAATACTATAAATCAACTTATTTCCCAACAGCGGAAGAGGAAGAAGAAGCTAGAAAATTATTTAACGAAAACATAGATTAAATGGAAGAAAACAATTTTTACCCATTAGAGGTGTTGCAAAAAGCGGAAAGTGTTTTAATGCAAAGAATACGAAAAATGAAAGATGGAGAACCTAAATGGGCTGCATCACAAAGATTAAGAGAGGTTAGAGATGTAATGGTATCGGTGAAAAAACAATTCATTAAACCCATCGAAGAATAATCCTTTCTTTTTTATATTATATTTATAGAAAAGATAATAAATGGAATTACTTAAAGAGTTTAAGAATATTGTAGATGAAGTGGCTTTATTAGAGGCTGAACTTTTAGAGCAGTTAGTATTGGAGGGAGTTGATGATCCTGGTATACTTAAATGTATCTTTATGGCAGGTGGACCTGGTAGTGGTAAATCATTTGTAGCACAAGAAATTTTTGGAATAGATAAAAATCTTCGAACATCAGTTGCGGCATCCGGTCTTAAAGTAGTCAATTCAGACCCTGCATTTGAAGCCCAACTTAAAAAGCATGGAATTAATCCAAAAGATTTAGCAAAAATAGAAAAGGAAGAACCCGAATTATGGGATTTTATTACAAAGAATCCACAAGGGCCAAGAGAAACCGCTAAAAAACAAGTAGCTAAATTTAAGGAATTTTATGAAGCCGGTAGATTGGGTATGATTATCGATGGAACTGGTGACAACTATGATAAAGTTGCAAGACAAAAGAAAGAAGCAGAAGCATTAGGATATGATACCTATATGGTATTCGTAAATACATCATTAGAAGTAGCTCTTATTAGAAATTCAGAAAGAGGTAGAACTTTGGGTGAGGAATTAGTAACTCAAAGTTGGAAAGAGTGCCAGGAAAATTTAGGTAAGTTTCAACAATTATTCGGAGGTGGTAATAAATTTATGATTGTTGATAATACTGAATATAAAAAAGGTAACTACACTTTCAAACATAAGAAAACTGGAAAAACAGTAGCAGCGGCTAAACCATTACAACCAGAGGTTAGAAAGGCTATTGATACATTTTTAAGATTACCAATTTACAATCCCATCGGAAAAAAATGGATAGAGGGAGCAAGATTAATAAAGAAATATTTTTAATGTATAAACTAAAATCTCTCATAGAATCATTACACTTTCCCTTATGGATTATAAAGGATTTTGCTTGGTTTTTGGGGTTTGGTTGGATTAGTCTCTTATTCGCCATTCCAACAATTCTTATTTCCCTAATTTTGGTAGGATATACATCGGGAATTAAGAAGATAGAAAACATCATATTAGGGTGTTGGTTGAGTGGGAATACATTTTGGATGGCTTCTGAGTTATTCGAAACTAATACCAGATGGTTAGCTATCCTATTGTTTATTATTGGATTAGGGCTTTGTTTTAAAATCATACCATCAGTTATAAAAAAATACATAAGTAACTGATAATCAATTATTTAATTTTTTAAAATAATTACAAAAAGACTTGGAATTTCCAAGTCTTTTTTTTATCTTTACTATGTAATAAAAAATGAGAGATATGACTATTAGAGAATTTTATTTGAACAACTACCCAACTGATGAATTGGGTGTAGAAATTAATGAAAACGCTACTTTTGCTGGTTTAGTTACCGAATTATTTGGTGGACATGATGTTTACGAATATATTGGTGTTAGTGATAGTGTTATCAGAGAAAGATGTTTTGAAGAATTAGCAACTCAACTAAACAAACCTTATGATTTTGTTTACGATATGTGGTTAAACTCTTAAAATCCGAAAATATGGAAAATTTAATTGGTCAAATGGTTCACGTGGTAGTTTCCAAAGATGGTAAAAAGGGAACTAAAATCCTTAAAGTTTGTAAGGTTAAGGCACGCTCGGTATTGTTTATTGAGGTAGATAGAGAGAACCGCAAAAACATCTTCCGTAAGGTTTCTAATAAAGATATAACCACAACAGGAATGATTGGGGATTCACCCTTTGTTTACATCAAAGAAGGGGTATTACCTGAGAAATGGGAGAGTTATTGGGATAGTATGGGTAACCCATCCCCAATGAGTATAAACAATAGAATTAAACCCTATTTCAGTAATCACTCCAAAGGATGGGCTCCTGTAATCAAAGCACCTATGGGGGCATCTATGGATGCATTAGCAGTTTCGGTATCAAATCGTTCAACCACTAATTCAGCCGCTGGATTTCCAATGGTCTAACTCATTGATAATCAATAAAAAATTTTCAAAGAATTATTCAAAAAGGCTTGGAAAATCCAAATTTATTTACTACCTTTATTATGTAATCAAAAGAGATAGAAACTATGAGTTTACCGTTCAACCTTAATTCAGTATTAGCATCGGCTTCGTTAATCGAAGGATTCGATGTAGTTAGAAACGCTTTTCCCGTTGAGGGACAGTTTACAAAGAGAGTAATTACTTACTCCGATGCAGTGTATGAGGCCCTTAATGATGTGGCTGAAGATTATTCGGATTGGCCAGAGGATCAAGGGTTTGGTTCATCAGATATGACATATGTTCGTAAATCGTTCATTGATTCAATGATTAGTTTCGCTAACCTTAGAGGTTATTATGAAACTAAATTTCAACCTTACCTTAAAGTGGTAGAGTATTCGGAAATCGAAAAGGAAGAATATGATTTGCGTAGAGAGCAAGGATTGTAATAAATAAATTTTTTAAAATATAAAATATAAAAGTTATGGGATGTTTCAGTTTTATTTGTAAAGAGAGTGGTTTGCCAGTTGCTTCATCTTCGTTTGATGGTGATGCGGTTCGCATGTACTTACTGAAAAATGGTAAGGTATTGGAAGAAATGCGAGGCCATTATGATTCGTATGGTAGAGTGTTCACCGCTGATAAAGAAGATTCATTTGAGTGGAAAATGGATTGGAATGAAGTATGTGATTTAATGTTCACCAAAAATGAAGGTGATGGAATCGCGGTGATTTTAGAAAAGTATTTCACCGGCAATATACCAACGACTCGAAGTGAAGGAGACCCTGATCAAGGTTGGGGGAAACGAAATGGTGGGCGCAAGAAGATTAAAGAACCAATTCATATTATTTACTAAAATATAAAAGTTATGTTATACGATTCTTATGATGTTGAAGTTTTGGCAGATAGGTTAGAGGAAGAAATGGAAGTAATAAACGAAATGAATAAAATTATGGATATAAGAGAACAATGTAGAGAGCGAGCAATTGAATTTGCTAAAGAGTGGGGATATGAGGAAGTTAGTTCCCACATTTTAGATATAATGGTATCGATTATGTGTACCAGAGATAAATCCTCTTACGCCGGTGGTGGTTTTGTGGAGGCAGTTGTGGCTAACAATTTGTATTTGGCAATGAATAGAGCCGATACCCAATGTAGAAACCACATCTTTTTATTAACTATGTGTAAGGCAAATTGCTACCTTAACCAATTTTAAAAAAATAATTATGGCAAGTATTGACATTGACATTGATGACATCCTATGTGGGATGATGAGTTATGAAAAGCAACAACTCGCAGATGAACTTTATCAAGAGGGGTATGTAGCTAAAAAAGATAGTGAAGCTAGAAATACCGATGATGAGTGGAATGAGCAAGTGAATAAGCTGTTCAATAACAAATGGAGATTATCCAAAGAAGATGAAGAAACAATTTTAAAAATAACAAATAAATTAGTTTAAGATGGGACTAGACATGTATCTGTATAAAAAGAACTACATTTGGAGTGGTGATTGGGTAAAGCCCGAACATAAACAAGAAGTTATTGTAAAGAAGGGCGGTGAAGTAGATAGTTCAGTAAAGCCTGAAAAGATTAGGTATGTAATTGAAGAGGCGGGTTATTGGCGTAAAGCGAATCAGATTCACCAATGGTTTGTTGATACGGTACAACAAGGTGAAGATGATTGTGGCAACTATTATGTAAGTAGAGAGCAGTTATCATCATTATTAGAGATTTGTAAAAAAATCAAAGCTGATAATTCTTTGGCCGAATCATTATTACCTACTCAAAGTGGTTTCTTCTTTGGAGGAACTGAATATGATGAATACTATTATCAGGATATAGATAATACTATTGAAATTTTGGAAGATTGCCTTTCAGATGAATCAGCAGATGATTTTGAATACCATTCTAGTTGGTAGTAAATGAAAAAGCTACTAATACCATTATCACTACTTTTATTTAGTTGTGAGAAAAGTGATGTTTTACCAATACAACCTCCTTTAATTAATTCAGTTAAACCAAAGGAATTCCGATACGATACTCTTACATCAAACGAAGTTAGATTAACATCGACTAGATGGGATAATTTTAATGGTAAGGGATTGATTGGTTATGCGGATTTGAATAATGATGGTGAGGATGATGTAATTTATATTGATGGAGATGTATTCATTAGGATATACAAAAAAGGCATATATGAATCATACAAAATACCAAATGTTTCATTCATCTTTGCCCGTTCAATTATACCTTTCGATATTAATGGTGATAATCTTTTAGATTTCGTTGTATTGGCCCACAACGATGAGCGATTACAATTTAATCCTGGTGAAGTTCCCTATGTTTTTATCAATAGAGGGAATAATCAATTTGAAACTAAAAAACTAAATACTAAGCAAGATTTCTGGCATTTAGGAACTGCTGGTGATTTAGATGGAGATGGTGATAATGATTTAATTATTTGCACAGCGGGTTCAGTATCTTATTTTAAAAATGTTGGAGGAGAGTTAATAGAAACTCCAAATGTAATTCCTTCTTCATATAAAGATTCACATTATGTAGGTGCATTGATTGATGATTTCAATAGTGATGGTATAAATGATGTAATCTTCTTTGGACATGAATACGCTATATTAAAAGATAAATCACAAATTGCATTGACAAGGATTATGTATGGTAGCAAAAGTGGAATCTTTACCGAAGAAAACTCTATTACTTTAAATGAAGATAAAATTGGATTCGGTGTAATCATAGATGCATTGTGTTATGATTTAAATAACGATGGGAAAGAAGAGTTAATACTAATTAGAACCGGAGACCCAATTAATTTTTCATTCTACAAAGGTTACCGCGTTCAAATACTAAATCAAACAACCGATGTAACATCTCAATTTATAGATAATCCGTATTCATATACCGAAGGTTGGATTTGTATGATTAAATTAGTAGATGTAAATAAAGATGGGAAAAGGGATATAGTGGAATTGGATAAAAGGCGGGAAAAACATTTTATTCAAAAGTAAAAAAAATAACGTTTTATAAAAAAAACTTATATATATGTATATAAGGTTTTAAAAAGATGTTTGAAAAATTGAGTGTATCAATGTTATTATTTTTTAATAGTATTGGAATTGGGTTAGACCCTTCGATAATGAATGAAACCAAATCAATTGAATTATTTAAAAATGAAATAAAAGTTTTAAATAGAAAAATTGAATGGGTAGAAGTAATTGAAGATGACCCGGCTTCTAAGCATTTATTAGTTGAAAAGTATAACAAAAAAATTGAAAAGTTGAATAATAAAATTATTGCTTTCAAAAAGGTTTCAGATTTAAAATTAAAGTGGGCAAAAGAGGATTCTTTGGGTTCACCTATCAAATGAAAAAATTATTAGTAGTGGCTTTGGTACTCGGAATAAGTATCAATGCGAAAGCGCAGGAGGTATTTGCTTCTGCAACAAACAAAGCGGTAGATGGTTACCTAACTTTGGGTTACATTAAAAATGGTTGGGGAGTTTTTATCGGAAGTAAATACAACGATAATAACCTTATATCACCAAAAAGTGGAACGATTTCCAACCAAATGAAATACGGTGTGATTAAAACTATCGCACAAGATAAATGGATGGCGGGAGCAGGTGTTCAACCGACATCAGATGGGCATAAGGTAAATGCCTTCATAGGGTATAACCCACTAAAATCTAAAGACCTAAAACTTTGGATGATAGGAAACATTGTAGGAGATACTTTTACACCTGGTTTAGGTTTATCTTACAAATTAAAATAAAAAAGCTTGGAAGTTTGGAAAAACTTTCTTATATTTGAAGAATAATAAAATAAGTTCTTTAAAATAGCAGGCGGGAGGTGAGGTATCTCGTTGGTCTCATAAGCCAAATTAACTAGGTTCGATTCCTAGGCGTTGCAACAAATCTACACTACTAGATTTTTGTGAGAGTAGTATTCAGACGGTATCCTTAACAGGGCTTGGATGAGGTTCACAAAAAAAATTACAAAAATGCTTGAAACTTTGAAAAAACTTCCGTATATTTGTAATAACAAAATGAGATAGTGGTTGAAGCCAACATCTAATAAAACCGAATGTGTAACTACCCGGCGCGTGGTAGGATAAAGCCGGACACCACTACTTCATTTTGTTAAAAAAGATTTGGAAATACGAAAAAAGTTTCGTATATTTGTTAAAGTTTGAAACTTATAGGTGATGAAAGATACTCGGTTTCAAATGGAAAAAAAAGTTGTTAAAATGCTTGGAAATTAAAAAAAACTTCCGTATATTTGTAACAACAAAGAAAAGTTCTTTAAATTATTGAAACTAATTTCTATATAGTAACTTTGTGTTACATAATAGAGTGGCCGCATATGGTCGTTAAATAAACTTCGAAAGAAGGATAAAGTGAATCGGTTTGGTTTAATCGATTTGCGGCTCCTCCCCCGTAAGGGAGATGAGCTCGAGTATGCAAGTGAGGTATCACAAATGCTTAGTATCTGAGGGTAACACTTTAGGAGAGGAGTAGAGGTGACTGGGCAAGTGTAGATTGTTCAGTTGAGGTAGGAATACCAATAAGAATAACTCATAGAATTAATGCAAGAAGTAAAGACTTAATCTCTCTTTATCATTGCGTGATTCAATACCAAAGTTATCTTAAAATCAAATTAGGGAAACCTTTTGAGATAAGATAGTGTACAGGTGGTGCTGTTACCATCCTTTTATAGAGTGTACCAACACCTATAAATGAAGATGACTTAAAGTATGACGATAGGGATATCGTATCGGGTAGTAAAGTATTCCGTTGTTCAAAAGATAACGGAGCTTAAGGCAAACCACTACCTGAAACCATCTACAAACCAAACTCATTTTTACTTCGGTGTAAAAACTATAAATAAAAATAAGAAAAAGAGTTTGCCAGTTACATCCGAAAGGTGTCTACATAGTAGTGAGTTGTTCACTGCCACAGACCTCCTCAAGGGGAATGTGATTCATTTGAAAGGTTTCTAACACCGCAAGTGTGAATCTGCTCGGCAGAGTAGAAGAAAATGAGTATGATGAGAGTAAGATGTAACTCTAAGATTGGTTGGCTATACCAACCGACATTGAATTGGTACTTCTCAAAAGGAAGTGGAAACGAAAGGAAACAAATAATCTTTCAAAAGCTGGTTCACAATATGGAGTATTCTCATCCTTATTTTATTATCATAATGGTTAATGTTGGTTCGATTCCAATGATGATAGCTTCGTAGTGGTTTCCGGCAGAAAGTTAGATGTATCTTCTAGACAACTGAAAGTTCCACTTTAATAAAAAATGAAAAAATGTATGATGGTATGGTTTTCCGTAGGGGATTTTCGCCTTAAACAATCTCAACAAAGCGAATTTAATTGATGGTAAAAACGGCTGTAGCTAGGCCTTTTGAAAGAACCACCCTACAAATCTTTCATTTTTATGAGTAACTTGTCGAGGCGGGTATTAACCAGAGCATGACTTGGATGGAGTATTTTGAAGACCGGTTACTTATTTTTTAGCTAAATTGATTTAAAAAGAAATAGTGTTATACTTATATTAGAAGAAAATGAAAACTCTTAACTTACATACAGATTATCAACTGCCTACACAGAGATGTGAATGGACGGGGATTAGTATGTTTAGTGCGATAGAGAATCCGTCATTCTTGAATTTAGGCAAGGTGGATTATATTAGCACGAATAAGTTAGAGGATACCGATGTGGGATAAAATATAGATTTTTGAACAATATTAGAAGAACCCTCTAACTGAAAAAGTTAGGGGGTTTTTTAGTTTATGTTGGTGTGGCGCAGTGGTAGCGCAGTAGACTGTTAATCTATTGGTCGTAGGTTCGAATCCTACCATCAACGCAAGAAAGGTTCTTTGACATTGTGGGAAAATAGAAGATTAGCTCAGTTGGTTAGAGCATTTGGTTTACATCCAAAGGGTCATAGGTTCGAATCCTATATCTTCTACAATTTATGCCTGTATCGCATAGTGGCAATTGCTGGAGACTGTAAATCTCCTCTCTTCGGAGTTCGGTGGTTCGAGTCCATCTGCAGGCACAATTGGAGCTTTCGTATAGCTGGTGCGTACGTCCGCCTGAAGAGCGGAAGGATGCGGTTCGATTCCTCAAGGCTCCACACAATGAACTCGTAGCTCAGTTGGTTAGAGCTTCTCACTTTTAATGAGAAAGTCAATGGTTCGAGTCCATTCGGGTTCACAAAATAGTTTACTTCGGCAACGTTCTATACAAAAATCGGAGCCGGCCATATAGATGTAGAGGAGGCAGGTTTATCTCGCCACTTTTGGGAAGTGGAACACGTTGGTTCGAATCCAACCATCTATACAAAATTGGAATATAACTCAATTGGTTAGAGTGTCATCCTGATACGGTGAAAGTTGAAAGTTCGAGTCTTTCTATTCCAACAAATAAGGTAATCGTTCCCAGAGTTGGTGTGGCCACATCCGGACTCAAAAAAAGTAAAGTTACAGATGGATGCGTAACGCCTTATTAACTATCTCCTTGGTGCAATGGCTAGCATACCGGTCTCCAAAACCGTTGATAAAAGTTCGAATCTTTTAGGGGGTGCTAAATGAATAAAACTATGAAAATAAACTTTGATTTAAAAAACAATTATCCAAGTATAGAATTTTGCTACAACAATAAATGTGTTATTATAAGGTATTGGGGTGGATTAAAATTTGATAAAGTTGTTATTTACGGCGGTGAATAATATAAATGTAAAACTATGAAACAATTATTTGACAAGCATTAGTTAAACCTAATGCAAAATGAAAGAAGAAAGAGTAAAACAAATGAATCAAATCTACAACTATTGTATGATTTGTAACAAACGAAATGGAAGTTGGTATTATGATTGTCATCCATCATCGTTCAGAGCAAAAAGACATGGTAGTGGTAAGGTTGTAAGAGTAAGAGAGTGTAGAAGTTGGAAACACAGCCGAAAGACTCAATGGAAATAACGATGGCTCTTTGGTGTAACGGATAGCACACAACACTACGGATGTTGGAGTAAGGGTTCGAATCCTTTAGGGGCTACAATAGGGTGGATTGTCCGAGAGGCGAGGAGGTGGTCTGCAAAACCATTCACATTGGTTCAAATCCAATATCCACCTCAAACTGCGTGGCTTAGTGGAAAAGAGTTATCTCTCATAAGGATGACCAATTGAGTTCAAACCTCAAACACGCAACTTAATATGGTGTTTATTGTGTAAGGGTAGCACGACAGATTGTGGTTCTGTTAGTATGGGTTCGAATCCCATTATTCACCCCCAACCCCGAGTTCTGGAGCTGGTATCTCCTCTTACCCGAATTGAGATTAAAAACTACCAAAATAGAGAGTTACCCAAGTTGGTGAAGGGGCCTGTTTGCTAAACAGGTAGGATGTAAAAGTCGCAAGAGTTCGAACCTCTTACTCTCTACTCAAAATGCCCGTATGGCGGAATTGGCATACGCAATGGTCTTAGAAGCCATCCAATTGAAGGTTCGAATCCTTCTATGGGCACAAAACTAAAAAAGTAATAATATGGAATACAAACGGCTATACGATGGAGAAAAAGTTAGTTTGATTGATTATCTAAATGATTATCTTCAAACGAATAATGATGTAGATATACTTATCGGATGTGATTCACAAAACTATGTTGATAAGACAATATATGCCATTGTAGTTGCCTTATATCATAGAGGTAAAGGTGCGCATGTTCTTTATAGAAGATGGAATACACAAAGAGAAAGAGTAAGGGCAACCAGATTATTAAATGAAGTTTGGTATGCTATTGAAGTTGCTGAAAGTATTAAAAATGCAGGATTACCGAAGGTTAAATGGATTGATATTGATTTGAATCCTGATCCTCGATATAAATCAAACGAAGTGTTCAGACAAGCAGTTGGTATGGTGGAAGGAATGGGGTATGCGGTTAGATATAAAACATTAGGCCCAATTGCTACATACGCTGCTGACCATATCGTAAAGGGTTAAACTTTTTTTGGATATATCAGATATTTTTCGTATATTTGTAAACGATGAAGATAATCAATTGGGATAAGTTAAGGTATAAGTTTATTATATTAGCAGGTATGGATTTGGCTATTGATACAACATATACCACCGAAGATGAATTGGGTAAAACTACCTATTGCTTTACTATGTGTGATAGTGATTCGGTTGGGGAAACTTTTATAGAAGTGTTTCTTAAAGAAGGTGAGTTTGATGAATTTTTAATGAGTGTTAATTTACCTCAACAACAAATCACTCCGAATATAAAAAGAGTATTTAGAAGAAAAGACCTTTTAGATATAAATGAATTTATGAAACAAATGGGAAGCGAATTAGTTAAAAATAGTATGGTAAATAGTTATTTAAATTTTTTAAGTGGTCTTAAACAAACTAAATTAAAAGCATCTAATAATACATTTGCATCCCATTCAATAAATTTACCATTTTAATGCTCGGTTGGACTAGGGGTTAGGTCACATCCCTTTCACGGATGTAGCACGGGTTCGAATCCCGTACCGAGTACATAATAGGCCTCCGTAGCTCAGTTGGCCAGAGCTCCTGATTTGTAATCAGGTTGTCGTTGGTTCGAATCCGACCGGAGGCTCAAAAGGTCTATTAGTGAAGTAGTTATCATATCACACTGTCACTGTGAAGTAAAGGGAGCGTAACCCTTATAGACCGCAATGGTTCGGTAGCTCAGTTGGATAGAGCAACTGCCTTCTAAGCAGTAGGTCATAGGTTCGAATCCTATCCGAATCACAAACAAATAAAATATGAAAATAACAATTACGAAATTATTGATTTTGTTTATCATAACAATTGCCTTTATTCCACATAATAATGAAGTGGTAAAAAGTGAAGAGCAAATTGTAGATGACATAATTGAAAGGAAAAGACCAGATTATCATTTGGTAACGGCGACGACATATTCAATTACCGAAGAAGAAACTGATTCAACTCCATTAATTACCGCAAGTGGTTACAAATTGGATAGTATAAATCCAAAGAAACAAAAGGTAATAGCAGTTAGTAGAGACCTTAAACGAAAGTTAAAATTTGGGGAAAAAGTAAGAATTAAAGGAGCAGGTAATTTAGATGGTATTTACTATGTAAGGGATTTGATGAATAAACGATTCCGAAATAAGATAGATATACTTATTAATCCTGATGAAGATGGGAATAAGTTTACGAAAGTAAAATTGTATGCTGTAAATAAAATTTTAAAATAGCTTGTTTTCTTTCAATCGTTTTCGTACATTTGATTTAAATAATGCCGGAGTGTTGGAATGGTAGACAAGATTGACTTAAAATCAATTGAGCTGAAAGCTCGTGTGGGTTCGAGTCCCACCTCTGGTACGTGAATTTTAAGGGGGATTAGCTCAGTTGGCTAGAGCGTTTGATTTGCATTCAAAAGGCCACAGGTTCGACTCCTGTATTCTCCACCAAAATAAAACAATATGAAAAGATTTACAATTACAGGCGTAAGAACAATCGATGAGTATGTTACTTACACCGTTGAAGCAGAAACCGAAGATGATGCAATTGAATTGGTAGAGAGTGGTGAGATTGAAGATAATGGTGATTTCTGGCAAAAGGAAACATCAGGTGGTGAGGATTTCACTATAACTGAAGTAGAAGATATTGATTAAAGATATATGCCGGTGTGGCGGAATGAATGGGTTTGAATTCGAATAGAAACCATTAGACGTCCTGAATTCTAGATAGGGGGTGTATCCGAAATGGACATCGTATAGGTAACCAATCCTTTCACCGGCACCTTTATTTATCGTTGAAAGAAAAGATAATTCATTTTATCATCAGATTAAACGATGTTAGGGCTTGTAGCTCATTCGGTTAGAGCAACGCACTCATAATGCGGAGGTAATAGGTTCGATTCCTATCTGGCCCACCAAACAAACAAAAGCGGATGTCGTATAATGGTTATTACTCCATCCTTCCAAGTTGGAGACGTAGGTTCGATTCCTATCATCCGCTCAAGTGGGCCATTGTGGATAGGCCAGAAGAAAAATAGATGTTTTTCGTTCACAGAAACTCAAGTACCCATACCGCTAACGATGGGCTAAGTAAGATACAATTCCGTACTGCGGGGAGTAGAATGCTTGAGATTATTGCCCGATGGTGTAGCGGTAGCACAAATGTTTTTGGTGCATTTAGGGTTGGTTCGAATCCAGCTCGGGTAACATTTTTATAAACGATTGATTTCCAATGGCTTATTTTCTCCCTTTTTCTTGGAAAATTCAACAATTTTTACTATCTTTATTATGTAATAAAAACAAAAGATATGAATAATTGGATTACCCCTAATGAAATTTTAAGTGAAATTAAGGAGATTGGTTCTTATGTAGGTCATTTAGATTCTCGAAGTGGAACTTTGGAATGGTATGATAAGGAAAGAGAAATCTCCATTTACGCCACACCAAATTGGGAAACCGATGGTGAAGTTCCATTTGATGTGAATAGAGATGATGAGAATGGTTATCATCATATTTGTACTATTAAAATGGTAAAAGGTGAAAAATCTACACAACTTACCCATTACCTTAATGTTTTAATGATGGTTATGAATCATTATTCTGAATTTGGAAAATATGAGGTAACTGATGTGTATTCATTTAAAACTTTGAACCTACCTTCTTTTGGAAATGGTGTTGTTAATGAAACAATTAAAAATTCAAAAGGTATTACACAATCAATTTTAGATTTTGTTGAAAAAAATGGAAATGCTAGTTTTACCAAAATGAATGAATTTTATAAGAAATCATTTGGTTCAAATAGCTTTGTTCATATTTTAAAATCTCTTCAAATACCATACAAAAATCGATTAACTAAAAGATACTTAATTAAAGTAGGTAGGAACTATGAAGTGAGATTGGCTAATCCTTCAAATTGGATTGTAAAAGAGTATTAAAACATAAGATAAGTTTAAACTAAAAGTTATGAAAAATTATCAAATTATATTAACTTCAATTCTTTCCATTTCGATTGGAGTTGCAATTCTAAATGGTTCAATCCCACAGCGTTATTTTGCCGGTGAGTTAAATGAATTAGGTTGTGCAGTAATCGCATTATCTATGGGAACATTATCTCTATTTGCATTAGATTGGAAAGGATTAGTAAATTGGTTAGTAAAATAAAATATGAAAGTAATTTTTTTAGACCACGATGGTGTGATATGTTTATCAACTGAATGGGGTAGTAGGCATAAAAAACAAAGAGAGTTTGGCCGTAAGATGAGCCAGGGTATTAAAGAGATGCCCGTTGAAATGCGGTTTGATAATTTTAACAAGAAAGCGGTTAAGATACTAAATGAAATTTTAGAAGAAACTGATGCTGAAATTGTTATATCATCTGATTGGAAAAGATGGGCAAATGTTGAGGAGATGGGTGAGTATTATGAATCAAAGGGAATCAAAAAGAAACCGATTGCCTTTACTCCTAATTTGGGTAATTGTACTTGGTATATTGATGCTTATCCAGCGGGATTCATTTGGAGTAGAGCTTGGGAATTGGAACAAACTAGAACTATTGAAATTAAACAATACCTAAACGATCATCCTGAAATTACACATTGGGTTTCAGTTGATGATTTGAGAATGGGGAAGAGTGGAATGGATTATTCAGTTCCATATGAGCATGAATGGGGGTTGGATAACTTTGTAGAAACACCGCGTAGCACCGAAGGTATTAAACAAACTGGAATTAAAGAAAAGATACTAAACTTTTTAAAATGAGAATAGCATTAAATAAAGGGCAAAGATTATGGTTTACAAGTGATACCCATTATAACCACGCTAATATATGTAGTGCAACAACAAAATGGAAAGACCCGGTAACTTTAAGGGAATTCAAAACATTAGAACATATGAATTCACATTTAGTTGGGAACATTAATGAAGTTGTAAGACAAGATGATATATTAATCCATTTGGGCGATTGGAGTTTTGGTGGATTTGAACAAATACAAAAGTTTAGAGAACAAATTGTATGTAATAACATTCATATCATTACAGGTAATCACGACCATCATATTGAAAACAATAGAGATAATTGTCAAACATTATTTAATTCGGTAAACAAATATGTTGAATTAAATGTGAAGTGGAATGTTGGAACTCCTCTAATGGGTGAACAAAACTTTGTATTAATGCACTTCCCAATTGCCAGTTGGAACAATATGGCAAGAGGGGCAATTCATTTGCATGGGCATGTTCATTTCAATCCTAATTTGAGATTGCAAGTGGGTAAGATGATGGATGTTGGCTGTGATGGTAATATGTTATATCCTATTCAAATGCAAGAAGTATTGAGGATAATGGAGAACAGGCCGGTCAAATCTATATTCAATTTTGACCATCACGAGATTGTAGAAAATTATAAATAAAAATTATGAAAACAATTTATAAATACACATTAGATTCACAGGATTGTACTTTACAATTACCTAAAGGTTCAGAACTTCTAACGGTGAAATTACAAAATCAAATGCCAACTCTTTGGGCTTTGGTAAATCCTAATACATCCGAATCGGAAGAAAGGCATATTTGTATTGTAGGTACTGGGTGGCAGGTTGAAGATAATATGAAATATATCACAACCTATATGGATGGATATTTTGTATGGCATGTATTTGAATTAATAAAATAAATTATGATACCAAAAACATTAGTGTTATTAAGAGGATTACCAGGAAGTGGTAAAAGTACATTTGCTAATTTTGTATGGAATGACTATGCAATATGTGAAGCTGATAAATTCTTCTATGATAAAGAAGGTAATTACAACTTTGATGGTAGTAAGATAAAGCAAGCACATCAATGGTGTAGAGAGCAAGTGGAAATTCGTATGAAAGATAACGAAGCAAAACCACAATACTATCCTGAAATTGTAGTATCAAATACATTTACACAAGAGTGGGAAATGGATGAATACTTTAAGTTAGCAGAAAAGTATGGGTATAAGGTATTCACTTTGATTATGGAAAATAGACATGGTGGAGTAAATCAGCACGGAGTTCCTACTGATAAGTTAGAACAAATGAAAAATCGATTTGAAGTAAAATTATAAAGATATGGAAAATAATAATTCAGTTTGCTACATTGCAGCAATCAATGAGATTAACCCAATCGAAGGAGCTGATAACATTGAATTAGCAGTAGTTGGTGGTTGGAATTGTATCACTAAAAAAGGTGAGCAAAAAATAGGAGACTTAGTAATGGTTGCTACAACCGATGCTATTGTTCCATTTGAATTATCTGAAAAGATGGGTGTTACTAACTACTTACGAAAAGGTGGTAGAGTTAGAACCGTTAAATTAAGAGGTGTTTATTCAGAATGTTTAATCATTCCAATCCAACATATTCCTTTTATGGAAAATTACTATGAAGGTAAGGATATGATGAAGGTAATGGATATTTACAAATATGAACCACCTGTAAAGATGGTACAATTAGCAGGGGGTAAGAAAATTCGTTATCAAGACAATCCAAACTTCCATGTCTATTACAAATTCCCTAATTTAAAGAATGTGCCTAATATGTTCACCGAAGAGGATACAGTTGAAATCACTCGTAAGATTCACGGAACTAATGCCCGTTATGGTATTGTTAAGAAAGCTAAATTAACTATTTGGGATAGATTAAAAATCTCATTGGCTAAAAAGGTTAAGCCGGAATGGAAATGGGCTGAATACGAATTCGTAGTGGGTTCTCATAACGTAGAGAAAGGCTCAGATTCTAATGGATTCTATGATACTAATGTTTGGTATGAAATCGAAAAGAAATATAACATCAAACAAAAGTTGTGGGATTATGTAAAATCATCCGATTATGATATAATTGGAGATGGTATTACCTTATACGGTGAGATTTATGGAGCCGGAATCCAAAAGGGATATGATTATGGGTTGAAAGAAATTGAGTTCGTAGGATTCGATGTAAAGGAGGAAGGTGAGTATTTAGACCCAATTAATTCAAAATTATTAATCGAACATATTTTAGAATTACCTTATGTTGAACAATTATACTATGGTAGATGGTCACAAGAAGTGCAAGATAAGTATGTATTCAATAATTACATCAAAGGTACTAAAGTGCCAGAGGAGGGTATTGTAATCAAACATCAATCTAAAGGTAGAGAGAAGATAGCAAAGGTAATCAACCCTGACTATTTAATTTTCGCTGAAAAACATAATGTAGGTGATTCACATTAAAATAAATTTGGAAAATTAAAATAATAGCGGTATATTTGTAAAAATAAATTCATAAAAGATGAACGTAAAACAGGCATTAAAACAAAAAAACAAATTGGTTACCGAAATGAAGGTTGCTTATGGCATTCTTCAAAAGTTTAACTCAATCGAAGAAGGTAATCCTCGTAGATACTCTATGGCGAATACTTTGGAAAAAATCAAAACTCTACAAGCAGAGTTAGTAGAATTGAAAACCAAAATCCACAAAGCAAATCAACCGGTGTATGATAAAATCTTTGCATTGGCAGAATTGAAGGGGATGATTAAGGAGTTGAAGAAAGTTTCAACCGAAGAAGGTAAAGTAAATGAAAGATACGGAAGTATCATTTCAGTAAAAGAAGTAGAATTAAATGTAACCGATATTGATTCAGCGGTTTCGATATTGGAAACTCAAATTGAGGGATTGCAAAATGAATTAGATGTGCATAATGCAACAACTCAAATCTAAAAATATTGAGTGAGTGGGGAATAGAAACTAATTTACTAGTATATTCTTACAAAGCAACTATGATGCCAAATAGCGGATAAACGAATAAGATAATGAATACTTAACAAACTTCAACTATATTAGGGTCTCTTGTCGGCGATTTCAAAACAATCAAAACTCTATGAACCTGGATATCCTCTAAATTGGAATCTTTCCTCACAAACTCAACCTTTAAAACAAACAAATAATTATGAAACATTTTTTAACATTCCTTTTTGTTGTATCTCTTTCCGCAACTACAAAGGCTCAAATGATTTCGATTACAGGTGGTAATCTTAATCTACATGGAAAGGATAAAGGGTTTATTGAAGTTGAGGCAATGCAACATATTACAAAGAATGTAGCAACTCACATTTCTTACACAAAAACTATTGGTGGGTATGATATCGCTATGGTCGGTGGAAGATATGGATTTAAACAAAACCGATTGGGAGTTATGTTATCAGCCTGTTATATGGTTAATCACAAAACTATGGCTATGGTTGGAGTAGATGTAAAACCATTTAAACATAGTCCAGTTCTTTTAACTTATAACATATCTAGCGATAAAGAACTTAAAACATTTGGAGTTAAGTTTCCAATATTTGATAATCACAAAAAACATCATTAATTATGTTTTTAACTTATTATGTAATTTGTTTCATCTATTGTGTTATAATGTCAATTCGTAAATGGAATAGAGATGTAAGAGCTGGTGGATTGGGTATATCACCTGGCTTAGATTCTATTGCATTGTTAATTATGTGTTGGATACTAGCTCCAATAGATATATTCTTAACTTGGATAAGGGTATATAAGGAGGCTGAAGAAGCTAGAAGAAACCAAACTACATTAGATACAAAAGATTGGAAGAAAGAAGAAATTCTTTAAATTTAGGAGAGATGGCAGAGTTGGTCTATCGCACTTGACTTGAAATCAAGAGAACGGGAAACTGTTCCGTGGGTTCGAATCCTACTCTCTCCGCATATTGTAGTGTGTTGAAATTGGCAGACAAGCCTTCCTGTCTCGGAGGTGAGGAGCATCTGATAAACGTAGAATAATGGGTTGACCACAATGCCGGCAATGTTCTATGGCTAAAGACCTCGTATGGTGTTCGAATCCCATCACTACAGCCAAATAAAAAGAGTGTTATGACATATAAGATTGAAAAAACTAAAATCAAAGATTGTCTAATCATTAAGCCTGATGTGTTTAAGGATGAGAGGGGGTATTTTTCTACACCATTCGTTAAGGAGGTTTTAGAAGAAGCAATTAAGATTACCACCGGACAAAGTATAGAGTTTGTACAAGATAATGAATCGTTTTCAACTCAAAAAGTGGTTAGGGGTATTCATTTTCAGCAAGGAGAATGGGCACAATCGAAATTAGTAAGATGTTCTTATGGATTAGTGAGAGATGTAATTGTGGATTTGAGACATGATTCGGAAACCTATGGTAAGCATATTACAATAGATTTGAGTGATAAGAATGGTAGAATGGTATTTGTTCCGAAAGGATGTGGACATGGATTTTCAGTTTTATCAGCGGAAGCGGTTTTTAATTACAAAGTTGATAATTATTATAACAAGGATTCGGAAGGTGGAATTGTTTACAACGACCCTACACTCAATATAGATTGGGGATTCGATAATCGATTGGCAAAGGTTTCCGATAAAGACAAAAAGCTACCAAACTTCAAATTATAATGGATTACAAAGAATACATTAGAGATGTAAGTGATTTTCCAAAAAAGGATATCATTTTCAAAGACATCACACCACTATTAGCATCACAAAAAGCATTTTCATCAGTAATAGATGACCTTTCAGTTTTGATAGATGATAAATTTGGAATCGTAAATATAGCAGGTATTGAAAGTAGGGGTTTTATATTCGGTTCAGCAATTGCAGCTTTGAATGGAGAAGGATTCATTCCCATTCGTAAAGAAGGTAAACTCCCGCCACCAAAAGTTGCAACATTCTCCACCAAAGAATATGGAACTGAAATGCTAGAAGTAAAAGAATGTGAGGATAAATTCAATAAAGTAATTATTGTAGATGATGTGTTGGCAACAGGGGGTACATTAATAGCAGCTGAAAAGTTATTAAATAATGCAGGATATAAAGTAATTGGGGCAGTTACCTTAATAGATTTAACTTACTTACATTCTGAAATCAAAATTGGTGGCAAGCTCGTATATAGTTTAATTCAATATTAATATGGCAGAATTTAGTAAACAATGGGCAGAAATTTATGATTCGGGATTTCCGTGGGATTTTGATATAGTAGCTGAAGCAGAAAGTATTCCGAGAGGTTATTATAAACCAATTATATGTGAAGGATTTGGATTCTCAGCAATTGAAGTTGGTTTAGATGGTAAAATCTATTTACTATTTAATGATTTTGATGGGGGATTAGATAAAGTTCAATATGAATCATTTATACAAAATCAAAAGCTAAAATCAACTGGTATATAATGGGCAAATTTTATGAGGATTTGGATACTCTAAATGAGTTAGTAAAAAAATTAGATAAGAAGAGTAAGATAAGTGAATTCATCATTAGGGCATTAAGAAATATGAAAGAAGAACCAACTAAATCAGTATCAGATGTCATCAAAGAAACAAAAAAAGAATTCGGAAATTAATGATGGCCATTATTTAGAGTTAATGGATAGAATTCATATTGTAATGATGAATGTGCAAGACCATTTATTAGACCATCCTTTAACCATATACCATTCTGATATAGTGAAGAAATTAGAAAAGGCACAGCATAATCTATGGAAGGCCTATCAATTAGTCGGTGAAAAGGAATATGGAAAAACGAAGTAGAGAGGTTCAGATGGAGTTATTACTTCATCACTTTAAACATAATATAAAAACTGAAATACGCCATTCTCCTATTGATGGAATTGGTGTTTTTGCTATTAGAGATATATTAGCAGGAGAAGAAGTTTTTCCACAATGGGAACACCCAACGGGACTTTACATAATAGAAAATAAAAGATTTAGAGAACTGCCGGAAGAGGTTCAATCCCAAATAGATAAACATTATATTAGTAGAGTAGATGGGTTTAAGATAGTTAGATTATTTAATGGACTGAATTTTTTCTACAATTCATTTTGTTTTTGTAATAGTGCATATCCTAACTTTGGTGATACAAACATTTCAAATGATGGAATCGCTTTAAGAGACATCAAAAAGGGTGAGGAGATACTAGAAGCATATACTGAAAATATTCCTTTGTAATTTCATATTTTTTTCGTATATTTGTATTCACATTTCAAAACAGCTGACAATTTGTCAATAATATGTTGATGGTATGACAGTTGTAATATAAAGTAAAACTAAAAAATAAAATAAATTATGAGCGTAAATGTAAAACCATTACACGACAGGGTTATTGTAAAACCTGAGGAAAAGGCGGAGAAAACCGCAGGAGGTATTATCATTCCCGATACCGCACAAGAAAAACCACAAAGGGGTGAAGTAGTTGCAATTGGTAATGGGAAAGTAGATGAACCATTAACCGTTAAAGTAGGTGATACAGTTCTATTCGGAAAATATGGTGGAACTGAAATTGAAATTGAAGGTGAGAAATACCTTCTATTAAAAGAATCCGATATTTTTGTAATCCTTTAAAATTAAAAGAAAAAGTTTATGAGTAAAATTATTAAGTTCGATACCGAAGCTAGAAATGAATTAAAAGCCGGTGTTGATAAGTTAGCAAACGCAGTTAAAACTACATTAGGCCCGAAGGGTAGAAATGTAATTATCCAAAAACAATTTGGAGCACCTCACATTACAAAAGATGGTGTGACGGTAGCAAAAGAAATTGAGTTAGAAAATCCTATTGAAAATATGGGTGCTCAATTAGTAAAAGAAGTGGCATCTAAAACTGCTGACCAGGCCGGTGATGGAACTACAACCGCTACCGTATTGGCACAAGAAATCTACAACTTAGGATATAAGAATGTGGCAGCCGGTGCTAACCCTATGGATTTGAAAAGGGGTATTGATAAGGCAGTATCGGTAGTTGTGGGTGAATTACAAACTATCTCAAAGAAGATTTCAACTAATACCGAAATTGAGCAAGTAGCAACCGTATCCGCTAATAACGATTCGGAAATTGGTAAGATGATTGCAACTGCTATGGAAGTAGTAGGTAAAGATGGTGTAATCACAGTCGAAGAGGCAAAGGGAACTGAAACCGAAGTGAAGACCGTAGAAGGTATGCAGTTTGATAGAGGATACCTTTCTCCTTTCTTTGTAACTAATCAGGAAAGTATGGAAGCGGAATTACAAACACCATACATTCTCCTATATGATAAGAAGATTTCAACTCTTAAAGAAATCCTTCCCCTATTAGAACAATCAGCACAAACTAATAAACCACTATTGATTATTTCAGAAGATGTTGATGGTGAGGCATTAGCGGCATTGGTTGTAAATAAGCTGAGAGGTTCATTAAAGATTGCGGCCGTAAAGGCACCTGGATTTGGTGATAGAAGAAAAGAGATGTTGGAAGACATTGCAGTATTGACAGGAGGAACTGTTATTTCCGATGAGAAAGGTTTAAGTTTGGAAAAAACTACATTGGATATGTTGGGTAGTGCTGAAAAGATTAACATCGATAAAGAAACTACAACTATCATCAATGGGAAAGGTAGTGGTGATGATATAAAAGCCCGAATTCAACTCATTAAAAACCAAATTGAGAAAACAACTTCTGATTATGATAAAGAGAAGTTGCAGGAAAGATTGGCTAAGTTAAGTGGAGGTGTTGCAATCCTTTACATCGGTGCAACTACCGAAGTAGAAATGAAGGAAAAGAAGGATAGAGTAGATGATGCATTACACGCAACAAGAGCAGCCGTAGCAGAAGGTATTGTACCTGGTGGTGGTGTGGCATTAATCAGAGCTATCGATGCACTACAAACTCCATCAAAAATTGAATTGGTTGGTAAAGATACCGATTATGTTACTGGTGTTCAGATTGTTAAGAAAGCATTGGAAGCACCATTAAGGGCAATCGTTCAGAATGGTGGTGGAAGTGCTGAGGTTGTAATCAATGAGGTTAAGAATGGTAGTGGTAATTTTGGATATAATGCTAGAACCGAACAATTTGAGGATTTGGTAGGTGCGGGTATTATTGACCCAACAAAGGTTACCCGATTAGCATTAGAGAACGCTGCTTCAATTGCTTCCCTTCTCCTTACCACCGAATGTGTGATAGGGGTAAAGAAGGAAGAAAAGGATTCAGCCCCTCAAATGCCCCCTCAAATGGGGTTCTAAACCTTAAAAATAGGTAAAATAATAGGGAAAAGGCTTGGTAATTCAAGCCTTTTTTCGTATATTTGTAATAACTAAAAATTATTAAATGAAACCATATTTTGATTATTGGTATAAAAGAACCCTTAAAGATGGGTTAAAGGCCATAAGATTAGTAATAGGATTAGGATTAGCGGTATCGTTTGGATACTCGGTAAATCTACCCATTGGTATTATGGTGTTTGGGTATGTATTAGTTGATGCACTTATTGATAAAAATTAAACAAAAATGAAAAACTTTAAAACATCGGAGCTATTAATCTTAGCAATCTCAATCGTATTAATCTTCGTATCGGAGTATTACTACCTCATTGAAAATAATGTAAACAAAGCAATCTTTATTGGATTGTGGCCACCTACTATTATAGGCTTGTTAAATTATGTAACCAACAAAACAAAAAAGTAAGATGGAAAATTTAGATATATACATTCTAACATCTATTGTAGCAACCCTATTCATTGTATTTGGCGTTACAATGTATAGAGAGTTTAGCCGAATGGGTAGAGAGGGGTATAATCCAGACCCAAATGAAAAAAAATATGGTAGAGAAGCCCTATTCGTTTTGATGGCACGATTATTTGATGACCAGAAAGTTCCGAAGAAAGATAAGGAGGTTATTTATAAGGCAATGCATAGAACTATCGCTGATATGGAAAGTGATGGTATATACTTTTCCGAAGATGCGAAAGAAGAACTTAAAAGACATAGAGATGAAGCATTTTGTGAATATAGTGGGCTACCGTCGGTAAAGGCCTATGATACAAATTATATAGTAAAAAATGAAAAACTTAATCGTAGTATCCCATCCCGATAAAGGTAGTTTTTGTTACAATGGTATTATGAAAACCATTGAAAAGACTTTAAGGGAAAACAAAGAGGACATACACATATTAGACCTTTACAAACAAAATGTAACTTTTAAATTCGAAGCACAAAAGGTTGAAGAATATAAGAGATTAGTAAGTTGGGCAGATAGGATATATTTTATTTCACCTGTTTGGTGGTTTAGATGTACTCCTGCTTTGGAATCATTTTTTGACCAGGTCTTTACACCTGGTTTTGCCTATAAGTTTAAACCCATAACAAAGAAATATGGTGTTCCGATTCCACTGTTGAAAGATAAAAAGGTAAGAACATATCTAACGCATGGAGCACCTGCACTACCTGTATTAACGATGTATCTTAATTCAGTTAAGTTACGATTGGTAATGGGTGTATATTCATTTGTATTCGGTTGGTTTAAAACAAAAACTCGTCAATTTTGGAGTGTTCCATTTGTTTCACATAATGAAAGATTAGTTTATTTGGAAAAGGTTAAAGAGGATGTGAAATCAGACCTAAATTCCAAATAAGATTTGTTAAATCCATTCTTTTTTCGTATATTTGTATTATGAGAGAAAACAAACCAAATTTAGGATATGCCTGTATCAATATGAGTATGGGTAAAAAGGTTACTACCAATCGTGCAATGATTAAGAGAACTTTTGAGGCGAGGGGGTTAGATTATGTATCCGATTTGGCATTGGCTAACTCAAAGGATATAATAAAGATTTTAGAGTGGAATAGATTAAATGGAATTATGTTATTCCGTCTATCATCCACTATCATTCCGTGGGGTGACCATATTGATATAACACAACTTAAAGATTACAAAGAGATTAAGAGTGAGTTAAAGAAGGCAGGTGATTTTGCTAAGTTTTGGGGTATGAGAATCAACTCCCATCCAGGCCCATTTGTTGTTCTTACTTCACCTAATGAAACCGTAGTGAGTAATGCGATTAGAGATTTAGAATTGCATGCTACTATATTTGATATGATGGGTTTATCTAAAACTCACTACAACAACATCAACATACATTGTAATGGTGTATATGGCGATAAGCAAAGTGCAATGGATAGATTCATAGAAAACTTTAAGAGATGTTCCCCATCAGTTAGGAAAAGATTGACAGTGGAGAACGATGATAAGGCTTCAATGTATTCAGTTAAAGACCTAATGTATATCCATCAAAATACCGGCATTCCTATTGTATTTGATTATCATCATCACCAATTTTGTACCGGAGACCTTTCGGAAGAACAGGCTCTTCGATTAGCTGCAACCACATGGCCTAATGGAATTCGACAAGAGGTTCATTATTCTGAATCAAAGGCATTGCACGAAAACAACCAAAAAGAAAAACCACAAGCCCATTCCGATTATATTAACCAATTACCTAATACTTATGGATTGGATATAGATATAATGGTGGAGGCCAAAGCAAAAGAATTAGCTATATTACCATTCTTAAATTAAGTGAATGAGATTCGTTTATCTACCGACGTTAAATGTTTTAATCATATTTTTTAATAAATCTGGTAGCACATTATATTGTGGGTGGATTGAAAATGTAATAACATTTTTAGGAGTTCCTTATGAATTAAAATTACATAACGAAATAGATTATATTGATTTTATAGAAAAGGTATATGATAAAAAACCAAAGATATATTTCTTTGTTCGTAATCCTTTGGAGAGAGTTGTAACTTCGTTCTATTGGTTAAATACATTCGATATAAAATCAAAGGATAGCCAATTTCCATTAGATGAATTCATTACCTATGCGGATAATTTAGAGCAATCAATAGAAAAAAGTGATGATATGCATCTCCTACCACAGAGTTGGGAATTGATTAAATGGAATAACTACATAAATGGTAGAGAAAACTCAATGTTTGAATTTAAAAATTTTAGATACGATAAGAGGTTTTTTAAGGGTTGTGAGATTGTTATTGTTCAAATTGAAAAATTCCAAAAGAATTTCGATGCACTAATTCAATCGCTATTTGCTGATAATTATATTCCATCCTATAATAAGTTGGAAGAGGTAGGTAATCATCATTACTACAAAAACTCATTTGGAATTATAGAAGAACTCCATCAACAAAAAACTAATTTTGAAATGATGTTCTCTTTACTTTCCTATAACTTTGTTGAATCAAATTTAAAAAAGCAAACCCACCACAATAATTTGTATGGGGGGTTGATAATTCGATTGGAAAAAATTAAAGAAGGAGTTCTCTCCCTAAATAAAATAAATGAAATTCTGGCTAATGAAAGCAAGTGGTTAGGATACGATAATTCCCTTATTTTAAATATGAATAGATTTATATGATGAAAGCATTAACTTACGATGACATCCAATTAGTTCCCGCTTATTCGGAAATCACATCAAGACAAAACATCAGCCTCAATACCCTATTAAGTAGAAGATATGGTTTGTTGAATCCAATTGTTGCATCACCTATGGATACTATATGTGGTGAAGAGATGGCCTATAAAATGATGTTATTGGGAGGAGTTGGTTGTGTGCATCGATTTATGACGATTGAAGAGCAAGTTGAAATAATTAGGAATTTGAGATACCGAATCTATGGAGATGGCTTTGGTGGCCCATTTGAAGATTGGGGGGTAATGTATGATGATTGGCATGCCGAAGAACCTTATGTTCCAATTATGGCGGCCATAGGAGTTCAAAGTGAAGATAAGGATAGAGCAAAAATGATTACTGATGCGGGTGTGAATGTTCTCCTAATTGATGTAGCACATGGTCATCATAAGAATGTTATTCAGATGATTAAGTGGTGTAAGGATAATCTGAATGATAAAGTTGATGTAATAGCTGGAAATATAGCAACTGCGGATGCGGCTATTGATTTAGAAAGGGCAGGGGCTGATGGATTAAGAGTTGGTATTGGTGGAGGTTCTCTTTGCACTACAAGAGTTAAAACAGGCTTTGGTATTCCAAATGTTACTTCTCTTCAACAAGTTTTAGAAGTTTCAACTGTGCCGGTTATGGCAGATGGTGGGATAAGAAGTAGCGGTGATATAGCAAAGGCATTGGCAATAGGAGCATCTAATGTTATGTTAGGCTCATTATTGGCGGGAACTGACGAAGCACCTGGTCAAATTATAGAAAAGGCAAATGGTTTATATAAAAGATATAGAGGTGCAGCATCTTTGGAAACTAAACTAACACACAACCAACAGGCGAGAAATGTTGAGGGAGAGAGTACAGTAGTTCCATATAAAGGAGGGGTTAAGTTCATCGTTAATGGTATATTAGATGGAGTAAAATCTGCTTTAAGTTATGCGGGAGCAAATAATCTAAAAGAATTTAAACCAGATTATGTTGAGGTTACGAATGCAGGAATGATAGAAGCAAAACCACATTTAATATGAGAAAGGATGCAGAAGAGCAAAAAAAGTTATATTGTAAACAAATGAAAGAAATGGCATTAGAAGATAGATTGTTTCTTAAAATTGATTCATCGATAATCAAAGATGAGAGTAATGATATGGAATTGGGAAAGAAGATTAGAGCTATGTGGAATAAAAAAGATAAACAAATCGAAGATAGATTGAAATGGTTAGAAAGTAGAATGAATGATAATGAATAAGAAAAAATTGATTTTGCTTAATGATAATGTAAACTCCTTCGATGGTGTTATATTGGCATTGATGGAAGTGTGTGGGTATAACATTTATCAGGCAGAACAATGTGCTCTTATAGTTCATAATACCGGAAAGTGTATAATCAAAGAGGGATTTATTGAAGAGTTGGATAAGTGGAGGGGTGAGTTGAAACGAATGGGATTAAAAATTAAAATTGAATAATATGAATTTAGAAAAAAATTATCGATTACAATTGCAAGAGGCCTTATCACAAGAACCTGTAAATGGTATGGGTAAGTGGGCAAAGCAAACAAAGATTGATTCAATTAAAGAAAAGATTGATTGGATTGAAAATGTTAAGGATGTAGCATTAGGTGATTTTGATTTTGGAAGTGGATTAGATAAGGATAGTTGGATTGCAGGTTATATTGTTGGATTTGCAGTTGCTGCAGATGGATTGAGGATGAAAGATGAAGAGGAAAGGGGTGAAGTGGGTGATGAATCAATAGAAAACGAAATAAACGAAGAATAAATGAAAAATTTAAAAGCATTATCGGTAATACTGATTACAATAGTAGGAACTTTGGCAGTTGTATTTGGTGAGGTGGATGACTCACCAGGTTTAGGAGGAATAGGTTTAATTCTTATAGGTGGTGCTTCATATCTAAATTTAAAGTTAATAAAAGAAAAACAAAAATAAAATGACAAATACAAAATCACACGCCGAAGTTGAATTTGAGATTTTGAGTAAGGTAGTACCTGATGCAATAGCATTAGATTTTAAAGATGAAATACTGGCTATATGCAAAAAGTTTAGTCAAAGTGGGCAAAGTGGCGGTTCTGCCCCATATACCTCCGCAATAATTTCATCGGTAATCAATAAATTATGCACATTTCAAACCATTTCCCCATTAACGGGTGAAGACGATGAATGGTCTGAAGGATCAAGTGATCCCGATGGTATATTATATCAAAATAAAAGAAACTCCGCTGTGTTTAAAGATGATAGTGGTGTATGGTATTTAGATGCAATTATATGGAGAGGGGATACGGTCGGTGAAAGTGGAAACAATTGGGACAACTTCAGCGGAACTGTTGAGGGGATTAGGAGTAGACAATACATTAAAGAGTTTCCATTCGAACCAAAAACATTTTATGTTGATGTAACAAGAGAGATGCTTCCAGCTGATTGGGAAGAAGAACCATTCTTTCAAGATAAGGATTACTATATCACATCTGAATATGAAGCAACCGGTGTAAAAAATTGGATTGCGGGTGATAAGTACCGATATGTGATTAAAGACCGTAAACAATTAGAAGAAGTTTGGAAATACTATAAGAAATAAAATTATGACAAAAGAAGAATTAGTAGAAAGTTTGAAAGAGGGTGAAGTGGTAGTAACCTTTAAGAAAAAAGATGGTAGTGATAGAGTAATGAGATGCACTAAATCATTCGATGTAATACCAGAAGAAAAACATCCAAAGACGACTTCGGATACAATAGCTAAATCAACTACAACAAATACCGACCTGATTATGGTGTGGGATTTGGATAAAGAAGGTTGGAGAAGTTTTGATTATAAATCACTTTTGAAGATTGGTGAGTAATGCTACTAATTCAAAATATAGAGACTATAATAGATAGAGTTGTATTAAGAGAGTGGTGGGTTGAGAACTATGAATTGATAGGTGATAATCAATACCAATTTTTAGTATCAAACATTAAAACTCTCAAAAAGTTTACAATTCAGGTCGAAAGGCTGCCAATAGGTGATAAAAAGTTGATATATGAAGTATGGGCGTGGAAAGAAGATGGGAATATAGTAAGGAGAATGGTAGATTTAAAACACTTTAAGCAAGTAGATGATTTTGAAAAAGTTTTAGAAAAAATAATAATTAACTACTCAAATGAATAAAATGCAAAACATATCGAAAAATCAAATCGAATTCCTCACAAAGTTAAAGGAAGAAAGGGGTAATATAGATTCAATATTACTATCATTAACAAAGTGGTCATTAGTAGAATATACCGAACATTATGGAAACTATGAAGGTAGTGATTTTAATTTGGAAGTGGATACCAATTGGAAATGGGTGAGGTTAGGATATGATGTGGATGATTTGGATTCCTTAATACAAACATTAGAGAATCTACCATTAGGGGAAATCGGCTCTATGGATTTAACTCAGCATTTTATATGTGAGGATATGAGTGATGGTGATACTGAAATTATAGCAAGTGATTTCACACCAGAATTATCAGAAGAGTTGGCGGAAGAGATAGACCTATATGAATTATATTGGGATAGTGAAATCAATAATAGTGAATACCATTTTGATAAGGGTAGTATCTTTCAAATAGAGATTACTTTAAAAGAAGGAGAACCGATTATATTTGAAGAGGGTTTAGGATAACTCACAACAATAGCCGTTGAGCGGGGCGGGGGTTGGGGGTATCGTTCTCCCTTTGTCCTTCGGGTCCGAAAAATTTCGGAGGATAAGATTTATTGATAGTATTTAAGTTTATGAAAGCAATACATTTAGTAGATAGGGATAAAACAATTATCACTTTTAACAAAGGTGGTAGTACCCTTTTCACCTATACACTCAAACTATTCCTTAATTGGAAAGGGATTGAGGTAACGGGTGAGTATATAGGAGGTAGAGAAAGTATTGCGGTGACCCGTAATCCTATTAACCGATTTTTTAGTGGATTCTTACATTCACATACGGTACCGAGAGGTGGAGATTGGGATTTTGTAGAGAGGGGTGATATAATCCGAAAAATGGAAAGGTGGATAGAGAAATCAAAAAATGGGGATATAAGAGATGATTGGCATTACGAAAGGCAAGGTGTGATACTAAACGAAATGGGATTTAGTGGTAAAACCTACCGAATAGAAGATATAGGTGATGAGATAAACCGAATGGCGAATTGGCCTGCCCCCAACGCAAATCCGGATTGGAGTTCTACCGAACCCTTAGTTCGAAAGGGTGGATTGGGGTTATTAGATGATTTGGGTATCGAAATGAGTGAATGGGATTGGCAAATCTTTATTGGTTTTTGGAAAACGGTTGAGAACAATTTAGAAAACATTCATCATAGGAGTAATGAAACCCGCTTAATCCGATTCATCATTCAAAGTGAAAGACCGGGTTTGTACGATGTCATTACTAATTGGTTTGCGGAAGATATAAAAAGATTTGGATATGGGGGGATTATATAAAACATACGATTGCCATCGAAAGAGCCACACCGAAGTGATGGAGGAGTTAGAGAATTGGATACTACTAAACCAATACGATACTCCATTAGAAATCATTACCGGAAATTCGGAAGCGGTGAAGAGTATAGTGAAGGAAATATGTAAGGGTATGTGGATAGAGGTAAGAGAGGGTTGGATTAATAAAGGAACAATGATAATAGATTCTATATGATAATAGAAATCCGAGATGGAGAGGAAGCGTTCATACCCGTAAAGAGGGTTGGAGCGGGTGAGAGACAACCTTACCTTATAAGTGGCTCATTGGATATGTATGGGGATATAACCCTAACGGGTAACCTTATCGTTCAACAATCCCAATGGGTGTACCTAAGAGGACCGGTAACTTCATCGGCAGCCCTAATCAATGGAGGGGTTACGGCATCTAACCTCCTCATACGAAAGAGTAGGGGGGATGGAGAAACGAATTCCGAATGGGGTAATGTAGAGGTAGAGGGGAATATGGTAGTGGGAGGAGTGAACCTATTAGATAAGATAGCCGTTTTAGAAGAGAAGGTAACCCAATTAGAAAAATTGGCGGAAACTAAAAATAATTCAGCATAAGAGTATAGCCATAGTATAGAGTATGAATAAGATAAGTATAGATAAGAGAAGAAGAGAAGGTTTACAAAGATTAATCGAAACACTCATAAAGATAGAAGAGTACGAACTATGCCATCAGATACACCACATACTGAATAGAAAGGAGAACCAAACCCTATGCCATAAGTGTTCACTACCATTAGGAGAGGAGGGGATATGTTGGAGATGCCTAACAAAATAAAAAGTAATAAAAAGAGAGTAGGGATAGAGGTAATCAAACTGCTGATAATCCTAATCCCCATATGGTTGGTATTAAGAGGGGGGATAATCCTTCTATTCACCCTATTAAAGGAATTTTATTAGATAGGGTATATGGGTATAGGGAGTGTGGAGATGTGGTGGCAAAATGGAGATATGGGGGTTTAAAAGGAGTGATTAGCGATTAAGTACTAAACCTTTTCACTATGTGGTGTAGTAAGGTGGGGTGAGGGTGAAAGCATCCGTATTATACTCTTTAATGTTAATTTCTTAATATTATGAACGGTGTGAAAAAGTGGGGGAAAGTGGGAGGAAGTGGCATATACACATCCATACATAGAACGATTTTTTCCTGGCACGCAAAGGTACAACAAAAAATTCACATATCCAAGCGTTTATACCAAAATTTTTTCTATATTTTATCCCCTTTTGTTAGAAATTATTCGGTGCACAGCCGACGAGAGCAGAATTTTATTCGGTTACAATTGTAAATAGTATGTAACAAATGTAAATTCGGTGTTACATATTAATCTACCCAACCACCACCTCTGACCTTCACTTTTATTTTTGGGTCATTGTATAGAGGGTCTCCACCTTTACCAATCGCGGCATCCTTAAGGGATTCAGAATAGGCTTCATCACCGGCTCTACCCAACTCTTTTGCTTTTTTTAGCTCATCGGTAGTTAAGGCTTCACCTTTAGTAAATGCTGCGAAATGTTTTGTGTGATAAGAACCTAATGGTTTGATGATGTTGTTGTTACGAAGATGTGCGGCCTTTCGGTCTAAGTAATCGAAAAGCTGGTCATCACTCAGCCCTTTTAGTTCCTCATCGGATAATTCTTTAAAGTTCGACATAACCTTCAACGATTAATTGTTCTCTAATGGCCATATTCTCTTCGGATTCTTCTTTAGAGGTCTTACTAGCTAATCGGTCAGAAGTAATGAGGGTAATGGCGGCAACGGCTTTATTATATGTTACATACCTTTTCCCAAAGAGTTCAGAACCAAATGAAGGCCCTTTAGTTATAGTTACCATATCACCAAATACATGATGAGGGGTTGGTTCTACTCGGAAGTTTGAGACCTTAGTGAATTCTTTTCCGGACTTCTTGTCCAATTTCCATTCAATACTCATAGTTTTATGTTTTAAGGTTTATTATTTGTGAAATAGGTTTCCAATCTCCGCCGGTCTCCAACCACAATTTAATGCATCGTTTAGATTTGCGATGTTCTCATAAGTGAGGTGAGTCCAATAGGATAGGGTATTTAATTCATCCATAAGGTATTTACCAACATTAGGATAGTTTGCACAATAAGAGTGGAGGCGATTTACGTTTTCCTCATTCATTCTCTCAATTAGGGTTTCTACTTTCATATCTATTATCATTTATTACATAACAAACATAGGGAAAAGCAGTGATATATCCAAGCGTTTTCCGATATTTATTTTCCCATTTTCGAAAAAAAAGTTGGGGTTTTGCTTGGATTTGTGGAGGAAAAGCCGTACCTTAGTAGGGCGGGCGGGAGGATAGTATATCCCTATAAGGGGGCGTAACTCGTTGATAATGAGGGAGTCATGGAAGCGCAAGGATTCTGTCTCCATGGTCGGAAAAACTAATGCTGTTTAATCCAGTCCCTATCTGTACTAAACCAGCCCTTCGGATTGGGGGACTGTATATACAGATTGATATCGTCTATACAGCATTGATTACCAACGACTTACGAAAATCCAAAAAATAATTGAGGAAATGCTTGGATTATTCAATCTTTTTTAGTAGATTTACTATGTAATAAATGAGAGAGATATGAAAAACAAATTGAAATTCAGTTATGTAGGTATGGAGTTTGAAGTTCCATCTACCTGCCTTCGTACTACCGATTATTGGGGAAAACCTTTAGAAACCCCTTACATCTCTATCGGTCGTAAAGAAGTGGCTTCGATGAGTAAGGCCTTTGTTAAGAAAAACTATCCTAACCTATTAGTGTGGGCTAGTTCAGAGGTGTTCGCTAATGGTAATTCAGTTTCGGTTAATGTGTGTAACTCCGATGGTTCAGATTTGGATTATGATTCTACTGAATGGAAAACAATCAATGGGTTTACCAATTCGTTAGCCGGTGGTAAGTATGATGGTATGCATGACATCTATGAGTATAGTGAGCCAGGTAAAACTGATAATGGTACTAAGTTAGACATCTACGCTAAGTATGTTCATTGTAGTAATCAGGCTCCGCATGGGAGTTGGCCATCAGCCGTTAAGTGTTTGAAAGGGTTAATTGCCGGTGAGTATGTGTTCGGTCCCCTTACTTTGGAAAACGCAATTGCGAAGGCCAAAGGGTATGGTTATTCAGAATCTAACATTGAGAAAGCATTAAACTTAATTTAATATGAGAGCATCAGTTAAGAGAGAGAAATTGTTAAAGAACTCAAAAGGTCAATACCGATACCAATTCAATTGGATAGGTGGTGGGTTCAATGATATTTGGGCTAAGAACATCATAGAGTTTATGGCTGAGGTGAAACGCCAGTTTGGAAACTCTAACCTAAAGGTGGATTATACTACCGTTCACAAAGCAACTGAAAGTAGTGCTAAGGAATGGGATAGAGCAGGTAATATGATGTGTTGGTAAAATAAATGGGGAAACGCTTGGAAAATTCAAGACTTTCCCTTATCTTTACTATGTAATAAAAAGAGAGAGTTATGAACAAGTATCCAAATGGTTATCTACCAAAAATTGAGTTTTGGGAAGCAAAGTATATTATGGCCTTAGAGGCGAGCATCGGATGTTATGGTAGGGGTGATAGAAGGAATGGTGAGTTAAACTACCTAAAGGCAAAGGAAGCTAATGAGAAGATAGCATACTTTAGGGGCAGAGAGGCGGAAAGAGTAAGTGAAGTGAATATTTGGTAAAAAAAGAACAAAAAAGACTTGGTAGAATCAAAATTTTACCGTATCTTTACGAAGTAAATAAAAGGGAAGAATAGAGGCTCCCTTAATAAGACCTCTAAACTATAACAAACCCTCCCATCAGTAGGGGATATTCAAACTGATAATTTAAACTATGGCAAAGATGTCAAAGAAGAAAGCGGTTACAATGTATGAAACAGTGTATCCAAACATTCAGAAGATTACAACACCTTCTGGCACTATTAACTACCGTGTAAGAGTAGGTTTCAATGGTGAAGTTCTTTCTCAGTACGCTCCTTCATTGAAGAAAGCGAAGGCTGTAAGAGCTGAATTATTGGGTTAATATCCATAAGGATTCCCAAATTATTAAGAGGGGGGAGGATTTTTCTCCCCACTCTTTTCTTAAAATTTAATGATTAGTAAATATAAACAAACAAAGATGAAAAAAGTGTTCGCAATTATCGTATTAGCAGCTGGTATGACAGCATGTGGTGGTAAAGGTACAACTGAAGCTACAACCGATTCAACCGCAGTAGTGGTGGATTCAGCAGTAGTAAATGTTGATACAACCGCAACGGTGACTGATTCTACATCAGTAGTAAAATAAGGGTTACGATTAGTAATGAGTGTGAGAAGCATCTTCCAGTAAAGTTCTATTCTCTCTTTTACTCTTTTATTACATAAGTTTCTTACAAAATACTCAATAGAGGTAGGGAAGACTGCCTCTATTTTCTTGCGTCCCATCATATTTATAGATGTTGGGAGAGAGATTTGGTTTTTCCAACAATTTTTCGTATCTTTAAGGTTCTAAATCCACCAATTATGGCAAAACGTATATACCTAAAGACCACCGGCGAAGAGTTAGGAAGAGCCGGTATGTTACGAATAGCTTCAATGGCAATCACCTGGTGTAAAAACCATTTAGGTGTGAATGGGCGTAAGGCCTTATACCCTGTATGGGGGTTATCAGCGGAAAGAATGGAAAATATAGTTGGTGATTACGATGATGTAGAGAACCAAATTACAATTTATTACCACAACGTAGATGATGTAAGAGAGTTAATAGCAACCATTATACACGAATGGACACATCAACTACAACCCTGTCGAACAAAATACAATAAATGGAAGGGTTCATACCAAAAGAACCCATTAGAAGTGGAGGCCTATGAAGCGGAGGCCTTATATACCTCACCTTGTTGGAAGGCCATTAAATCAAAAGTAAACCGATAAAAAATATTTGGGATTTTACTTGGAATTCTCATACTTTTTTCTTACCTTTATAGGGCGGTAGGGCGGGAGCAGCCTCCCATAGCTGCCGGTCGTAACCCCCTCATACTCAACCGATTATAACCCGTTGATTATCAAGCAAGTTTTTTAAAGAAAGTCTCTCCCATATTTGGATTATATGGCGGTATCCCCTATCTTTACTATGTAATCAAAAGAGATAATATGATAACAATCGGAGAAACCATTTTAGTAACCCTTTTCACCGGTGTGTGTATTGTAGGGTATGTATTCGTAAAGACAGTAATCGAACATTCTAAAACTAAGTAAGATGAGTAGAGCAATTAAGTACTATGTGGAGGCCATCAATCCGGTCCAACCCACCCTATTGGAAATTATTTTTGGTTTTTTCAAAAGTTTTTAACTAAATGCTTGGATAATTCAATCTTTTTTACTACATTTACTATGTAATAAGATGAGAGATATGGAACTGATTGATGTGCGTGGTATGAGTGTTAATGAGTATTGTAACTTCGTAGAGAGTAGAGCTCTCCATTTGGGAGTTAGCCCTATGGAGTTGAATATTGAGTTTTGGGAGAGAGATTTGATTAGTATGGTGAAGTACGACCTGGCAAAGGCCGAGTTGTTTCAACGCCAGATAGATATGGAGTACGAATCCTAATGGTTGTCGGAAACAAAAAATAATTTAGTAAAATATGACCACTATGTATAACGAAGGAAGAGTAAGAGTAATAGAACAATTAGAGAAGGAAGAATTCCATATACTGAATATATGTGATGTAATGGATTGGATATATAGTACATTCAGACCAAATGGACAGAGATGGGATATGAGTTGGGAAGAAGAGAGTAAGTATCTAAAGCAATTTTGTGATAATTTCCAACTATACCTATATGAGAAACCGAATGAGGAGTTCTTCGAATGGGAGGGAGCAGAAGAAGCGAGATTAGGAGGATGGAGAGGAGTAATACTAAGTAACCTAAGTTAATATGAATAACGAGTATATCGAATTAGAAGGTAGGAGGGTCTTACCAAACGGTGCCGTAGTACAAAGGAGTATATACCCAAAAGAGCAGTTAGAGTTCAACCAATGGGCGAGAGAGTTGGGAGTGAGTAGCTCATACACACCCGTAGTCGAAGGTAACCGCCCAATGGAGATGATAAGGGAGTGGGGCGTGAAGGGCGTAGATGTGTTAGGTTTTATGTAACCGTAAGAAAGTCAATGAGTTAGAGGGGGGCTGGGGTATCCTCGAATGTTTGTGTTGGCTTTTACTACGTGTGGAAAAATATATATTATACCTCCGAAGGTAAAAATTTCGGAGAAAAAATTTTACCTATATGGAAAGTTGATAAGTAATGTTAAAGATAGAAAATATACATAAGATAAAGGAAGAGATAGTTAGGGATATGTATTTTCATGAAGTTGATGAGAATGATCATATTTACATCTTTGAGTTAAGAAGTATCCTTTCAGATGTGAATGAGAAGATAAAAGTGGTATTACATAAAGAAGGGTTTGAAGATGAATATGGAAACAATGAGTATTCATTAAGAATTGCTTACTATTCTCCTATTCAATTCGATTTAAGGATACCAGATTTAAAGAATATAGGTATATTGTTAGGGTGTATAGGAAAGTTAATCGATAAATATAACGATGAGAAGAAGCAAAGCAAAAATATATAAGATAATCAAAGAGTGGAAGGATGCATCCCCTACCGAAGTGTGGGAAGGGTTTAGGGATAATTTCATTTTTGGATTTTTGGGTGCAACCTTAGTCGTATTTATTGCCACTCGGACGGATTTAGCGGTATTGATTGGGTATATAACATATTACACTTTTATGGGTAAGATTGTGAACCGTCCAAAGTATGTTACCGATTTGGGTAAGTTGATTGTATTTCCCTATTCATCTGCTTTTGGGGCGTTTGTAGGGTATAAGATTTCGTATATACTTTTAGAATGGTTAAATGGTTTAGGAATATGATGATTAAAAAAATAGTTGTAGTAGGAATGATAATGGGAGTGTTATCTTCTTGCGTAGAGTATCGAATTAAAAGGGTTACTCATTCGGATGGTAGTAGTTACCACTTTCCACAACAAAGAAGGGGATTGGGTGATTGGGTGGATGTATCACCTACCGGTTCTTATACCTATGATTGGGCGGTAGAGGTAATTAGGGAAAAGAAGGAGAGGAAGGGGGGAGGGATTAGTTATCTAAAAATTAAATAAGAATGAGTAGAATACCAATACCACCGATGACGGCTCCACCACCAAAAGGAGTATCGGTGAATATATCCCAACCGAATTCAAATGTTGCTCAACAAATTCGGGATGTTGCCGAACAAAAGGCCCGTATGGTAATAGATGAATGGATGAAGGGGCATAAAGACCTATTTGAATCGAAGAGTGTAAAGTTAAAGATTCAAAACATTCAATCCATAGTGGGGATGCCCTATGATGACCGCCTAAACATCGTAGGTGTGGTAGAGGAGGATAAGTACTACCAATTTAATTTAGATAATACGGCTAAAACCGGTGGGTATCAAATCCTTTTACATCGAAGACAAACCGATTCGGGTCATTACATTATGGAGTATGATTCTAAAACCTTATGGCTGGGTAGTGATGAGATAGATACTATTGAAAAGATTATAATTTGTATGAATACTATATAATGAAAATGGTTTGCGGTAAATCTCTACTATATGTTAATCATTCAGAATACCGATAGGATTACCGGTCACCGCATTTCCGATGATTGGGTATTTGGTAAAGTGGTTTTACACCGATGGGATTACTACTTCTATATAAACGATACTGATGGTAATCAACGAAAGGATGTCCGCCTTCATCGCCATTTGGTAAGGGATGATTGTTACCGTCTCCGATACGGTTCTAATCATATCGATATTACGAAGGCGGCGATTGAAGATAGGGAATTATTTTCTTTTTATGTTTCCGTCTTAATAGGTGGAGATTAGATTTGGAATACTCAATTATTTTTTGTATATTTGGTTATGTTTATGGAATACAACGAATGGTGTAAGGAGTTGGGAGTGGCTACCTTATGTGATTACAACGATAAGCGGATTAGGGAGTGGCAGGAGAGGAGAGCAGATTGGGAAGCCGTATGGTGGATAAACTATCAAAAGGCTTATTCTAAATCGAATGGACGGATTTTAGGACCGGAAAATGGTTTAAGAGAATGAAAGAAATAGATGATGTATTATTAAAAACGATTGGGATGGATGTTCAACAACTCTATTCCAAATACGGTCATAAAAAGGATTGGAAAGATTTTCTTGCTGATGTGTATGAGATTGTAGAGAAGTCCAAAGAGATTACCCTTACTATCCAAAATTTCCGCAAAATCATCGGTCATTATGATACACAACTTAATAATATAAACGATTTCTCTTTTGATGTGATTTCGATTGAAGAGGATTATAAAGATTATGAAATGTTAATTGATTGGAATGGTAGAAGGATTAATGCGGTGATAAGCCGAACTAAAAATGTCGAAGGGGGTGATTATAATATGGATTTTAGAAGCGGTAACATTCACCAAACATATTCAATAGAAAGGAGTGAGGTTACCATCGATACCATCATATATAAAATTTCCTATTTCATTTATAACAATTTAGAACAATTACCTTTTTAAAATATAAACTATGAACACAAAGTATGATTTAACAATTGGCGATTTGCAAGACATTGAATTGGTATTGGTTGAGGCCTCCGCGTGGGGTTGTAGAACCGAAGTAGAAGAGAAGGCTCAAAATTATATCGATGGTGGTATTCATCCTACCGATGCATATCATTTCGCTTTTGAAGATTGTACGACCATTTAATATTTATTAGTATGAAAGTTTCTCACGAACAATTAAACGAAGAAGTAAACGAACAATTGATTCCATATCTTTTGGAATTATCGCTACCTTTGAAGGAAGTCATGAGGTGTGTTCACACATACATCACCGCAAGAATTGAAGATTATGAGTGGGAAGATACGAATAAAGCAATGGGTGTTGTTCAAAAACAAATAGATAAATTTCTAGCCCCTCCTACTTTCGAAGAAAAGTTTGGACCAATCTGCCTAAATTAAATTTTATGAAAAAGGTTATGCATTGGATTAAATCCTTATTTAAGAAGGATGAGATTTTTACCTTTATTGTCACAAACAAAGAGGGTGTGGATGAATTGTGGGTATATAAAAATGGTAAACGAATTAAATAAGTTATGAATATAATTAAAATATTACAATCATTCACACTTTTTATGTTGGGTGGTTTCGGTCATTGGTATATTATGTATTGGCAATTTAAAATGCCGAATTGGATTAAGTCACCATATCCTTACCTAATAGCAATTGTTTGCACTTGGTTATGGATAAAGGCGAGTGAATATGGAGTAGCGGGTTTTGGAGGAAGTATGTGGAGTAATCGTTTTTTATTTTTTATCACCGGTGTATTTGTTGGTATTATATTATACCCACTTCATTATAATCAGAATTTTTCGCTCAAAGTATTAGTTCAGATTATTCTTGCTCTTCTTATCCTTTTAGTAAGTATATTTTGGAAATAATATGAGTTTAGGAAAAGAATTAATAACATATAAAGATGAACTATATTGGGTTTATCGAAAAGTAAAAGAAGGTTCGGTGAAAAACATCGAAATGGTAAAAGAATTTTGGCAATGTGATATTACACTTAAACATAATGGGGTTCTACTTTTTTGTAGGCACATACCGAATGTAGAAATTGAAAATTAAAACAAAAAAAAATATATGAGCAAATTAGTAAAAATGTTAAGAGCAACTGCGGAAGCGGATAGAGCAAAGGCCCTCCTTACTTTAGACCTATTAGAAAATAGAGGAGTTGGTATTGGAGACCATTCAACCGATGATTTCTATAAGAATGCAGAAGATGCATTAAAGATGTTAATAGATGCGGATGATAGGTTAGAAGCAATTGGCAAATATTTTCCACTTAAATAAAAAAACAAATGGGTTACGAAAATTTTACAACCGGATTCAACAAACCTGCCATATTTACGGCACAAACTTACGGAACAAAAACTACCGTTGAGATTGACCATTCTGATTTGGATTTAAATGAAGTAATGGAGGCGTTCCAAACTTTAATCATCGGTATGGGATATAGTAACGATTCCCTTAAACATTGGGTATTGGAAAAGGCAGATGAATATAATGAGGAGGATAGAGAAACTATTTCATTCAATGAGGAAGAAACAAAGGCGATGAATGATTACCTTGCTAACCTACCGGCTGATTATGATAATAATCTACCTAAAAATGATTTCGAATACAATGATTATGGTATGAGAGTTAATAAAACTAAAAAATGAAAAACAAAAACTGGATTGAACTTGCATTAAAAATCATCGGTGTTGGATTGGGATTCTTTATTCTTTTCCACGCGTTCCGAATGGTAATTCTTTTTATCCTATTTTTAATTAACGGATGATAAAACCATTTTCCATTTTAGATTCTCGAACCAAAGAATGGCAAGACCGTAAAAGATGGTGGATAAATACCTATGGAATCAAATCAGAATTAGGTAGAGAGGCAACCATATCCAAATCTCGCTTTTGGGATACCGAAGAGAACACCGTTTCTATCTTTGATGCAACCTTATGTGAAAAGATGTATGAATGGTTTGCACTTAAAGGTGGTAAGGTATTAGACCCATTTGCAGGTGGGAGTGTGAGAGGAATCATTGCAACCGAAATGGGATTAAGATACGATGGTATAGATTTATCCGAAACACAAATAGAAGCGAACCGATTACAATCCCATAAACCAAATTGGATTTTCGGTGACAGTGATAAAGAACTTACCCTATTAGATGATGAGGGCTATGATTACATATTTACTTGCCCTCCTTATCATGATTTAGAAATCTATTCGGATTCACCTGATGATTTATCTAATATGGATTATCAAACATTTTTAAACAAATATAAATCAATACTAAAACAAACGTTTAACAAATTAAAACCAAACCGCTTTTTTACAATTGTGGTATCAGAAATTAGAGAACTTACAAAGACAGGTAGTTACAAAATCGGTAGTTACAAAGGATTAGTTCCGGATACAATAAAAATATGTGAGGAAGCAGGTTACAAATTTTACAATGATATGATTTTAATCAATTCGCAACATGCGGCATCAAGAGTAGGAGATACTTACTTTGAAAGAAACCGAAAAGTTCCATCCGTTCACCAAAATGTACTTACTTTTGTAAAAGGTAATCCCGACCTTGCCACAGAAGAATTAGAATGGGATGGTGAATACAAATGTATAGTAGAAGGAAAAAAGTATAAATCATTTAGAGAGGCCGCTATTTCAATAGATGCTGATATATTAGTTGCCTCCGAAGTAGAAAGAAGATGCCTTTCTCCAAAAATTAAATACAAAGATTGGCAGGTGATTGGGGAAGAAACTAAACCCGTATTAAAAATAAGTTTAGATGGGTACTTGTTTGAATCACCGGTGCAGGCTTCACAATACATTGATATGAGTGTTGGTGAAATTAGAAACCGCATCTATTCATCCAATCCTCTTTACCGCCATTGGATTCAATTAGAAGAACCTACTACTAACATTTCATATGAAGAGCATGAAAAAAGTTTAGAAGGTGTAGTGGTAAGGGAACAGTTGCATACTATTCAATGTGAAGGAATTGATTTTTATTCTATCAAAGATGCGGCGCAACATTTTGATGTATCCGATGAAAGAATAAGACAAAAATTGGTATCCGATTCTTATAACGATTACATCTATCTTTATTAATTATGAAAATAAAAGGTTGGGAGAAGTTAAGTGGTATAACGTATAAAGGATTAACAATTGTAAATCCAATTCACAATGCTGAAGAAACTAAATATACAACTCAAATAATTAATTTTAATAGACCTGATAAACCTATTTGGAAATTAAAAGTATTGACTAATAATCATAAATTCCGAATGGGTTCAACTGATTTTTTTGTTTCCATCGAAGGGGAAAACCGAATGTCCACACAAACAATTGTTTCACGAGCAATGATGCTAAAACTTTCCGATTTTAGAATGGTCTTTGAAGGATTAGTGGATGAAATCCTAATGATGGAGGAAAAACTTGTTTCTACTATATCACATCGAATAAATGGTGGGGGTGCAAGTAGTGGTATTATTAATATGGTTCAAAATAGTGGAACTACTATTGATTATGGTAAAATGATGAGTGAATTAATAGATGGGATTAAGGTGAATGGGGATTTAAAGAAGGAATTAGAGGAGAGATTAAAAAACATATAATCTTTTTGGAATAAAATTATATTTATATGTATGAAATTAAAACCGATACTTACTGAATGCTGGACCGGATATAAGCAGGTTGGTATGAAAAATAAGGGTGGAAAGCAAGTTCCTAATTGTGTTCCTGTCACCGAATCTACAAAAGATGACATCATTAAGGATTTGGATAAAGCTAAAAACGATTTACTTAAAAAAGTAGATACTTTGATAGCAAAGAAGAAGAAATTATATTCCGATGTAGATATTGAAACACCTATGACGGCAGATGAAAAAAAATTAGATAAAGATATAGCAGATTTGTTTTCCGATATAAATAAATTAGTTCTTCAAAAAAGAAGTCTTAAAGAGAATCAAGCGGTTAGTGGTGGTAAAGTTCATAAATTAATTACCGGTAAGAACTTAAAATTTAAAGGTAAATCATATAATCAAATTGATTTTGAAACATTAGGAGTAGATAATAGTAATGGAACTATTCGATTAAGAATCCTAGCTCCAAAAGAGATTTTCGGAAACGAAATGAGTTTGGATTTTAAAACTATTAGAAGAGGCCCTTTCTTTAAAACCGATACGAGTAATCAATTGGGTGAAGGTTTATACCATGTAGGATATAATAAAGGTAGAGGGCAAGGAACAGGTGTATTCAAAGATTCTTATTCATCATACAAAGATGCTAAAAAAGAAGTAGAAAAGCTTGAAAAGCAAAGAGGTGGTTCATATAATATGATTGCTTATTATGTAGCAGATAAAGATGGTAAATTTGTAAGAGAATCGGTAAACGAAATCAGTTCGAATGTTCCTAAAATTTTTGTAAAAACTGCGGCAGTTGAAAAGAAGATTAAAGAATTAATGGCCGATAGAAAAAGGGCAGTAGTTCCTTATAATAACGAAACTGATCCTAAGAAAAAGGAGACCTTAAAACAAATCCTTATCAAATTAACAAATCAAATCAAAGGATACGAAAAGAATTTGATTCAGTTAAGAGATATGGAAGAAGAGTATATCCAAAAATTAAATGCAGATGCTGAATTGGAAGTAGAATCGATCCTTTCCGAAAAACAATTTAAAGGATTAGAGGGTATCCCATCAAATAAATCATTAGAAGATATAACCAAAGACCAAAAATTAAAAATAATTAAGGGTGTTGGTAATATAATTGATTTTATTGTTCCCAAAGGAGTAGATAGAAACTTTTGGCAAGTAATTGGAACAGGTAAGATTCAAAAAAATATGGGTGGTAACTATGTATTAGTTGGTAAAATAATTTCTTCACCCGCGTTTAAATCATTAGACGACCTTATTAAAGGTGTAAATTGGAAATCTATGGAAAGTAGAAGAAGATTTAATGAGAGTGTAAATGAGGCAACCGAACTAAAATGGCAAGATGTAGAAGTGGGGGATGTGGCTAATGTTAAGGCAATAAACAAAACCGGCCTTATTATCAAAACTTATGGTAGAAAATTCCACCTTAAATTCCCAAATGGTTCAACAAAAACCTATGATGCGAGTGAATTAACTTTTATTAAGAATTAACCAATATAAATTTATATATTTTTTTTATCATAACCCATTGATTTTCAATGGGTTATTTTTTTAAAATAATTCCCTTATTACTTGGAAAATCCAAAATTTATTCCTATCTTTACTATGTAATAAAAAGATAAGATATGAACATTATACGATTTAACCGCCACGAATTATTCAACTCCACATGGATGGCGTATCATAGAGAAACACTAAACCAAATGGAGATGTTTTATATCCTTAAAGAACAAAGTTGGTTCAATGAGGTTTACAATATGTTGTGTGGTGTATGGGATGGATACCTTTACACAGAGATGTTAGAATCAGCAAAACAATTGGGTTTACCGACTCACATTACTGATAGAATAGCAATCACAATTAATTTCATCAAAGAGAATAAAAAATAAGATTATGATAAAGAGTAAACAAAACAAAGGTATCGAAATCGATTTAACGGGCCCACAAGGTAATGTGTTTTTCTTAATTGGAACAGCTAAAAACTTAGCCAAACAATTAGGATTAGATGGCAAAGAAATTCAAGCTAAAATGATGAGTGGTGATTATGAGAACGCAATAAATGTGTTCGATGAACATTTTGGTAGTTTCGTAACCTTATATAGATAAAAGATGGTTATAAATTCATTATTACCACCGGTATGTATTCAATCAGTTGTAGATGGACAATGGTATATAGCAACTACTGATTCTAAATTAGGATGGGTTAAAGTGGATAGACGATATGATTGGGATGAGTTAAGTAAAATGTGGAATAGAATTACATATACTACTCTAAAGAAAGAATCTCCTAAACGTATTAAAGCTAATTATAATGTAGAAGGTAGTAAAGGAAACATATATAAGGTCTTAAATGATGAAGGAAAATGGAGTTGTAGTTGTCCCGCATTTGGTTGGAGTAGAGGTAGAGATTGTAAGCATATTAAATCATTAAAAGTTAAAATATAAAATTATGAGTAAAGTAAAAGAGTTATTAGAATTTTTAGAGTATGAAGCCCATTCTCTTTCCGCAACTGAGTTTTGCATAATGTTAGATAAAAAAGATATTCCGTGGATTTGGGATGAATGTGAAAACCTTTTGGATTATAACGAAGGTAGATGTGTAGTTGAAGTTATTGAGTTAGGTAGAATGTATTGGTTTGAAGATGGTAAATTCGTAGAGGAAATCGAAATGAGTTATTAATAAAATTTAAAATATAAAATTATGGGAGTAGATATTTCAGGTAGAAACCCAAAAACAGAAGTGGGTGATTATTTTGCGAGTAATTGGTGGGGATGGAGACCTATTAATTACATTTGCCAATTGGCGGCTGAACAATCAAAATTAAAGATTGATTTTTCTCATTGGGGTTCAAACGATGGTAAAGGCCTTCGTACACAAAAGCAGTGTGATAAGTTAGCAGATGCATTGGAGAAACTTTTGGGAAACGATTTCAACTTAAAAGGTGATGATGATAGGATATATCTTTGTTTAGGAGCATGGTGTGAATTTGGAACAGGTCGATTCATCGGAACTGAAAAAGAAGTTTCATTAAACGAACAATACCCCTATGGAGAAATTATGTATTCATCGGTAGTAACATCAGAAGGATTAGCAGTTGAATCGGCTCACTCTACATCGGTTGGTAGAATAAAAGATTTTATCATATTCCTCCGCAATTGTGGGGGATTTCAAATTTTTTAATATGAACATTTTTTTATGTGTATATATGATTCTTATGTTCCCTATGATTATTGGGGTTACTAATGAGTTAAAGAAACAAAACATTGTAATGAATGGATTCCTATCCAATTTCTTTCTATTTTTGAATTGTATAGTAACACTACCAATGTGGTATTTTCTTACTATTAAAGAATTTTTTCAAAAGAGAAAAAAATAATTTATTACATAGTGTTTATCGATGGTGGTAGTTTCTATCACCATTTTTTTTATATTTATTTAAAATGATGTTATATGGATATAGAAGAAGAAATTAATGATAAAGCTGAGCATATTGTAAGGCTTTTAAAGAAGGGTTCATTTTTTGAAGAATACCCCTTTATCCTACCTGTAAAATTAAAATTGACACTCCAGGCTTCGATGTATAAAAAATATAAGAGTGAAGGTGTGGTGGATTTAGATACTAAAGAATTGGGGTTATTGATACACAATCTAAATAGGGATGGGTTATCATCCACGTTATATGAACTTAACCATAAGGGTTATTTGAGAATGGCAGTTAATAAAGAGGGAGAATTAGTTTATGCCCTATCCGATACAAGCAAATCAATAGAGTTTCTTAATAAGAGACAAAAATTTCTATTAGAAACATTTACAATAAAAAAATAATATGTTAAACCAAAAGTTTAATCTTGCGTATTTTAACGGATGTTCTTTTACGCAAGGAGGTGGATTAGAAACCATTAACGATGTTGATTGGAATGAGAGAGATGAGAATGGTGTTGAAAAAGATTTAAAGGATGGTAGGAGAGATGTTTTAAAGATATACAACGAAACTTATGGTATTCCCTATTGGAATTCACGATTAGATGTTGCATACCCATCGATATTTGCCGATACATCAAAAATACAAACTATTAATGATGCTCAAAGTGGTGGGGGTATAGAGAGAATAATAAGAACTACCTATGATTTCATATCCGAAAATTGGGAGATAAGAGATAAGATTTTAGTTATTTTGGAATTGGCTGATTTTAGTAGGTTGGAATTTTATTCTAATACATTCAATCAATATACATTATTTAATTATACAATACATTCTGAAAATAATACAATAGATGAATGGTTTAGTTGTAGGGATTATGCTAAAAGGGTTTATTCAGATGATAATAACCATTTAAGACCAATTTTAAAACCATTTGTGGAGGAGTGTTTAAATCCAAAACAAATATTTCAAAAATTGACAAGAGAACTTATTACCTTTCTTTCTTTCCTAAAATTAAATGGTGTAACTTTTTATATAACCGAAGAACTCAATTACGATTTAGTTGGGTTAAAAGAACGTATTTTTTCCGATAATATTTTACCATTTGGTTCATCTTACATTTGGGCCCAAAAAAATAGAGGTAGAATAGTGGATGAGGTTTCTATTGAAGATGTTCATCCTGGTGTATTGGGGCATAGAGGGTATGCAAAAGAGTTGGTTTCATATTTGGAATCAAAACATAGATAATTCCTATTAACATATTTATTGGTATGGGATTATTTAAAAATATCGGTAATTTTTTCAAATCTAAAGTTGGTAAATTAGTAGCCGGCGTTGGTGCAGTTTTAGCAGCTCCATTTACCGCAGGCGCTTCTTTGGCAGTTCTACCGGCTGTATTAGCGGGTGGAAAAAAGAAAAAAGGAAAGCCCGATGAAAATAATTCTATACTTAGGAGAAAATTTGGTAAAGACCGAAAACCCAAATTAGAAGAGGGCGAGGTTGGTAAATCAATTACACCGGAAGTGATAAAGGTTGTTCAACCGGAAGTGATTATTACCAAAGATGAGCAAATAGAAGTTAGAACTATTACAACTCCTAAAAAAACTGATGTAACTCTATATGGATTTTATAGTACAATCAATAAGATTACTATACCAGTAGATAATGATTTAGATAATGTAGTTGTCGTTCCTCAAACTTTTTTCCCATATATAGTTCAATTCGAAAATCACCCACCATCAAATGGAATAAGATATATTTCACAATTTGTTTATGAGAAGTTACAAGTGGAGTGGAGTACTAATTTGGGTAAGGTATTGCATACATTAGAAAAAGATTTAACACAATACCCCTATATTACTTTGAACTGGCAATCATTTGTGGATAAGTATAATAATTTTGAAGCAGATAAATTGAAAAAAGATGGTGGTATTTTATATGGTTTTACCATTTCACCTGTATTTTTACTTCAATGGTTAGATGGGCCAACTCCTACTACCCTATTAGATTATTCATTTGTTATACCTCCAAAAGTTAAAACGGTTGCTGATTTGAATCCTGTTGATGAACCACAACCCGGTAAAACATTAGCATCAGTTTCATTTGATAATAAAAGGGCGGATAAGTTGGGTAAGATTATAGATTCAGTAACAAAAGTTGGAACTACTTTTGCTATCGCTAATGCTGCATTAGGAGGTATAAAAAGTATATATGGTAATACGAAGGATTCGATTAAAAATCTATCTGATACCGCAGCCAAATTAGGTGATAAGTTTAAAGACCTAAAAGCCGCTTTATCAAAAGATGCGATTAATGGTAAGATAAGTTCTGTTAAAAATCTTATTAAAACAAAACTACCAACTCCTAAAAATATTAAAAACCTTTTTATGGATTTCAAATTTACCTTATTGGCAAAAAGAGATGCGAGAAGAGATGCGAGATTACAAAGGAAAAAACAAAAAAGGGAAGCAAAGGATAAAAATTTAAAAACAAAATTCACCTTAAAGAATTTTGAATTACCTGAATTACCAAAATTACCTAACTTGCCTTCAATACCTCAATTACCTAAAAAATTAAATTTAAATAATTTAAACACATTACCCGGATTAGGCAAACTACCAAATGTAGGTGGGTTGTTAGCACAAGGTAAAGGCATTGTGAGTGGAATAGGTAATATAAATCTAAAAGACCCATTAAGTTTATTGAATGCGCCGGCGAACATTTTAAACCAGGCTTCTAGTTTAGGTGATTCAGTTGCCAAAAGTGTTGGTGGTATAGCCAATGACATTATACAACCATCAATCGATGCTAAAAATGCTCAACAGGCACAACAACAAGCAAACATACAAAGAATCGATAATCAATTGGCTGATATGAGACAGGATGCATTAAAAACTTTACAACAACAGATAGCAGCCAATAGAGCTACCCTACCAACACCAACTCCAAGCGTTAAAAGTGGAACAATAGATCTTGGAAATACTACAACATTTGGTGGTTAAAATTTATAGTAATCTATGAAAACTTTATAATTATAGGTAGTAATAACCCACATTCAATGAAGAGAATATATTACAGACTAAATTGGAAAGATTACTTAAAGAGTGGGAACTTAAAGAATGAAAGCAAAGATGAGCTTTATTCTCTACTATTTTCAGAAGTAAAATCAGCATTATCAAAAAGGAAAGAAGAATTGTGTATTGCGGCTGATACATTCACTCGAACTATGATCCTAATTCCCATCGAAGAATACAAAGAACTATTAGAAGAATGTTTAATGTATTTTCAGATTAGAGAAAACTATGAACAATGCATAGAAATAAAAAATACTTTGGAAAAAATTAAAATAAAAAAATTTAGAAAGAGAAAACCTACAACTGAATCAAATAAACTGATTCTAATTAGGTTGAATCAAGTTACGGATGAATAATAAATTAAAATTGTCTCATGCCGAAAGTAAGAACCAAAGCATTACGAAAAACTGTTGATTCAGAAGTTACCAACACAATTGAAGAAATACTAGAAAACAAAATTGGAGGAATACCGAAACTAATTACACCAATAGAATTTAAGACAAGAAATCAAAAGAGATTTTATAAGGCAATAGAATCCCAAAAAAATCAAATAGTTATGGCACACGCATTAGCGGGAGCTGGAAAAACATTTGTGGGAATACAAAAAGGAATAGAGTTACTTTATCAAAGAAATAGCGGTTTTTATAAAATGGTTATTATAAACCCAACGGTCGATGTTGGTAACGAAGATAAGCTCGGACACTTACCGGGTGATTTGATGGAAAAGATAGCATATCATAACGAATCTTCAATAGGAATACTTCATAAAATAGTAGGGGAAAAGGAAACAACGAGATTGATTGAAATCGGTAAGTTGGAATTTAAGGTTTTAAACTTCCTTAGAGGGATGAACTTTTCGAATACATACATTTTTATGGACGAGGCACAGAACGCTTCTCCTGCCCAATTAAAAACCCTCGTAACGCGTATTGCTGATAATAGTAAGATGGTAATATGTGGAGACCTATCCCAATGTGATAAATTTAGAGCAAATGGGATACCTGCTTATCAGAAAAGTGGATTCTATGATATATGGAAAAGATTGAGTGGAGTAGAGGGGATTTATCAAGTAGAGTTCTCAAAAGAGGATTGTGTAAGAAGTGGAATAGTGAAACGAATACTAGAAAGATATGAATTAGAAGAACAAATCGTTTTAGGTGAAAGTTTTTCTCAGCCAGATTTGGAAAATATAAAAGAATTCTTTACATTAGAGGAAACTATGTAAATGAAAAAAGTTAAAATAAAAATGGAAATGGGGGATGAGGTAGTTACCTTATCCCTTAATACCAATTGCACGATAACAGAAGTTATCAATCACATTATTAAACTTAAAGAAAACGATACTTTGACAGTGGATTCAGTAGAATCTATAATTGAAAAAGAAGTATTGCACGATATGGGTGGTATATACGAATCTCCTGATTTTGGTAATACTATCTACGTTAAGAAGAAAGTAAAATGAAATATGATTTAGTTATAATTAATGGAGATTCATTTTCCGAAGGTAATGGGTTATGTAAGCAATTCGAATCCTTACAAAGTGAATGTAAGAATTATGATTTTTGGTTAGATTTAAAAAAATACTCCGATACCGAAGTATTTTTAGACCGTTCTTTTTCGTGGGGAACGAAGGTTGCCGAACTTCTTAATGTTCCCGTTTTAAACATTTCAAAAAGCGGCTCATCAAATAAATCAATCCTACGAAGATGGTATTATCTTTTTAATGTTGGCCCTACTAAAAACGATGAAAAAATCTTTGAATATAAAACCGGTGAAGAACATTGGACTTTTTTAGACCCGATTAACAAAAGATTTACACGATATAATAAAATGGATTTCTTTAAATATAAGAATCCATTATGTATTACACAATGGAGTAGTTCATATAGAGGTGAGATAGGATATAGAAGTTTAATACAAATAGTTAATCCAGGTCTATCAGATTTTTCCATTCTTAAAAATTGGATAGATGAATACCAAATACCATTAGATGAAGAAAAATTCTATACATTTTTTCAATTCTATAATAACTTAATGAATACTGAATATCTTGCTCATTATGAAAATGTAAATCTATTACTTGCCTTCAAAGGATTAATGGATGCGATGAATTTTAAAAGCTATTCAATTTTTCATAGAATGACAAACTCTATGGATTTCAAATACCATAAAATAATCCACAACCTTCTACCACTTGAAAAAACAAAAGAAATAGAAAGTAATACATTTACTCTTAAAGATTTAGGTATAGAAAATCTTCATTACAGCTTAGAAGGGCATGAATACTTTGGTGAAAACATCCTAAACCTAATTAAAAATGCGTAAAGGTTTGATGATAAATCAAAATCTTAAAGTTGAGTTAATTGATTTTGGGATTAATTATGTAGAGTTAAAGGGTTTGGCGATTCCTCCGAACTTTCATAAAAATGTAAGGTTTCTTAGCATAGATAAATCATTAGACCGTTTTACATTTTCGGATAATATAATAATCGATATTAACCGACAGATAAAAGATATATTAGGTGATGATTTAATAAAATATAAATTTGTATTATCGTTAGAAAGGCAAGAATCGATTACAACTGATACGGTGATAAGTTCGTTGAAAAGGATGATTAATAATGCGGATTCTATTGTTGTTACTATCAACATCGAAGAGATAAAAAAAGATTCGATTGTATTCCTAAATAATCCTGCTTGGATTCATTGTGATTTGGATAGACCTGATTTTTTTGAATTTTGGAAATACCTTAAAACAAAAGATTTAGGAACAATAAAAAAGAAATTTATGTTTCTAAATAATCATTATTCCGATATACGATTTGATATACTTAAATTCTTATATAAAAACGGGTTTAATAATGAAGGGAACATTTCGTTTAATGAAATAAAATTTGATTCGATTGAGATAGATAAAGATAAATTTCATAAAGAGGTTTCACATTTTGGAATTGAGTATCCAAAGTATTATGATGCGTTTCCAACTACTTCACAATTAAATGAAAATGTTTTAAATAGAGACGAGGTTTTGGGTATCAATCACGTTACTACCTTACCCGATTTCAATTATCGAATTTATTTAGAATCCTTTTTTGAAATTATTACAGAAACACAGCCACACTTATTATTACCGGGTGTTCATATTTCAGAAAAACTTCATAAACCACTTCGAACAGGATTGCCATTTGTTTATTATGGTAATCCAAAATTAAAAACAATACTGGAAGGATTAGGTTTAACTTTTGAATCACCTATTTATTTCTTTGGAATGGAAAAAGATGATTTGATAGCCCATTTAAATTCAATATTATCAAAAGATTTATATTGGTATCATAATGTGCAGAAAAATCATTTAGATGAATATTTTAATAATATGGATAAGTGGAATGCGTTCATAAGAGATAATAATAAACAGCTTTTAAAATTTATGTTTATATGATATATTGGTTTACGGGTCAGCCAGGTGCGGGGAAAACTACATTAGCAAATTGGTTTCAAGCTCATTTTAGGGAGAGGGGTATGGTAATCGATGGAGATGATATAAGGGCCATATTTGATAATAAAGATTACTCCGAAGCAGGAAGGAGAAAGAACATAGAACTTGCTCAACGAATGGCTAAGTTTTTTCACCACAAAGGTAATGTGGCAATTGTCTCATTAGTTTCTCCTTATAGAGACCAAAGAGAAGCATTTAAAACCGAAATGGGTGAGAATATAAAAGAATTATATGTTCATACTACCGATATAAGGGGTAGAGAATCGTTTCACGTTTCTAACTACGAACCGCCGTTGAAAAACTTTATAGATGTAGATACGACAGATGAGGATGAGTTTACAACATTTCAAAGATTAAAATCACTAATATGAAAAAATATGCAATGTTTATTGGAAGGTGGCAGACTTGGCACGCCGGACACGAATGGTTAATCCGCCAACAATTGGATAAAGGGAAAGATGTTTGGGTAGCAATTAGAGATGTTCCGAAAGATGAGAACAATCCTAAGTCTGCTCATCAGGTTTTAATGGATTTGTGTAAAGAACCTTTTTTTGTAGAAAACTCAAAGAAAATATACATAAGTGTGATACCAGATATCGAATCGGTAAACTATGGTAGAGCAGTTGGATATGAGGTAATATATCATACTCCTCCGAAAGAAATCGAAGCCATAAGCGGAACTGCGATTAGAAAAAAATACATCGATTCTAACGGTGATGTAATTGTTTATAATATAGATAACGATGATAGTAGAGAGAAAGAGGCACATAGCTAAAACTATATCATATCGAATAGTTTCAACTCTAATAGGGTTTGGTATTATGTGGTGGGTAAGTGGCTCAATTAAAGTTGGTGCAGCATTTGGTGTAGCAGAATTAATCTATAAACCTATTCAGTATTATCTTCACGAAAGAGTTTGGTATAAGTGGATAAAGTTTGGCCTTAAAAAGGATAATTAATATGAAACCTAGCATTTACATTTGCGGTGATAGTTTTGTAGATTGGGATATGCCTGAAACTCATTGGACTAATTATTTATCCAATCACTACAATGTTATTAAGTTAGGAAAATTTGGCGCGGATAATCATTCTATTCTTTATCAAACAGGTTTAATTCCAAAATACGAATATGGTGATAGATTAGTGATTGTATTTAGTGCACCAGGTAGATTTCCAAGAAGATTTTTTGGGGAAAGAGAAACACATCATCATATAAAATATTTTAATTGGGAATGGTATAAAGATAAACAATTTGCAAAAAAATTATTAGAAGTTAGATTATCCGAAACATCACATTGGTTAAATGGTGAAAGAAATAATGAAATACTATTTTTAAAAAAACTTAAAGAGTTGTATAATGATTTTTCTCCGGTATTTGTGACCTGGAATGAAGATTTTCATAAGATGACTTCTGATTTTGTTGAGTTGATTCAGGTTACTTCGATTGCAGATGAAGGAGGTGATCCTATGGATTGGCATCCTGGTTGGAAAGGTTGCTATGAATTTTATAAAAAAATGCATACCTTTTTAGATATAAAAGATGATTTAGTGGCCTTTCAATCTAAAACAAATAAAATAATATGAAATTATTGTTAGATGATTTTTTGTATTTAAAATCTCAATTGGAAATAACTCCATTGATGAATGATGATGAAATTAAGTTCGTAAAATCTGCACATTCTCAACTTTATTCCACATATATTGGAGAAAAAGGGGATGATGTGGCTCTTATTACCGAAAATTCTATAATATATTCATTAAAAAACAAAAATCTTAACAACTTTTTATGTGAGAAATTAGAAGAACCCATTGAGTATTTGTATATGATACATAAACACATCTATGGTGTAGGTGATTTTGCGAAAAAACATAAAGATAGATATGCAACACATAAAACGGTAAGTATAATTTTATCAGATGAATTTGAGGGAGGGGATATGTATGTAAATGATAAAAAGATACAATTAAATACAAACGGTGAATATGTAAGTTTCTTTGGTGGTAATGATTTTCATGAAGTAAAGCCGATTACAAAAGGAAATCGAGAGGTATTAATTGTTTGGTTTTCAAAAAAACAATCAAAATTTTCTTTAATATGATTGGTAAATTTAAAGTTTTCGAAAATGTATTCTCTAAAGAAGAATGTAATCAGATACTTAATAAGTGTGTAAATGAATCGGTTTTAAAAATAGCGGAAGTGTATGATAGTAAATTAATGAATAATGTTATTGATGTTAGTAAAAGAAAATCTAAAGTTGCGGGAATCGATTTGGAAGAACTTAATGATAGAATTATTAAAAAGCTAAAAGAATACTTTGGTATAAAAGGATACAATTTCAAAATTTCAAACTATCAATTTACTAAATACCAAAATGGAGATTATTTTAATTGGCACACCGATTCTTCAGATGATGTATATAATCAACGAATTTTAACAATTGTAATTCAACTTAACGATGAATATGAAGGAGGTGAATTAGAGTTAGAAATTGATGGTAAGGTATATTCGTTAAAAAAAGGAATAGGTAATTTATTTGCATTTTCATCTTTAACTAAACATAGAATTAAAGAAATTAAAAATGGAGTTAGGTATTCAATTGTTAATTGGTTGGAATTAGAAACACAAAAAAATTATAAGAAAACATTATTATAATGAAAAAAATAATCATAATCGGAGGTGGGACTGCTGGATGGCTTACTGCTCTAATAGTAAATAAATTTTGGGAAAATACAAATGTAACATTGGTAGAAAGTTCCAAAATAGGAATACTAGGAGCGGGCGAAGGAAGCACACCAAACTTCGGTAGAATTTTATCATTATTAGGTATAAATCAAAAAGATTTTTATGAAAAAACAGGTGCTACAAATAAGCGTGGGCTAAACTTAATAAATTGGCTTGGAGATGGTAGCACAGCAAAACATTTATTTACAGGTGAAGAGCCAACTGTTTTTACAAAATCATTTGGTTATCATTTTGATGCAAGAAAAGTTGCAGATTACTTTAAACAAATAGCAATAGATAGGGGTGTTAATTGGATTGATGGGGAAATAGAAACAATTAATAATACAGGTGAGTTTATTAAAAGTTTCAAATTAGTAGATGATAGAATAATTAGTTCTGATTTTGTTTTTGACTGTAGTGGATTTAATAGATTAGTTGGAAATCTATTTAATGAGGAATGGGTTGATTATTCAAAATATTTAATGATTAATAGTAGCATTGCATTTTTCCTACCTCAAAATAAAAAACTTACAATTAAAGATAAGACATATACAAATATGGTTGCTATGAGTTGTGGGTGGATGTGGCAAATTGAACTACAACACAGATGGGGATGTGGCTATTCTTTTAATAAAGATTATATAACAGTAGAAGATGCGAAAAAAGAAGTTGAAGACTATTTAGGGCATGAAATAGAAATTCAAAAAGTGTTTAGTTATAATCCAGGTAGATATAAAAGAAGTTGGATTGGTAACTCTATATCAATAGGATTATCATATGGGTTTATAGAACCATTAGAAGCAACATCGTTGATGTCGACTATTATGCAACTTAAAAGATTGGTTGATAAAAACTTTGATGAAAATTATAAAGATGGGTTCAATAAATGGTGTGAAGAAATTAATGAGCAAAATATGATGTTTGTTAGATACCACTATTTAGCGGAAAGATTGGATAACAAATTTTGGATTGATGCATATAATAAACCAATTCCAAAAAAATTGAAACAAATACTAGATAAAGATAACAACATTATTATCAAAAACGATAGAGATTTATTGAAATCCTTTGATTTAGTAGAAACTCCACAAAATATGTTGACATTCTTTACACACAATTATCAAACTATTTTTAGAAAAAATAAAAAAGTATTAAAAAAAGAATTAATTTAATGGAAAAGTTATATTTTAATGATACCACTTTTATTTGGAAAACAAAACTAAATAAATTAACCGATAAATCATTATTTCTAAAAGAAGCCTATTCAGTTATTGACTCTCAACCTGGTGTCAAAACTGATGGATTTGGATATAAAAAGGAATGGAATAATAATTTAAATTTTATAGGTAAAATTGAGATTAAAAGTAAATTAGATGAAGTTATTCAAAATGGCATAGATTTATGTAAAGAACTTTACACTACAAATAACTTACCTTTTAATAAAATTAATATTGATGCTTGGGTAAATGTAGTTAGATCTATAGATCCAATTCAACCAAACTTTTACGATGATAATCAAAAGTTTCATATTCATACTGAAATCAATAAAAAAACAAAATCATTTCCACCATCCTATACCTATGTTTATTATATTCAAATGCCAGATGTAATGAATGGAGAAGATGGTGTATTATATTTTAAAGGTAAAGATGGTCAAGAGTATTGGATTAGACCTGAAGAGGATGATTTAATCATAATGGAAGCAGATATGCCTCATTCTCCAAACAACGCTCCTAATTCAACTATTGATAGAATAGTATTAGCGGGGAATGTTGGGTTTGAATATATTAAAAAAGAAAAATCAATAATATAATGTTTGCAAGCTATATTGAAAATTTTTTAAACGAAGATGAATGTATTTCTTTAATTAATTTGGGCAATTCAATTGATTTAATCCAAATGAAATCTTCAAAATTTGTCAATGGAGAATTAGTTGGTGAAAACCTGGAATATGCAGGTAATAAAAGATTAGGGTGTTATTTTCTCAATGAACAACTTGATTTACCTATTGTAAAAAGCCTGACAAATAAAATTATTAATTTATCAAATAATTTAAATCCATTTAAAGGAATAGAATACAGCTATATTAAAAAATACTCTTTTAACAAATATGGTGTAGGAGATTTTTTAGATTGGCATTCTGACAGTCATGAAATACTAAATGGAGCTACGATTACATTTATAATTCAACTAAATGATGATTATGATGGAGGTGAAATACAATATAATATAGATAATAACATTTATACGATTAATAAGAAAATAGGTAGCGTTTTTATATTTGATTCTAATATAAGTCACTCTGTCAAAAAGATAGAAAATAGAAATAGGTATTCCTTAAATGTTTGGCCATCTAAAAATGTTACCAAATCACTATTATAATGCTAGTAGATAATAAGTTTATATATTTAAGTTTACCGAGATGTGCATCTACTTCGTTTCACTATTCTTGTATTATAAATAATATTGGCGTAAAAACTAATAATGGTGAATGGGAAGTATCAAATGAACATATTGATTTTAATTCAATTGAAAAAGAAGATTTAATGAATCATATATTTCATGGACATGAAACCATTTCAGATTTACAATCTAAATTTGGTATTGATGTTCCTGTGATAGCGGTTAATAGAGAAAGACATGAGCGTTTCTATTCATTCTACAAACATATGTTATCCGATTTTAAACGATTGGGTTATTTAGATTTTTATGATACGTTTTCCCATTTTACTTTGAATGAATTATTTTTTTTCACAAAAGATGATTTAATTAGCAAAAAGACGAGATGGGATAAAATTTCAGATTATCTAATTGAATTAAAATTAATTAACCAACCGGTCGATATTAACGTAACTTTATCAAGTAGAAAAAACGAAGAAAATTATTGGAAAGAAAAGAATGGTTATCTGGTTAATCTAATTGATATCCTATTAACTCCGATTTCTTTTTGGACAAATCATAACCCAAATATAATATGGTTTGAATTTGATAAACTGCAAGATTTAGATAAATGGGTATCTGATAAAACTAAAAAACCATTTAAAATACAATATGTAAATTCTAGTAAAAATATAAAAACAAATCTACCATTAGATGACAATTTTGTTGTCAAATATAATAGTATTTATGATTACTATGATTTACATAAAACAACTAAAACCTTAATATAAAATGCTTTATTCCGACAAAATATATGAAGTTTTTGACGATTTGCTATCAGTAGATGAGCAAAAAATCTTATATAACTATGCGAACAATAGTGAGATTAAATGGAATGAAACAGAGAATATAACAGGAAATTACGGTGGTAAAAAAAATACACATAAATTTCCTGCAAAAGTTCATCCTCAAATCGACTGTAAGAACGAACAAATAGATGAGCTAATTAAGAATATACAACGTATTATATCCAAAAAAATAGGATTAGAATTTGTAACCACTTACAGATGGAAAATTAACCATACATCTCCGTTAAATTATGAGTATAACCCAATTGATTTATTACACTATGATAGAATAGCAGAACATATTGCTGCAGTATATTATATTAATGATATAGATGGTGATACGTGTATTTATCGTAATAAATTTGGAGATAACGCAGAGACGTATATGGAAAATTTTGATAATGTAAATTTAGATTCTTTTGAACTATTGACTAAAATTTCTCCAAAAATGGGAAGATGTTTAGTTTTTGATGGGAGATATGCACATCACGCAAATTATCCAACTAAAGGTAGTAGATATATACTTAATTTAAATTTTGTTGCAAAACCCCTAAAAACAAATTCTTTATTATAGTTAATTATTATGAAAATAAATGGTATTAAATACGATTATAAAGAAATTTTTAATGCATGGATAACTGCCAGAAACCCATCTGATGATGAGAAAAAATTAGCAGAAAGAAGGTATTCTATTTGTTCAAAATGTGAATTAAAAAAATCCGTCATAAAAAATCAAAAGTGGTCTGAATATTGTAAAGGGTGTGGCTGCCCCCTTAATAAAAAAATATTTACTAAAATTTATAATAGCTGTCCACTCCTAAAATGGGAAGAGTGTGATAATGGGTTTATTGAAAAGATAGAGGATAAGCGTGAAAAATCAATAATTTAAGTTTATATATATTTATAGTTGAAAAAAGATAATTGTAACAAATGAAAGCAATAATATTGGGTTCAGATTTATTGGAATACAATAATGATGTAAAAATTTTAGAGATAAATACAAATACAACCATTTATAATCCTGGAGCTGAACTATTGGAATATGATGGGTTATTTGATATGTTAGTTCAGAATAACATATCAGAATTTCATTTTATATATACTGAAAGAGATTCCCATTCACCATCTAATGAAAGATATCGATTTAAGGAAAAATTAGTTCAAAAATGTAATGAAAATAACATTTCTTTTAATGAATACATCGTTCCTTTTAATTCTGTTACGGTACCATATATAGAAGATTCTCCTACTAAATTTATATTAAGACAATCGTATGATACGACAGCATTGATTGATGACTCGTATTGTGCTGATAAATTTGGATTCTGTGAACTGATGAGCGGTAGCCAATATATACCAAAAACTTATTTTAGTTCATCTGAAGTTAGTATGGATACATTAAATAATGTTAGTTTTCAAACCAATGGAACACCAAATGTTATAGTAAAAGCACAGGCTCCTAGCTATGATACTGCATTATATCCATCAATATATTCATTAGAATCACAATCTCAATTAGATTCATTAAAATCATCGAATACTTCGGAATACCTTATACAAGAATTTTTATATTCAACTGATAATTTAGTGGATAATAAATATTCTATAATAAGAAGCATTGATGTTATATATGGTAGTAATTTGGAAGTAATCAGTATGGGTGGATATAAGCAATCCACTGTAATACCAATTGATTTTATAGCTAATGAATTTACTGCTGATAGAAAATTAATTCAAAAGAGTAGACAGAAATACATCACAAAGGAAGTTGGTGTGAATCAAAAAATTGAAAGTTATCACACCGATATGGACTCTAAAATTATTAATTATACGGGTTCAATTATTAATGCAAGTGATTTACAGATCGGAGATTATATTCGTTCAATAGATTTTGTAGATTATAACGATAATCACGCTGCTAATTTTGAAGAAGGTAAATTAAATGTATTTGGATGGAGTGGTAGTTTATCAAAATCCAATGAAACCTTACTTCAAACATCATCATCTTTACAAGGAATTATTTCTTCATCAATAGATACAATTTATATAAGGGTAACGACAGCTGATGGTAAAAGTTGGGTAGATTCTCCATCGTGTACATACTATATTGAAGAATCCGGCTCAACATCAACAAGATTTGAAAAACTAAACCAAATGTATATTGGTGATAAATTAGTTGTAACCGATTCTAATACACAACAATTATCGACATTAGAAATAACTAATTTAGAAATGGAACACGCTCAAATGATGGTTTACGGATTGGATTTCGAGCCATCCGACCTTTTTTTGGTTGATATCGGAGATGATGTTTTTTCAGTAATGCACAATAGTTGTTATTGTCCGTGGTCATATTGTGGAAACTATTGTTATGACAACACCTGTTCGGGTTGTGGCGGAGGCGGCCAACCCCCTAAACTTTAAAATAATTTAATTATGTCAGATATAAGAATTAATAGACCGATTCAAACGATTAAGCCAAGTATTGTAGCTTTATCTAATGATACTAAAGTAAAAGTAAATGCTGCTATTCAAACGGTAGTTAATAAAATTAAAGATAGACATCTAAGTTAAATATGTTATATCAATCAATCTTATTTTCACAAGAGGAATGTGAATATATTATTGACTTAAAATATAAGTATCCTCTGTTGGGTGATAATGGTAGATGGGATATATTCGATAATTTCAAATATAAATTTTATGCACTAGAATTTATAGATGATATAAATTGGATTATAAATAGAATGTGTGATTTTTTTGAAAATGAAACTAAATTAAAAATCCATACCCGACCTACAAAATTAAATTTACATCATTATACCATAGGTGATGAATTTGGTAAGCACATAGATACTGGATCACCTTTAAAAGAATGGAATGTAGGTATTGTTCTTAACGAAAATTTTATGGGAGGGGATTATCTCATTTTTGATGAAAACGATAATCCTATTTATATAAATAAAAAAATTGGTAATGTATGCATATATCAATCACAGACACCTCATCAAGTTACTCCCATAACAAGTGGTGAAAGATGGGCGATTGCTATGTTTTTGCATAAATTTAGAATGCAAGAAAAATCAATTTTATGAAAATTTTAGTTTTGGCTACTCCTAGAAGTGGTTCTACCTCTTTAACTAAATTAATAAATGCACATTTAAATCCGGATTATTCCCTTTTTATAGAACCATTTAATCCAAACTTTTATCAATTGTATAAAAACAAAGGATTCGATTTTCAAACTATTATACCATTGCAAAATTGTAATAATCTATTAGTAAAAACATTACTATTAGTTGAAAATAATGAGTATCCTTTAAAATCTTTTAATAGTTCGAATTCATATTTCGATTGGTGTATATCATTTTTCGATAAAATAATTTTATTGGATAGAATTGATAAATTAGCACAATCTGAAAGTTTTGCTTTTAATGAAACTATGTTTAGAAAATACGGCATAGATTGGCATACTCCAAAAAAATACAATATAGCAGAAATAGATTCTTTATATATTCAAAATATGGTAGATAGATATACGGCATCCGCTAAATTACTATCTAGTATATCAATCAAATGTGAACAACCCATTTTTTATTATGAAGATATATTCGAATCCTATAAAAAGGGTGAGATAGAAAAAATATTTAATTATTTGGAAATAAACTTAATAGATTCATATTATAATGAATTTATATTATCTGAAACTAAAAAGGTTAGAATACAAAATACTTTAAATAAGATTATATAATGTTTTGTTTTTGCTTTCTTGCATACGGCGATGAACATATTAATGAATTTAATATAGTTGCAAAATCTATATTGGATTTAGATAAGGATTTTAAAATAATAGTCGGAACTGATTCTCCTTCAAAAATTATCGAAGGTGTTTATAGGGTTATAAAATTATCGGAATCATTTAATTACAATTTAAAAAGAATTGTTATTGGGGAGGCTTTGACTGAATTTGATACACTATTTTTTTTAGATACAGATACATTTATCAAAAGTGATGCGGATTTTTTTATACTGAATCATATAGATGAAGGATTTCATGCATCGAAAATAGTTGGATTGGATGAATTGAGAGATGTATATGGATCGTTGGAATATATGAAAGATTATTTATCTATTCTTACTACCGTAACCGATGATGCTTTAGAATTGATACATGAAGGTAAATTTGTTTTGCATATAAAAGATAATGATAAAAAACGTAGTTTTATTCAATGGTGGGAAAAGATTGATAGGCAAACTAGACCTTATCAAAAATTGGCTTACGATTTACCTGGTGCTATGGAGGGTATTATAATATGGATTGCTGTTAAAAAATCTATGATTGATTTAAAAATTGTAGATAGTGAGCTTAAAACATTATTTGAATCAATTAAACACTTTGGAAAAGCTAATATAAAACTCAAAAAATCATTGATTTAATATGGAATATTTAACAAATAAAATTCTAAAATACAGATGTGAATTAGATGATTTAAATTTAAAACCGAATGAAACTTATGAATATATACCAACTGATTCAAAGGAATTTTGGGATAGGCATATTATTTCAGAACTGGATAAACCCAGTATTCAATATTACGAATTAAATCCAATAGAATACAAACTAAATAATGCTGGATTTAGAACTCCGGATGATTTTAATTCATATGATGAAGGTGATGTTTATTTAGGGTGTTCTCATACATTTGGAATAGGTCATCATTTAGAAAATGTATGGTCTTATAAATTAAGTAAAATATTAGGTCGTAAATTTTGGAATTTGGGAATAGGGGGTACAGGAACGGATACCCATTTTAGATTATTATTTGCTTTTTATAAAGAACTTAAAATAAAAAATATATTCCATTATGCGCCATTGTATCCTCGATATGAATTTATTGAAAATGGAAGACCTCACTGGTATATTATCGCGAACTATAATAAAAATTGGGAATCTAAATTTGGTAATCTAATGAAAGAGTCTCTTTTAACTAATGAGCAAGTTGAATTAAATTGGCATAAAAACACTTCGGCGATAAGAGGGTTGGCAAGTGAAATTGGAGCAAATTATTATGTAATTGAAGGTAGTAGAGGATGGCATGGTAGAGACGATGAATCACTTTTAGCAAGAGATTTATTACATCATACCACAAAATACCATCATTCGGTATATCAAGATTTTTTAAAGTTATACGATGATAATTTGTATTCTACTTTTAAAGATGTGAATGAACCAATAATGAACATTAAAAAATATATGAAAGATAATTATACTAAAAGTAAGTTAATTTAAAGTTATGAGCAATAAATGGGATGAGTTTCAAGTTTCTCCATCAAAAAAATTTGGATTTGATGTTCCGGTATTTCAACCATCGGTATTCAGAGAGTATAGAGGTGAAATATGGACAACATATCATTCGGAACAGCATCCGGTAATGAATCACATACATTATGATAAAAGTGAACTTTCAATACATGGAAGATTTTCACGTTCTTACAAAGGTGTATTAAGAGGATTACATTGGGATAAAAAGACTTGGAAATTAGTTCAAGCGGTAGTAGGTGATATATATTTGGTTGTTTTAGATATGAGAGAAGGTTCACCAACTTATGGAGATTGGGAATCATACATTATAACCGAAAGATTGAGAAATCAGGTATTAGTTCCGCCGGGATTTGCAAATGGACATTATGCACTAACCGATTGTATGTTTCACTATAACCTATTTTATAAAGATGGTTATGTGGATGCAGATGAACAATATGTAGTTAAGTGGAATGATCCAGAGTTTCAAATGGAATGGCCTACAAATAATCCAATATTACAAAAAAGAGATAGATGATAAAACCTTACATTAAAAACGAATGGGGAAAACTTAAACAAATAATTGTAGGAAGACCTGAATTTGCACAAATACCAACCGTTAGAGATAAATCCCTACACACAATTGATTATGCTAATTACACCGATGAACAATTTCTTCGTATTCCATATGGAAGATATCCTAATTGGATGATTGAAGAAACAATTGAAGATTTGGATGATTTAAGTAAAACATTAGAGGGGTTAGGGGTAGAAGTATTCAGACCCGCTTTAATTGATTGGAGTGAAAAATATGTAACTGAAAATTGGGAAGTAGATGGGTATTATGGATATTGCCCACGAGATTCTATGTTAGTTATAGAAGATAAAGTAATTGCTACACCTATGGCTCTCCGTCAAAGACAAAATGAAGCGAGGGCATTTAAACACCTTTTCGATGAAAACCATTGGGTAGATTTTCCTAAACCTAAATTATTGGATTCTATTTATGATAGGGGATTGTTACCTGGCCCAACATTAGGGAACGAAGAACCTGTATTTGATGCTGCTAACCTGTTAAAGTGTAATAACGATATAATCTATTTGGTTTCCAATACCGGTAACTTAGCAGGTGCACAATATTTACAAAAATGGTTGGATGAAAACATGAAAGAAAAGTACAAAGTTCATCCTATTCAAGATGTATATGCATTCATCCATATTGATACCACTTTCGTGTTGATTAGAGAGGGACTGGTCTTACTTAATCCTAAAAGGGTAAATGATACCAATATGCCAGAAGTCTTTCGCAAATGGGATAAAATCTACTCTCCTGAGATGGTTGACACTCCTTTCCTAGAACATTGGGCGGAAGCATCGCCGTGGTTGGGAATGAACACCCTTTCTTACGATGAAAACACTATGATTGTAGAAGAACGACAAATTCCACTTATGAGAGAATTAAAAAAGTGGGGAGTGGATTCTATACCTGTCAAAATGAGACACGCTAGAACTTTTAGTGGAGGCCCTCATTGTGTAACATTAGATACAATTAGAGAATAATTTATTTGGAAATCACACAATTTTTTAGTATCTTTGAATACTAATAAAATCATAATGTCAGAAAAGAAGTATTTTTACGAAAAGTGTGATTATTTTAATGAACCTCATATTAACTTAAAGTATGAAGATGTTCTTAAAATGACACTTAAAGAATTTGAAGATTGGGTGACAATGTTCAGAAAAACGGTTGTTGAAGTTTGGAATGAAACGGGTGCACCTCCTCGTATTGGTTCTTCGGAAGCCGAGATTATTGAACAATTTTCAAAATTACAAACCTATAAGGTAGATAAGTTCGAAGAAAAGGATGATGACGGTGATGAGGTAATCTTTAATTTCAATAAATTTGCTACACCAGTAAATCAGTTCTTTCCTGCGATGTATAAAACGGGTATCGGTGGTTCAACTTACGATAAACCGAAACCATCTATTTACGATATTTTTTGTAATGATGAATATCTCGCTGAATTTGCAAAACAAATGAGGAGATTGACTCGACAAGATGCAATGTATCGTTTCTCAAAAACTCTTGCAAAAGGAAATAAAGAACACCATAATTCACATTTACCAACTGCAAAAGAATGGATTGAAAAATGGATGAGTGGTGATGTATGGGAAGGGCATGATTTTTGTTTGGCTCAAACCGATAGCCGAATTGAATCCTTACCGATTACTGCGGAAGAAGTTAAAGAGTTATACAAAGCGGGTATAATTCAGTATAAACATATTTCATCTCTTAAAACTGCTAATTGGGGCGAAGATATAGATTCATTAGTTGATTTAGAAAAACAACCTATTCAATTAAAGTGGTATCCATTAGGTCAAACTATATTTCCGGAGGCAACTGCGGCATTTAGAATTGGAATGGGAACACAGGCAGCCGTAAACTTTCCTCCACTTACTGCGAAGTATTTGTATCAAAGATTTACAAACCATATTAAAGAGCAAAAGCAAATTAACATTTATGACCCATCATCCGGTTGGGGTGGTAGAATTTTAGGGGCATTGAGTGTAGATGATAGAAACCTTCACTATATTGGGAATGATCCGAATACTGAAAATTATATTGAGGAAATAGGTAAGACTCGTTATGAGTATTTGGCTGAGTTTTTTAATTCGCGTATACCTGGTGCGGCTAATCCATTTTGGGGGCATAAAAATACCTATGAGATTTATAGAACGGGTAGTGAGATTATTAGTAATGAGGTTGGATTTCAAAAATGGAAAGGGCAATTAGATTTTATATTTACTTCACCTCCATATTTTGATAGAGAAAGGTATTCCGATGATGAAACCCAATCATTTAAGAAATTTAGTAATTATGAAAGTTGGAGAGATGGATTTTTACGACCTACCTTAACAACCGCATACGAATACTTACGAAATGATAGATATATTCTTTGGAACATTGCGGACATTAAAATTGGTAAAAGTTTTTATCCATTAGAGCAAGATAGTATTGATATACTTACTGAATTAGGTATGGAATATAAGGGTAAGATAAAGATGACGATGTCTCCAATGACAGGTGTTGATTTATCAAATGTAAAAAATAGTATGAAGATAAATGGTGAGTTTTACAAATACGAACCTATATTTATATTTTATAAGAAGTAATTGGGGGTGCCTGGTTTTGACAGGTACGATGAGTTGGTGAATTGCAAGCCGGGTTAGATGGAAATCCGTAAATACCTATCGAACAATAAATGACGTAGAATTATCTACAATGACCTTCGAAGATGCTATGGCATTCGTTGGTGCTGATTACGCTGTAGCAGCCTAATCAAACAATAGAGCCGGACTACATACGCTTAGTAACAGAAGTAGTTATAAAGGTGAAAAAGTGATTGAACCCAAAATCGAATCACCCATTGTTTATCGGTTGCCGATGGTGAAGAACCAACCGAATATTTTGTTTGTTAAGAAAAACAAACTAAGCTTGTGAACGATGTTTATTAAATCCGTATTTGGACGAGGGTTCGACTCCCTCCACCTCCACCAATTTAATATGGATCAAAGTAGGGAGTAAACGGTCTCTCTACTCCATCTAAATTCATCCTTATAATTTGAGGATGATTTCTTATATTATCAATAATGTTTAGTTTATCATCATTCGTTAATATAGATTGAGATTTAATATCGAATATAGGGCAGTATCCTAATCGAAGGCTTTTATCATCTGGTGTTCTATCGAATTTAGCAAGTTTTTCTCTCATACCAAACGATTCAACCATTCCTTCGTGAGTTCTATCATACAAAGAAAATTGTAAATCGAATTCACCACTTAATAATCGGTGTTCGGATATGTTAGTAGGATCTATATGGTCATCATCATCGATACAAACTTCTTGCCACGTTTTTCCTAATTGTGCATAATGTAAATAACCTCTACCAAATGCACCATCTAATGTAAACCATTCATCAGCCTCTTTTGGTAATTCTACTTTTTGTATTGGAGCAAGTCCGTTCATAAATGTAGTGCAAATAGTTGCATCTCCTCCCATATTCCACTCTTCAATTTCATGCGAAAGGTCATTTAATCCTCTAACCGCATCTACTAATTTCCAATCCTTCTTTTCAATTATTCTTTGCCAGTATTCGGATGGTTTCCAAACTTGTCCAATTAGGGTTTCGAAATGATGATGTATAATGTTATGAACCTCCATAGGGTAATCTTCAGTAATCATATCACTTTCTATAATATGATAATCGAACCAATCGGAGTTATTAATTGCTTCAACGCATCTTTTTAATTTTTCAACAAGAATTTTTGGATTACGGCTAGGTAGTTTAAATGCGGCCCATCGTGTTTCTAATTTCCATGTCGAATCGGATAATAAATCTTTTAATTTATCAAACCACAATTCCGCAATAAGATGCTGTTGAACTTCAAATGATAAGGAGTATTCGGAAACTAATTTTTTATCATTATCAAATTGTCCGAAATCTATCTTAAATACTTTTTTCATAACCCTATTAATAAAACCTTTTATATCTATAAGTATATATATAATTCTATGGAAAAACCCTTCTATGAATTCGATTTGGCATCAGAATCCGATTTAATAAATGAATTGGAAACATTACATTCCTTTTGCAGTGATACATCAAATTATAATAAAGTGATTTTAAGAGGGCCAGAAAGAGAGGGATTTAATAATACAATAAGAGAGTTTGATTCGTTTTCAACCCTTTCCGATGAATATAATGAAATAGAAAAATGGATAAGCGAGAATGATTTTAACATAGGACAATTTTCATTATATGGTAAAACTATTGATTGGAGAGATTACCCCCTAATTTACAAATACATAGTATCAAAAGTTTTCGAAATTTATGGAAACGATATAATTGTTCGTAAATTAGATGATACAAAATTTAGCATCAAAAAATTTACTTTATCGGAGGGATTATTAACTATGTATAAAAAGAGCGGGAGGCTATCACCTCATAAAGATGGTAAACCTGCTATTCCAAAAGATTTTACTAAATTAGCAAACATCTTACTATACCTTAATAAAGATTATAAAAAGAGATGTGGCGGTTGTTTTGTTGTAAATGGAAAAGAATTGCCACCAGATTATGGTAAATTGGTATTTTTAAATTTTAGAGGTGATAGTGATCCGGAGCATTCAGTTTCTTTACTAAAATGTGATGTAAACCGAATAGCACTTTTATTTAATATAACTTATATGAATGCTGAAAAAATAATTTGGAATAACGAATAATTTTTCTTATATTTGGGAATGAAAAGAATAATCACACATATTAGTGATACTCATAACAAACACAAACAGCTAAATGGTAAATTACCAGGTGGTGATTTACTTATTCATAGTGGTGATGTTTCATCTATTGGTAGGAAGCACGAAGTTGAAGAGTTTATCAAATGGTTTAATGGAATCGATAATTACACTAACAAAGTGTTTATAGCAGGTAATCACGACCTAACATTTGATTCCGAAGAATTGTTTAGAGATAAATCCGTTCACTTTGATAGAAGGCAGTATTTTGAGCCACCTGTAAAAGGAAAGCCTGATTGGTTGGAGGATTTATTAGCAACAGGTCTTAATCCTAATGTTTTTTATTTGGAAAATTCATTTGTAGAAATAGACCAACTGAAAATATGGGGTTCACCTTATTCCGCTACTTTTGGATATGGTTGGGGATTTAATGTTGATAGGGGTTACGATTCAGCACAAATTTGGAATAAAATCCCCGATGATACTGATATAGTAATTACACACGGCCCAATATACGGCTATTGTGATAGAACATCTAATACCTATGAAAATGTAGGATGTGCTGATTTATACCACCGATTGAATGAATTAAAAACTCCTTTACATTTTAGTGGGCATATTCACGAAGGGTATGGATATAAGGAAACATTTTGGGGAGGATTTGCCTTTAATGGGTGTACTTGTAATTTAAGGTATGAAGCCCTTAACCCACCGATTACTTTTGAGTATGATTTTTTTGAAAAATCGATTAATTTTTTATAACCCGTTGATTTTCAATGGGTTATTTTTTTAAAATAATCCTCATAATGCTTGGAAAATTCAATTATTTGTCATATCTTTACTATGTAATAAAAGATAAGAAATATGAGAACCACAAATCAAAAAGCGTTAGATTATCTAAATTCTAATCCAATTGTAGGTAATTTTATCAACACCGTAAACATTCAAAGAAAAGATTACTATGTGAAAGCGAATATACCCAATCAATGGAAAGAATTGACCGTTGAAATTGGAAATAAATTCATTCGTTTATGGGATGGAACTACCTGTTGGGGATTCATCAGTAGAGTTGATGGAGACTTGAAAGGTTCACCAATTAAGAAAGGTGATTTGTTGAAAGCAGCAACTTGGAAAGCTCCGGCAAAGCATGCTAGGGGTAACATCATCGATGGAACTGCTAAGTATGGAGTTTATGGGCCTGAATACCTTTAATAAAATATAAAACTTAAAAATATGAATAGGATAGACATTTCACAATTGAAGAAGGTAGAAGAAGTTTTTGGTGATTTTGATATAGACCAATCAATGGGTTCTAATTCAGTTTATTTTCGATTCGGTTATTGGAGTAGAGTTAATTTAAATAAACTGCAAGAAATCATAGGTAAAAATGTTGTTGAGCAAGATATATATGATGATGATTGTGGTTGGTTATATAGTTATCATTTAAAATAGATTATGAAAAAAGTATTGTGGATTGATATGGATGGTGTGTTAGTTGATTTCAATGGACATGTTGAGGAAACCATCTCTAAAAACGAATTGTTAAAAACATCATACGAAGGTGATTACGACCATATACCTGGTATTTTCCGAAACCCTCCGCCGATAAAAGGGGCTATTGAGGCGATTAAGAAATTGGAAGAGAGTGGTAAGTATGAAATGTATATTGCAACCGCAGCGCCGTGGGGTAATCCAATGGCCGCTATGGATAAGAGGTTTTGGATTGAAGAGTACTTTGGTGAACTATTCTATAAGAAGATGGCCATAACACATTTGAAAGGAATGTTAATTGGTGATTACATTATTGATGATAGAAAAGCAAATGGTGTAGAAAATTTCGGAGGAGAGCATATTCATTTTGGAACTAATAAATTTCCGGATTGGGAATCAGTATTAAAACATTTACTATGAAAAAAACCTTAATAGGTATTTCGGCGTTTTTTCTTTTTTCTGCGTGCGAGAAAGATGTGGAAAGTGTTCAACCAATTAAAGAATATACCTTTACAATTGATTCAGTTTTAATGAGAGATGGTAGTAGGTCTTTACTAAAAGATGGTAATGGGTTTTATCACCTTAAAATTGATACAACTCTTAATCAACAATCTCATAGGGTTACTGGTAGAATTTTAGTGAATGGTAAAGAGCCTTTTCCTCCACAAAAAATTGAGTGGGAAAGTAACTTATATTGGATGCTAAAAAGAAATGATACAATTGCAACCATCACAAAATCATACCTTAATTATTATACCGGTCAATTTACAATTGCTAATTTACCACCACTTATTGCCTCAAAGGATGAATTAGTTCCTACTGTAAACAAAGCATCATATAGTGGGACAAAAGGAGAAATAAACACCATCATTTCACCGATTAGTAGGATGAGAGGTGATACTATGATTGTAAAGGCATTTAATTACGAATCTAATAAGATTCTTTACACAAAAATAGTTTTAGATTAATGAAACCGAAAATACAAATTGAATTAACCCCTATTACAGAGGAACATCTAATCGATTTAGGATTTGAGAGAATCAATGATGAGCAGGATGAGGGTTCATACGCATTTATGCTCAAATTACCAAAAAGTAATACTGACCCGAATTGTATGTATCTTATTTCCTCATATAATGTTGAATCTGTGGATATAGGCCTTAACGAGGGTGAGTATATCGTTGAACTATTTGATAGTGGAGGATTGGGTTTATGTACCTTTGTAGAGGAATTAGATATGCTGTATTTTGTTCTTACAAAAGAAAATTTAAAATAGTTGAAAAAAAATATTTGGTTTTAGTTGGAAAATTGGAAAAATTTTCGTATATTTGGGGTATCTTATTTTAGTATAGACTAGACAACAGAAAAAGAATAATAAAAATAAAGGTTATGAATAGACACACAAATGAAGAGTTAGAAAGTAACTATCGAAAGTTCCTAGGAATAATCGATAAATACATCACAGGAGAAAGGAAAGAAAAACTTCTCAAAATGTATTCGATGGAAGAATTGGGACCTAACCTAATGTTATCACCAGCGAGTGGTAATAAGAATTTCCATTATGCGTATGAAGGTGGTTACATTGACCACATATTTAATGTTTGTAAGCATTCTTTAAAAATGAAAAATCTTTTTACTGAATGTGGTGGAACAGTTGATTTTACAGATGAAGAATTAATTTTTGCAGCATTGCATCACGATTTAGGTAAGTTGGGTATTAAGGGTGAATTACATTATATAGCCAACGATTCTGATTGGCATATTAAGAATAAGGGTGAATACTTTAAAAGAAACGAAGCAATTCCATTTATGAGTATTACTGATAGAGGATTTTTTACTCTTTCTCAATATGGTATTACCTATTCTGATAAAGAATGGTTTGGTATTAAATTAACAGACGGAGTTTATGATGAAGATAATGAAAAGTATTACAAAGTTTATGATACTTCAAAATACCTTCGTTATACCATTCAGTATATTCTACATTGGGCAGACCATATGAGTACTGTTATTGAAAGACAACAAGGGTTGAGAGTATTTTAATGACACTTTTTCTTTTTTGTTATATTGTGAATGTAATTTTGTCAGTATTTTGTAACAAAAGGGGTGGTGGTATAAGAATTGAATACTATAAGTAAACTTAAAAACTTAAAACTATGTTCTATTCAGATTTCGACAGATTCGTTGACAAATTAATGGTTGCAGACAAAACCCCGCTATGGGAAACTTATTCTCATACCTATGTTCCCTCAAAATTTGCGGTTGAGGTAAAAGATGATAAAGCATTTATTGCATTATCAGTTTTAGGGCATGACCCGAAAAACATTGAGATTAATTGTTATGAAGACAAAATAGAAGTAAAAGCAAAAAAAGGTGAAGATAAAACACCATTTACTGAATTAGTTGCTAACATCGATGAAAGAATTACTTTGGGTAAAGATTTAGATGGTAGAAGTGCTAAAGCAGAAGTTAAGAATGGTATCTTGACATTCATTGTTGAAAGAAAAGAAGAATCTAAACCTAAAAAACTTTCGCTAAAAGTTGGATAATTAGATTTTTATTTCTATATTTAGTAAGGGAGGATTTATATCTTCCCTTTTTTATTAATATATATTTATATAAACAAATCAATTTTATGGCAAAATTTAAACAAAGAATTCAAGACAACAATGAAGCAATCAATCAAAGATTAAGAATTGTTTTGGATATGATGAAGGGAGCGAGACCGGCTAACAATACGGAAGCAATTAGATTATTAGAAGAAGTTAAAAATTTAGTTGAAGGTAACAACGATTTATTAGACTTAGGATAAAATGAATTGGTTAAAAATCTTAGTAGGTTTTTCAGCAATTTTGGTAGCAGGTTGTGCTGCATATTTTTCAGTTACAGGTTTAGGGGTATTATTTGCTGGAGCATCATTATCAGTAATGGTGATGGCAGGTTCATTAGAATTTGCCAAATTGGTTGCTGCAACCTACTTAAAGCAAATGTGGGATTCAATACATGGATTTAATAAATGGTATCTTACTTTATCAGTAGGTATTCTTATGTTAATTACATCTGCTGGTATTTTTGGATACCTTTCCAATGCCTTCCAACAACAAAATTTAGAATTACAAAAAATTGAAAGAGATGTTGCAGTATTTCAAACTCAAATCAATAAAAATGATAAAGAGATTGAAAGATACACAACTCAATTAACCAATCAGCAAAACATTCGTAACTCCCAGGAGGCGAACATTTCTAAAGTAGTGGAAAGAAATGGTTCAACATCACGTCTTTCCCAAATGGTTCGTAATGCGGATTCAGAAATTACTAAAATATCGAAAAGAATAGATGAATTAACCATTCAGAACAACGTTGCATTAGATTCAATCAACAACATTAAGAACAAAAACATCGATTTAGAGAGAGAAGTTGGTGGATTTCGATTTGTAGCTGAAGCATTTGATGTTTCCCTTAATAATGTGGTAAAATTTTTCATTTTTATCATAGTTTTTGTGTTTGATCCGTTGGCAGTTGCACTTATAATAGCATTTAATGGGTTGATTACCGATAAAAAGCGTAAGCAAAAAGAGATTTTAACCGAAATGATGAAAAATGA